GGTGCATCTGCATGAGTCGACCACGTTCAATCTACTTTGGTCACATGAAACCAGGCATGACTGGTTCATGGGCACGCGTGCTCGCTGATTCACAGAAGACCCCATCACTCGGCTCGCTGACGAGCTATTGGCCGGCAACGTTCGCGTCGATACAGACAGCGCTCAACTTTTTCATAACAAATGGCGCTATCCCAATACTCGACTGGAATTCATGTAGTTTCGGTGCACCTGGTGCTGGCTTCGCGAATAAAGCGATTACCGCCGGCCAACAGGACACGTTTCTAAACCCGTGGTTTGCAGCGTGCGCAGCGTGGAATAAGCCGATTTTCATCGTCTTTGACTGCGAGATGAACGGCAATTGGATGGGCTACAGCGACTACGTGACTACGTGGGGTGACACCACGTTTGGCATGAATAGCGCTGGCTCATTCTCGGCGATGTTTCAACACGTTGTCAATCTGTCGCGTGCAAACAACTGCACGAACATCTCGTGGGTATTCGCACCTAATACTCAATCACCAGATGGCTCAGGCTTCTCGACTTCTGAGACAACGCAACCACTCGCGCAGTTCTGGCCTGCTGGCTACTGGGATGTGTTGTCGTGGGACGGCTTTGATAACGCTGGTTCGCCTTCACGTGTCTCGCACACAATGACGTTCGATCAGTTGAATCGAGGTTTTGCCGGGACTCTTGGCAATACGCTCGCACATCTGCTCGCGCTCGATCCAAATCAGGGCATTCTCATCAACAGTTTCGGTACTGACACGCGCTTGGGTTCTGATCTGAATCCAAACGCTGCGACTGCGCCGATCATCGACGGTGTGCATCGTGGTAATTGGTGGCTAGATTGTCTGCTGACGCAGCTACCGAGCAGTGTCTACAACCGAGTTATCGGCTTGCTCGTGTACGACAGCGACAACGCTGCAGCGACAACGCCATTCCCTCTACCGCCTGGCTTCTCGACGACAGACAATGATTGCTGTGTCGGCTCGCCCGATCCCGCTGCAGTAAGCGGTACGTACGGTGGCCTGCCATACACCGTACAGAACCCTGCTGCAGCGATTGCTGGCTGGCGCCAGGGCATCTCGTCGTCGCTGTACTTGCAGGGTGGCAAATTTATCATGCCAGCGAACGGCACGAAGCCCTCTGCATATTACGCGGTGCGCGACACCGATCTGCTGCGCACGAGCATTCTCGCGATGTCTGGGCTTACTGGCTTCTGGGAACTCAACGACGCGAGTGGTACGGTACTCGTCGACTCGTCAGGCAACACACGTAACGGCACTGTACCTGTCGGCTCGACGATCACGCTCAATCAACCGAAGGTTGCACCACAAGGTCCAGCGTCGATTCGCTTCCCTGGCGATGTCACAAACGGTTACGCGAGCGTCGCTGATAACTCAGGCTTCTCTGTCACGACGACGAGCAAGCTGACGATTGGCTGCGTCTTCCAGGTCAATACGTTACCGACAGCCGGTACGTTCGGCACGCTCATGTCAAAGTCGGCGTCGAGTCAGTTGGAATGGGCGCTGCGAGTGACTCCGACTGGTATTGAATGCGTTATGTGGGCCCTAACAGGTGCAACGTATGCGTCTGTTAGTAGCTCATCGGTTGTTGTGGGGCAGCCGTACATCGTCATGGTTACGATGGACATTACGCAAGCTGGCTCTTTTGCAACGCCATCAGCGCCGAAAATGACGATGTACCTCTACGGTGTTGGTACGCCGCATACAAGCAGCGATGTGTCGCCACCTCCCGCTATTGCAGACGGTACAGGGCCACTCAACTTCGGTCGTCGTGGTGATGTGACTTCACCATTCAACGGCTGGATGCAGTACGCGTTTATCACGAACACCGCACAGTCTGCAGCGACGTGGGCAGAGCTACTACGCGCGTTTGATCCCGGCACTGTACTGCCATATCAACTGAATACGTACATCCAGGACATTCTCGCAACACCTGGCCTAATCGATCTGTTTGTGCTCGACGACGCGACTGGTACGCAGCGCATACAGAATAACGTGTCAACTGAGCGCTATCTGACGCCGCATGGTTCGATAGCGCTGCAGCAAACAGGCATCATCCCTGCAACTCCTGGAGTGCAGAGTCTTGCGACTGGCGGTACGGTCGCTGACTATCTCGACGCAGCAGATGTAGTCGACTGGTCAGTTGCAACTACAGGCCAGTTCTCGATCACAGTTGGATTCTACCCAACGGCTTTTCCTGCTGCGGGTGCGTACGGAACGATTGTTGGCAAGGTCGGTGCTGGTGTTTTTGAGTGGGCGCTGAGACTAGCAAACTCGACCGGAATGATCGAGTTTATCGGTTGGGGACCAACTGGCGCGACTTCGTGGTCAGCACAGGTGGGGCCAGCACTACTCAATCAGTGGAACTTCGTCACAGCGATATTCAACAACGCTCACGCTGGTTCAGGTGCGACTCCCAGTGACCCTAAAGCACACGTCAGCCACAATGCTCGACTCACAGCTTTTGGTACTGACTACGTTGACGTGTCAGTCAACACTGCAGCGCCGCTGAATGTCGGCCGTCGCGGAGACGGCTCTCAGCCGTTCACAGGACGCATCTCGACGCTTGCGCTCTACAACGTCGAGCTATCACGCGCGACACACGACACGCTGTACTCAGCGTCACTTGCAGGTGCGCCAATCATTGGTACGGACACCGAGACGCTTGTCGCTGTTGAGACACCAACTGTCGCAGCGATCACAGCAGCCTCGGGGAGCGCTAAGAGCGCTATCTGGTACGTCCAGAATATCGCGTACGAGACTGGCTTCCCGGCACTTCAAACAGGCTACTATGGCCAAACTATCGACGGTACGAATGACGTAATTTCACTGTGGGAATCGCGTATGGCTGCTGCAATGGGGGCGCAGTGGATGCAGAATGCGAAGCGTGTACCAATGCTGGCGTGGGGACAGCAGTGGATGCAGAACAACGCTTATCGCACGTTCGCGCAGATACAGGTGGGACTCGACAACTGTCTCAATGCTGGTCGAATGCCGTTTCTGCATTGGGGCCCGTGGCAGACTACGCCGAATCATGCACCCGACTACTCACTGCGATGTGCCGCTATCGCTGCTGGTAACCACGACACGTTCCTGCATCAGTGGTTCGCAGCGTGCGCAGCGTGGGGCAGACCATTCTTCATGCGCTGGATTCACGAGATCAACGCGAACGGTGGGTGGAGTGTCGACGACTTCCCGTGGTGCGTTGGCACCGTACAGTCGACAAGCTCACCGACTTCGTGGACGAATACTCCGGCTGATCTCATCAACGCACACCGCAAAGTGCGCTCGATTCAACTGCAAGAGGGCGCTATCAACTGCGCGCTCGCGACGTGCTTCAACATCATGGGTAACAGCGGCGCGACGAGCGTCTACCATCTCGCCGATCTCTATCCTGGCTCTGACAATCAAGTCGACATCAACACCGTCGACGGGTACAACCAGTCGAGCCCGATCACGGGCCCAACGTTTCATCAGATCCTACGTGGCCCAAGTGCAACACCGTCATACAGCGGTGTGCGCGACACATGGGGCGAGTTACTCGCGCTTGATCCATCAGGTACTTTGCCGTGTGGTATCGCAGAGACAAACTGCAATCTCTCTGTCGACGACGCGGCACATCACACCGCGCGCGCTACCTGGTATACGAACATGTTTGCGGACTTTGTCGACCCGGTGAAGTTCCCGCGCGCTGCATTACTCGCGCCGTTCTATTGGGGCGCTGGTTACGATGCGGTCAACCAGATGGCGCCAGACTACGATGGAACGCGCACGACAAACTCTGACTATCTCGCGTTCATACGCGGCCTTGGCAGCGCGAAGTACATCAGTTACCCGCACTTCACTCCGCTACCGAATCGAGCGCGGCCGACGAGCTACGCTGCGAGCACACAAAATACGCCGTTCGAGAACGCAGTGCTCAGTCAGGAAGTCGCCGTCGGAGTATGGAACTTTGATGTTTCTTCTGGTTTGTTCACTGACGCAACTGGCTTAGGTCGAGCGCTGACAAATACTGGTATGTTGTATCAGCAGTCGCCTGTGGTGCCATCTGAGACGCGTCTGTCTGCTGGCTTCACCGGCACGAGCTTCGCTGATGGCGGTGACCTAGACGACTGGAGCTACGTTACAACCGGTCAACTGTGCGTTGTCGCGACCGTGACGTTCCAGTCAGTCCCAATAGGCTTATGCACGATTGTTGGTAAAGCTGGTAATAGCGCGTTCGAGTGGGAACTGCGCGCGAATGGCTCAGCTATCGAGTTTCTCGCATGGGAGCCACTTGGTGGTAATTACGCGAGCGCGTCAGGGCCAATTGGAATCATAGCCGGCGCGCCGATGCTGATCGTTGCGATGATCGACATGGCTGCTACACCGCGCATGAAGCTTTACATGGGCGACCCATCAGTCAATGGCTTCCACACATCGACTGACTACACTGGCTCTGTACCAACGAACACAACATCACCATTACGCTTTGGGCAACGAGCGCTTGGCGATCACGTCATGATTGCTGGTACGCGTATCGGTGTATGCGCGATTTACAAGAACACGATTCCACAAGGTGCTGTCCAAGAATTGTGGAACACGTTTTCAGCAGGCGCGCAAAAACCCGCTGTTGATACTGGCCGTCTAACAAGCGTCGAGTCGTACAGCATTCTACCAAACTTACTCGTGAGCCAGTCGGCAGCAATCAACTCTGCTGAGACTGCTGCTGTACCTGGCACGTTCTTCCTGTCAGACACCGACTTGATTGTCAGCACTGGCTTTGATTCGCTGCAGCAGTCGCAACTACTCGTCACGACTGATACTGGCCACTTTGTTGACACTCAGGGTGCGACACTGCTGCAGCTTGCAGCACCAGTTATCACGAGTGTTGTTGCGTCTCGCATCTCTGACACGAGCGTCCTGGTGACGTGGAATACTGATAAGCCAGCAACATCTCAGGTCGAGTACGGGCGCACGATTGTGTACGGCACGCTGACGCCAATAGATCCAACGCTCGTCACCGCACACAGCGTCACGTTGACGAATCTGCAGGAGAACACAACCTACCACTTCCGTGTCAGGAGTGATGGGTGAGTCTCGCTTTATCGACAGATCAAACCTTCGTAACAACCGGCGTCGTCGATGTCGAGCAGTTTTCGAGTGCTGTCAATGACCGCATCCAGAAACGTTACTTGCCGTGGTACTATGCGCCGGGCGCTCGCACGCGTCGACTGTCGCAGGTCGTCGCGCTAGAGATTCAGTCGCTTCGGGATGCGGTGCTCGACGTGACGAATCAGACGTACGCTCGCCAGTCCACGTGGACGATGCCTCAGCAAGAGTCCGACTATGGCCTGTCAATAGAGTCTGACACACCAATCGAACAGCGTCAGGACCGACTCGTATCTGCAATGCGACAGCTTGGCACCGCAGACCTACAGCGCATCAAGGCGATCTGCGAGAGCTACGTATTCGGCACTGTCGATGTTATCCCAGACTTTGCCAACTACACGATCATCGTCCAATTCAAAAGCACTCAGGGCATTCCTGCTAACTTGGCAGACTTGCAAGCACAAGTGCGCTCGCGCATACCCCCGCCTATCGACATACTGTATTGGACGAAGTTCACGCGCTATGGCGAGATCAAAGCGGCGTCTCGAACCTACGGCGACCTCAAGTCATTGGGCTTGACGTATGGTGCTATCAAAACGTGGAGGCCATCCTAAATGGGAACACGTACGACATACGTAAATCTGTACAAGCCAGCCGACAATGAGGTGTTCGATCAGCAGCTAAACGACAACGCTGATTACGATCTCATCGACGCGCAAGTACTGCTCGAACACAATCTCATTGTCGGTCACTCGAATGCAGCATCACCGCACTCAGGGCATGCAGTGCTCATTGGCACGAACATGTTCCAGGGTCAAGAGCAGATTGTGTCGAGTCCAGACGCGCTCGCGCTGCTCGTCGATACGGGCATACTCGTCGCACCCGGCACACTGACAGGCTCGCGCGCGACGCTGCGAGCGCACAGCTACGACACACAGGACCATCGACGCGACTTTATCTGGCGAGCGCGCGCGACATCAAACGCAGGCAACGGCATCCTTGAACTGCTCACGTCACTCGACGGTGCTGCGCCAACTGTATTGTGGTCTGTCAGCCAGTCAGGCGCGCTTGGCGCAGCACCTCCAGCGGAGCTTGTCTTCGCGAACTCTGTGCTCGTCACGGGTACGAGCGTCGACCTGACGACGCTACCCAACGTCATGTACGTGTTTCCCACTGCAAACGGACTGACAATCACACTGCCTGACGCGCGCGTTACGAATAGGCCGATAACTGTCTACGGTCCACCAATCGCTGGTCAGTCAACGACTGTTGCTGCAGTCTTCGGCAGCGTGTCAGGTGGCTCAGCGAACCTGACGACTGGCGCGATACAGAACGGCACAGTCGTTAGCGGTGACTCGTTCCTGTACAAGTCGAATACTTCAAACTGGCTATCCTGATGTCGAATAACAGCGCGATTGCATTTTGGTCCAGTCAAGCTAACGACAACAGTGCTGGTCAGCAAGACGCGCTCAGCGGCAATCGACATCCTGCTGGCTATGCGTCAGCACAGCGCTGGTCTGCGACTGCTGCACAGTGGAACGCTGAGTATCGAACGCAGTACGGCATCGGGCACGACACCGCTGGTCAGACGCCTAGTGGTCCAGCACCGATTGCGGGCACGACGCACCCGTCGGGTTGGGTGTCAGGCCAGGCTCAGTCTGTCAGCGCGCAGCAGTGGCACGATATGTGGGCAGCAGAGTGGGCGAACGCGCGTGACCCGCAAGGCTTCGCATACAGCTACCCGGGGCAAGCTGCATACGCTGTCATGTGGTCACAGTCAGCGGCGTATTGGCAAGGCCAGTACAACGCTGAGGTAGGTGCGTACACCGCAATCACGCCGAGTGCACTGCATCAGTTGACAGCGGCAGGTGGCTCTGGCATTGCAATCACGCTCGACAAAACTGGCACGTGGGATATAGCAGTCATCTTGCACGGTGGTTCGGTCACCGGAGGTACTGGCGGTGTTGCGCAGTTCAATCTCACTGTTGGCGGCTCTGTAGTCAACTTCACGGAAAGACTCTTTCCTGGTAGCAGTTCGATGGGTACGGGCGACGTACGCTGGGGCTACTTCGCGACTGCGACTGTCGGTGCTGGTGGCACGATCAACGTGACGAATGACACTGGCTTTGCATGCACGTTCAACCCGAACAATAGCTGGACGATTACTGCAACATTCGTGCCTAATCCCACCTATCCGCACTGAGTGTATAAAGCGACTATGCAGAAACAGATCGAACTCAACGAGCGACATGCGCGTCAGGCGCTCGAAGCGATCACGCGACAGGCGACGACTGTCGAGCACGTACGCGCGCAGATGCGTCGACTCGACATGCTCGCGTCAAATGCTCAGCGTCGACTCGACGAGACGCTTGAGGCGATACTCAGCGCGCATGACTTCGAGATGCCACAACACTACAACGTGCGGCTATCTGGCACGATGCTCGAACTCAACTACGACAGCACTGCAACAGAAGTCGCCGAGAAGATTCTCGATACAAATGGTGTGCACTGATGCACAATCTCGAACTGCTCGCTCAAGCGGCATACGAAGCGTACCGACAGACAGTCGGCGGCCGCAGCGCGATCACCGGCGACGAGCTTCCTACGTGGGCGCAGCAAAGGCCAGACATTCGCGAAGCATGGCGCGCCGCTGCTGATGCGGTGATAATGCTCGCTTCGCAAGGCTAAACACTCGCGTGACAATCGACCAGCTATGGCAGAACACTCTGCAGTATGGCGCACTGTTCCTGCTATTTGTCGGTGTTATTCTGTTCTATGCTGGCAAACTTGTCTCGGGTGATCTCGCTACCCGCGCACGCGAGAGTGAAGTCACCTCAATGCAGCAATCCCACAAAGAGTCCATGCAGGCCCTCAAGGATCGCTACGATGAGATGCAGTCAACATGGCGCGAACGTTACCTAGAGGTCGTCAGAGATCGCGACTATTTTCGAGCGCTCGCCGGACAATTAGCGAAGCAGTCGCAGCAAGCAATCAGCGTTCAGGAGTCTGTAGCAATGGGGCAAGCTCCTTTCAGTTCGCCCTTGGACAGTCGCTAGTGTGGTTGCGCGACTTGTTCAAATGGTTTATACCAGGTAACTACCTCAACAGGCCGCACAAGATCGACATTGAGCCTATCGAGCTTCCAGTTATAGACGCGCGCGACGGTAAGGCGCCTGATCTACACGATGCAGAGCAAGCACATATTGCGAATGAGCGCGAGCACCTGTCGCAGGTCACAGACGACAACGCAGAGCGTATCGCCGCACTCAACGCGCGTGTGAAAGCAATGTCGCATCGACGCATTCGGGGAGGAACGTAGTGCTTGGGCAGATCGTCGCGACGCCAGAAACGATGCTCGACATAGCGCTGTTTCTCGCCCTCTTGATCGCGTTCGCTGTGACTGTAGTTGGCGTGCTCGCTTCTGTCGGTGATCTACTTGCTGCCCTACGCGAGCATATCCCAGACAGTCCAGCGGTCACGGCAAGCATTGATGGCATAGTTAGCAATACCTATCGCTTCTCGATTCTTATCGCGATGTGTGGCATTGTGCTCGTGCGGCTCTTTGATCGTCAGCTTACCGGCCTGACATTGTTTTACGCACTCATGTGGACGATTCTCTCGACGTGCGGTGCATCAATCGTTAGCATGGTGCTTCGCGCGCGCACGATCAGACAGGCTGCGGCGCTGATCGATCCGTGTGCTGACTGCCCATACGCTAACTCGCCATTCAGACACGCGGCAAGGCGCAATCGAGAGCGACGCGGGCAACCGGTTACAACGCCAAGTGAAGCTCACATTGCAACACCTGCTGGAGACGTGCACGTGACAGTCACACCGCCTGACGCAGGCGTGCAAGTGACTGTTGAGCAACCTACCGAGCACACACACGAGCACACACACGAGGAGCACGAGTAATGCGCTGTCTGCAGATATGGCAGTATTCTGGCGCACAAGCTGAGCAGACGCTTGATGCCGCTATCGACACGTGCTTGACGTATGGCTTCGATACGCTGCTCGTCAAGGCGCTCGACGGCACGATGTGGATGGGAGCAGTCGACAGCGGTGCTGATGCGTTGCGAACGCTCGACGATGTAGCTCTGCAGTCACAGTACGCGAATGCTCGTGGCATACGCTTCGTCTGTTGGACGAACCCGCTGCAAGCAGACATGATGCAACAGGCCGACATGTCTGCAGCGATAGCAAACGCGTGTGATGGTGTCGCGTTCGACACTGAGCCATACGCTGGCTTTCTCGGCGCGTACCCGCCAGTCGGGCTGTGCGCGAGCTTTATGCAGCGTGTGCGCAGTCAAGTCGATCAGTCGAAGATCATTGCGCTACAGCCAGACCCGCGGGAGAACGCGTTGCTTGAGGTGCGTTTCTGGGACGAGTGGGCACCAAATGGCGCGACGCACTACATGCCGCAGGACTACGTAACTGACTTCTATTTCAACCCGACAGCCGATCTCATGCGCGCACTGCTCAACAGAACCGCAGAGGTTGCGGCGCAGACCGGACTGGTCGCGATGCCCACGCTGCCGGGCAACTGCGGCGATAACGGCTTATTTGCTGCTGACACGCTGCAGCAGTTCGCAGGCTTCGTCTCGTGGCGCATGGGCACAACACCGCCTGACGCGCTGAGCTTTCTTGGAGGTACTACGTTGTCTCAGCCAACAGAGGATCCGTGCTCTGATGCAGTGTCGCGCGCTGCCGACCTTGAGGTCTTCGTCGCAGACATCGCTGACCGCGTTGTTGCGCAACGTCTTGGCGCAGAGCTTCAACGACGTACGAAGTCAGGTGCGCACGCTGCGATCTCGCGCACGCTCGTCGCGAGTGTGATTGCGGAGGCGGAGGCAGAGCGCACTCAAATACTGCACTCACCGCCGCCTAGTGCATTGCACGCTGGTTCAGACAGTAGACCGCGTTTGCATCCTGGACTGAGCGGGAATATCGCTGAGGGCGCGAATCAGCACTGATCTGCTATACTGACAGCAGTCAGAGCACATAGCTCGGGCTAGCCCAGTTCGCCGCACTTGCTGTATGGCTCTCAGCAAGTGCGGCGTTCTTGTGTCAGCCGTTTGACACGATGCGCATCTCGTGTGCGAGATCGGCAAGTATCACAACCCAGCGCGCAATCTGCGCGACTTGCTCGATGTCGAACGAATCATCCTGAATGGCTTGACCCATGAGTGAGACTGTGTTGCCGATCTCTTGCGCGCACTGATGCACGAGAGATTGCATGTCGAGCGCTTCACCGTCCATTACTCTGACCTCAGCACCCACTCGACGCAGTGCGCAGGTAGTCGACAGTCGCCGTAGCTCGGCCGATACAGCAGCACATCGCCTGCTGACTCGCCAGCGGGGACGTTCTTGTTGTCGTCGCTCGACGGTCCTTGCCACGTCGAACCGCTGTCGTCAGCGCGACGAGCGAGCCAGAGCGTGCCGATAGCGAACATGTGTCGAGCGCGCGGGCGCAGGCCCTTCGTGCTGACAATGCGTACGAGGCCGGCAGTGTCGTATACGCCACGATACTGCGGGAATGGCGCTGTCTCGCGCTGCGCTGTCTCGCGCATGTCGTTGCGAATGCCAACAGCATCGCGATTGCCGATCTCGCGCAGTGTTGCGTTGATGTGATTGCGTCGTGTGGTTTTCATTACTTTGTGACCTCTGTTACTTGACCACTCGATATCGAGTGGTCAAGCTGCTCGCGTTTGACGAGCGAATCCAATCGAGCGCCTCTTGCTTCGTCGCGTAGCCCTCAACGCAGCCGTGGTACTGACTGCTCATCAGATCACTGTCCCAAATTTGCCAACGCGTTCCATTCGATGCTGTTTTGCTCAGTCGTACTGGCGTCAATGTCTTTCGCATGTCTCTGACACTATACAGCGACGTACACGAGCGCGCAAGTTATTACGCCACTCTGTGACACCTAGTCCGGAGGCGTCTTCGCGCTGTACGGCACGTAGAAGAATCCAGCGATGTTCTGCGGCAGCGTGTACGTGATCTCGATCAGTCGCGTCGTGAGTGCGGTGAACTGCAGCGCTGCGTTGTCTTCGGTTGGATACTCTGGGTCATAGACGTGCAGCGTGTAATCGTCACCATTCGCGTCGTAGCCGTAGCAGAGCACTTGGCGATTAGCTTCACCGAGCAAGCGTGGGTCTGCTGTTGTCTGCTCGATAAGACATAGCTGCACTGGGTTTCCAAGATTGATGTCGCGCACGATGCGCGGTAGCTCGTCGAGCACGAGCACGCTTGCGCGAGAACGTAGCTGCTGCTGTCCGACCGTGCTGAGTCCAGTTGACTGCGCTACCTCACCGTCGTAACGTGGCACACCGGGACTCATCACCGCGATGATGTGTGCGATTACTGACTGATCGAGCGAGTCAAGCTGTCGCTCGACGAGATACATGTACAGTGCATCGGAACCACTCGGAGCGGGTCCTGACGTGATCTGCTGCAGCACGCGATAGTAATCTGCACTCGCGAAGCTCATCCCGCCTGCAAGCGTGCGCGTCACTTGATTCAGGTCTAACTGCGAGCCGTTGTTGAGCGTCAACCGAATCGACGGCGACGGCAGATCGTCAGACGAGAATTGGAAGCCATTCGTACTTGGCGTATAGCCGTAGCAGTGTTTGCTGAGCATCCCTCAGATTACACTGTGACATGCAACCATCAGATCAGACGAGCTACGTGCCGCGCTGGTTCGTCACGCTCGTGACTGTCGTGCTAGCTGGCCTGGCGGTCATCGCGAACGTCATCACCATGACTGTCGCGAGTGGCTCATGGCTCGGCCTCAACGATATCCAGTGGCACTGGGTGCTACTCGCGTGTGCGGTGCTCGTTGCGCTCAACGCCGCAGTCAATCGCGCTGTGCTGACACTTCCACCGACTGCGCATCGAATACGTATTGAGAATCAGATGTCACTCAGCCAGAAGCGGCTAGAGGCTGATCCACAACTGCGCTAAACTGTAGTGTTCCCCAACCCGAGGCAGTGACGCGCAGTCTCTCCCCCCGAGACACCGCGCGCGCGTCACTGCCATCAAACACACGAAAGCCGCTCTACGCAGGTCGTAGGGCGGCTTTCTACTTACAGCGGCTCAGTACTCACTGAGCGCTCGACGCGTCAGTTGTTGCTGACGCTAAGCAGTTCTCGAATGCTCTGCTTGTCGAGCGCGAAGATTTTGCCTCCGATCTCCTCAAGCTCGGTGCTGCGGTCGTAGTCGTCGACGCTCTGCGCGACGTACGTGACGGCGTTCGCGAGTCCGCCGAGCGTGTAGCCAGTCGTCTTTTTCGTTTCGAGACCTTCGAGGAACGTGGTGAGAATCGACTTACCCTCATCGTCGCTCATTCGGAAGCGCTTCGTGACGTTCTCGACGACTTTGAGCGAGTCGGCGGGATTGATGCGAATGCCTTCGGCCTCTTTCATCTGATCGAGAACCTGACCGAGCATCGCTTCACTCATCGCGTGCGACACGATGTCGCGCAGTTCGAGCATGAGCGCTTGATCGCGCGCTTTGAGCGTGTCGTCCTTGAAGAAGCGCAACGACAGTTCGTCGTCATTGCCACCGAGACGTGCACCGCTGTGGTACTTGCGCGAGCCAAAGGCATTGTGCGTCGCGCCGTTCGCGCACCATCGACGGAAGCTCATCGGTACGACGCTGAGCGCGCCCTTGCCAACTTCACTGTTGCGAATGATTACGCCAGCGCTCACGATGTCGCCAACTTTGACTTCGCCGACGATGCTGTTCGACACGACCTTGATGTACAGGTTGGTGTCGGTGATCTGCATCGACGAGTGCTCCCAGTCGATGTCTGGCATCTCGCTCAGAATCGGCAGCAGATACGCTGCAATGTCCTCGTTGTCGAGCATGCGATAGCGATCAGACAGCAGCGCACGAGCGTTGCCGTCAAGCGTGCGAACGAGACGCCGCTCGTCAGCGGGTCGAGCGCGCAGCAGTGAATTGACGGTCACGTCGAACAGCGGTGCATCGCTGCGGCGCGGCAGATCGACGGTGATCTCACTCGTGTTGTTGCGCAGTGTGTCGTAGAAGTCAGCGGGGATGCTCAGCCAGCTTGAAAGCTGACGATGCGCCATCAGGTTGACAGAGAAGATGCCCGAATCACCGAGTCGCAGATCGGTGTGGCCGTTGCTCGCGACGCTGAGCGAGCGCGACGGGATTGCGTAGTCTTCTTTGGCTTCGGCCTGCCGAACGATCTCGGCTGTCAGTTGCGGAAGCGTGAGTCCAGATTTCATCCAAAAACCTCCGGCGCAGTTCGCGCCTCGTCGTGTGTTGTTCGAGTGATACAGAGCCTTCGCCTCACGTTACCCCTAGCTTGATTGCGGCCCACGGACGACTTCGCATCGGGCGCTAGCTTGATTGCTCTGTATCAACTCGACAGAGCTAATAGTAATGCACTCAGGAGAATGATGCAAGAGAAAGAATCTACGAGTTTTCGTCCAGCTACGTTTTGTGACGCAGCAAGTGACGATCTCGACTGCGACTGCGCAGCATCGTACGCACGCTGTGATCTGCGGTGGCGCCGCATACCCAGCAGCCGCGTCGATAGTCGCGCGACTCGATAGCGCCCGGCTTCGTCACGTAGTAATGCGGGTTCGTTGGCATCGGCAGAACAGACAGCGGACCACTTAGTTGCTCGCTCACGACAACGCGCAGACCCTCAGTCTCAAGTGCTTCGACGATCTTCGCGATGTTGCCCTGCCAGTGTAGCCAGAGTGTGCCTTGTATGTCGCCGCTGCGTAGCTCGCCGCTGCCGAAGGCACGCGAGTCTTGATCGACGTACCAGAACACGTTGGGCGTGTCGTAGTTTTCGACTGGCGAATCCTTGACACTCATACGCGTGACGTAGCCGAGCTTGCGTAGCTTGCGAAACGCAGCAGCGATGCGCTGTCGATCATTGCGGTGATCGGCTGTGTTGCGCAGCACCATCGGTGCAAGCTCGTCGATGAGCGTCACTGCAGCAGAATGATTGGCTCGTCGTCGCTGAGCATCGCTTGATCTACATCAGTGCATTCGACGCTGTGCATCATGCCGTCTGCTCGCAGATAGACTGGCGTGTCGTCGTCGTAGTCGCTGAGCATACGTACTAGGTCTGCTTTCGTCATGCTGTTCTCCATTCCGTGTCGGCGCGCCATGGCTTTGGTAGACGAGCTATCGCAGTGACAAGCTCGCTGTAGTCAGAGCATTCGAGATCGCAGCGTAGAAGCTCAGGCATAAGCTCACTGTCTGCGCGTAGATAGGGCGCTGGCATCTCATCTGTGCCTTCGCAGCAGTCGTGATAATGAACGACACCGCCAGAGAAGATAACGACGCGCGAGTCACCTATGGGCAGCATGCAGTCCGAGCAGATCGTGTGACCAAAGCTCGGGCACTCTCCGGGTGGCAGCGTGTAGCTATCTGGGTAGCCGCCTGCGAGTCGACGCACATCGAACGCGCCTACGTGCTGCTGCGCTGTGTAGCCGCACCACGTGCAGTGTGTGTCTGAGTGTGCGTCACATAGGAACACGCTGCCAAGTGTCTTGTCGACGACGGGACACGCGCACACGATGCACTCGCCTATGTAGCGCGTGCCGTGCTGTGGCAGTTGAACTAAAAAATAGTCTTGCTTCGCCATGTACCGTCCCTATCGTGTGTAGACACTATACAGCGCTGAGTTACGATTCTAGCTCGTCGAGCGCAATCTCAATCGCTTTGATGCTCGCGCGCGACACTCGCTCGCGCAGTATGCGTAAGCCAACTAGCTCCTGCTCGTCGTCGTCTGACAGCATGCCCTCAGAGCGTTCTCGCTCAAGCAAGGTAATGCGCTTCTCGACAAGCTGCTCCGCTGTCTGGTAATCGAGTATGCCGCGCATGCGACCTCCATGCTCAATTCGATAACACGCGATAGTGGTCATGCACGTAACGATCTGGTACGCGCAATTCGCTGTCGACTGCAGCGCGCTCTGTCGCATCACACTCTGATACGAAGATGTCGAATGCACCACATCTCGGGCATGCGTACGCGACAACATCATCCTTCGCGCTTCTGATGCACACTGTGTCGCATTCGCCACAATGGGTGTGAGGACCATCGTGGCCCACACACCCATTGCAGTATCGAACGTTTGTGATCGTGACTACGAGTCTCACGCTTAGTCGGCGAGCGCCGCCTTCGCAGCTTCGAGCGAGTCGTAGTTGTCAGTGCCGATGCGCCATCGGTACTCGACACCCTTGGCGCTGACGTACACGTCGACGTTCTTGCCTTCGCTGTAGATCAGCGCGTAGTGCTTGTCACCGCTCCACGTGACTGTCGCGCGCTCTTGTGCGGCGAGATCGCTTGAGAAAGCAGTCCATGCTTCCTCGGGCGCTTTCTCGTCGCTCGGATGCACGACTGACGGCGTGTCGTCGACGACTGGCTCAACAACCTTGACGCTCGCGTCGAGCGCTACTGGCTGCTCGACTTTCGGCTTGCGACCACGTGTCTTCGGGGCAGCAGGCTCTGGCGTCGGCTCGGGGTGCGACAGCTTGAACGCGCAGTCCTTGCAGAACAGTTCTGGTGAGCGCAGATACAGCTTGCCAGGGCGTACGTTCGGCATCGGCGCTGCGCGCTCGTGAAGCTCGCACACGACGAGCGCCTTTGCGCCGGCAGCCTGCTCGCTCAGTACAACGCCGAGCTTGTCGGCGGGCAAATGCTCCAGATCGATGATCGAGATCATTGCACCAGTCTTGCGCGCTTTCGAGCGATAACGCACCGTGCCGGTTTTCGCGTGATCGATCTCGAACTTCTCCATGTCTGGCAGTTTGTCGACGCTCGCGATCAGACCGGTCTGGCTGATGTCGGGCACGCGGTGATCGGGCAGCATCTTGACTGCCTTGAGCGGCGTGCGACCTTCGTCAGGCACGAAAACACCGTCTGGAGGCGTCTCAACAGTTGCCTGTTGCTCAACGTGCGCCTCTTGCTTCTGTTCGTCGACGCTCGCCTCAGGCGTCGCAGCAGGCTCTGGGCTCTGCGTCTCGTCAACAACGTCTTGTGGTTCGTCCACATTGGGGCGATCTTCGACTGCGGTGCCAGCCGGGAAAGCTACGTCGAGCTTGTCGGTCACGACTTTGGTCCTCGCTTCTGGGATGTCGCTCTGTGCGATCACAGAGCGCAAAGCGCTCGCGGCGCTCGCGTCGAGCAACAGCGTGCGCGAGTGGCCCTTGTAGTTCTTGCTGTTCTCGATTGTATTCGAGAGTGCCAGCATCTCATTGCTGTCGCCGGTTTCGCGCAGCGTGCCAAGGGTCGTGAGCACTGCGTCGAGCACTGCGTTCGCGACGTTGATTGGCGTCGCATTGGAAGTAGCCGTAGTCATCAGTTTGTCTCCGTCGTGTGTGTGGTTTGCGCCTGTAGAATGCGCTGGCGCGTCGCGCACGTATCGACGTGTCGATTGAACGCGAACTCGGCAGTCTTGCGAGCATGACTACGAGCACGTGAGCCAGTAGCGCCCTTGATCTCAAACTCCTCGTTGCAGGATGGGCACACGCGAGTACCTTGCGTCAGACGAGGGCGCTCGCCAGTCTCACGCTGATACTCGCGCTTGTGGAATACACACAAAGACTTATTCGCGCCAGGAACGAAGCTAAGGGCAGTGAACACAGCGCAGTCGCGCTTGCTCTCTGTCTCGTGCTCGCAGCTTGCTCGTCGAGTCGATGTGCTTTCCATGACAAGACTGACTATACAGCACTGCATCGCATGGTGCAAGTGTTTTTGGCGCGAGTCCTAGACGAGTCCTAGGATTCGTCAGTTCAACGTTTTGACGCGCTCAAGAACAGAGATGCAGCTTGGTGTCGTTTTGTGCATCGCGAGCGCGTAGTCAATCGCGCGCCACGTACCACCCTTGTACTTACCCATCTCGTATAGCGACATGAACGGCCATGCGTAGAACCAGTCGCACAAATTGACCATGCGCTCATTGCGGTGCTGATAGGTCGTGAAGTCTGGCATCTGCTCGAACGTGTCGCAACAATTCTGCCAGTCCGGGTCGACCTGCTTGTGATCTGCAGGCAAGACGGTGTGCACCCTGACCTGCTTGCGTAAGGCGGACTGAAAACCCCAGCGTGCAGCGTACGCGTCAAGACCGACCGCACCGCCAGTGATGAGCACAATGCCTCGATGTCGAGCGATGAGCGTTTCGAGCACACCACCGACAAGCTCGCGATGCTTGCTTATCTCGAACTTACGCGCACCGCTGACAGCGATTCGCACATGCGGGAAGGGCAAGTCTGTTCCAGCTAGCTTCTCTGTGTCGACCTGCGCATCAGTCCAGCCAGTCGTCGAGTCTGCTGCGACGTGATATGTGCTGTCGTGCTGATCGCGCAGCACACACTGCCAGCGTCGACTGGGATGCAGCGATGCGCAGCGCGGGCTACTCATCGTCGCGCTCTGCTGCGAGTGTGAGCGGTGCAGGCTCACTCGTGAGCGACACACCAGCAAGTCGAGCGTTCCTGTCGAGCCATGCAGCGAGATCGGCCTTTGCTTCGTCGAGTGAATTCTCCATGTCATCCTCGAATCTCTCAGCTATCCATGGAATGTTGCTGAGTAGCTCTTGTTTGAGTGAGACGACGCTGCGCAGCAGTTCCTCGCCGCGACCTTTGCGCAATGCGCCATCGTGCATAGCTGCGCCAATCTCGCGCTGTAGCGAGCGTAGGGTAGACATCGCGCGTGTCGTGCGCTGAGCCATGTCAGTGCGGAACTTGTCACTGCTGCGCGGTGGTAGCGGCGGACGTGGGATGCGACTGTGCTCGTCGCGCTCGACAACGAACTCATTCGGCAAGTAGCGAATGGTGCATGGCACACCATCACCGATATTTGGCTGCGTCAACAGTCGACCAAACTGCGCTTCGCTCATCTCGATCTCGATCAGCACGTCAGCAGTGCTGTACACGCGGTCGTCTGTCAGATCGCGCTGTACGAACGCGCGTCGAATGCTGATGCCCAACACCGTGTGGTGACGCGTCTGACTGCCGAACAGGGTCAGGCCATCGCCACCAGCGGTAGCTCGACTGACACCGATCATGCCGAAGGATGGGTGGTCAGCGCGCGGGTAGTCATGCTTCACGCGGTGCATTCCCATCGTCGAGGTAGTACTCGTCGTGATTCATGTTGCGCAGTGCGCCACTGACCATCATCTGATGCGCACGTGACGTTGGCTCGCACGAGCACTCCCAGCTATCGGTGATCGTGCGCACAGGCGTCTCCTCGTCTCTGTCGCGCAGCGTGCGCACATAATTGACCCACGTCATTTTCGGAAACTCGCGCGTCGCTCATTACGCTCTTTTGCTTCGCGTTCGAGCTTCTCTATCTCGCCGCTCAGTTCGGTGCGGTATCGGCCTGAGACACCAGTTTTATCGTCTGGTGTCTCAGTGAGCATTTTCTTGAGCGCGTCGATGTGGATACGTGAGTGGTTGTGCGCATCACGGCCCATGCCGTTATTCGTCGTGCGCTTGCCACATATGCTGCAGCTTCGATGTTGATAGCTACGTGCCATCAATCCTCCAGTAGTCGTCGTCTGTTGCTTCGCGTGTCAGCGTGTACGCTGCTGGGTCGCGCAGCACTTCGTACTCCCAGTGGCCGATGATGCGACGCGCTTCGTCATGCTGCAGTGGCATGACATGCCTGTCTCCATCAACAGTCATCGACGCTGACGCGATGCCGATATTGATGTGTATGACAGTACCCATCGGTCGCGTGAAAGTGACGCGCTCAGCCTTAGGCTCGTGCTTCTCTTGCCATGAGCGCATACGCGACTGTTCGAGCACCTTGCGCGCGTCACGGATGGCTGCAGATTTCATGTCGACTTCGGCTTGAGCTTTGGCCAACACCTTCTCGATTGCTTCCTCAGGCGTCGATGCACTTTCAGCCCAGATGCCACCGCCCTTGTAGCGTGGGTGTTCTTCACCCAGGAACGCTGAGAAGCTCGGTGGATGGCCATAGCTTTCATGAAAGTGAACAAACAACCCATCGGTCAGTTCCGCGCTAGCGTAGAAGCCCAGGTTTTCGTTGACGTGTGGCCTCCAGCCAGCACCGAGTCGAGCGGCGAGCTTGTTGGCGATCTGCTGAGCTTGCTCGTGTGTTTTCATCGCACTTTCTCGATACCGATGATCTCGTGCAGATTGTCGATGCGCTCTTTTGCCTGCTGCTCTGCTTGCGCGTAGCTCGACGCAGAGAACGTGCGCTCAATCTCGACTGGCTGATACACCAACATCTTGACTTTGAATTGTGAAATGGTGATAGGCGTCGTCACGCCAAAGACACTGACGATGTTGTCTGGCACGTCTTGCTGCGGTGCGGGTTCGTCCGTCCACAGTTGACTCGCATCGATCTCAAGCTTCTCCGGCACATACGTATCAGCAGCTTGCTCAACGACTGGTGCTGGCTTGTCGTGCAGAATAAGCGCGTCTGTGTAGTGCTCAGCGCCCCACGCGATTACAAGCCCGAGCACTTGCCTGCCAATACCCCAGGTCCTGATGATCTCGTCAGTCTCCATACGAGCTTGTCGCGCTTCAAGAATCTCGCGCCGCTCTGCATCTGTCAGTGCGTCGAAGCGATCTTTCCAACTCTGACGCTGGTTCGCTGCGTACGCTTCGGTACGCGTCTGAGCCTTTGGCATCTCCGAAACCTCTGATTCGTCGTCGAGTGTTTCTACGTCCTGAACCAGCACGTAGTTGCTTGCGAGTGGCTCGAATTCAAGGTGCCACTCGCGGTCGGTGTTCTTGCTGCTGCCGCCCATTGAATTTGTGTGGCGATTCTTGAGCGTGTGCAGTTTTGCGGTGTGACCGTTGACGCGCTCGACAACGACTCGCAGGCCAGCGTGACTGCTACCCGCGCGCTTCTCCCACACCTGACCGACTTCGATGCGCGGCAGCGTCTTGTCGGCTGTCATACTGGCCCACCAGTAAGAAAACGGCTGAGGTTCTTGCGCCCGTTGCGCATCGACTCGCTTTGTTTGCGAGAGAATGAGCCAATGACGCAGCCGTTCTTGCACTCGAACAGCAGTGGCGTGCCGGGTACAGCTTTGACTGGTCGAACCTCGTGGTAGTCGTTGTTCGGGCAGAACGGTGGCAGAATTGCTCTGCACTGGTAGCACGTCACACGATGTACGTCGCGTGACATCACCCACTGTGCACCGCACTGAGAGCAGAGTCGTCCGTTGGGCTTGTCGTCTGTTTTTGGCATGATTACCTTTCGTCGTGTGTGTGTCTTAGCAGTCTACAGCACTGTCTAGTTAGCGCGCAACACGGCGCTTGATTGGTTGATGCTCAACGCGCAGTAGGTCTGCTGCCTGCAGCGTTGCGAGCGTCGCTGCTCTGTAGCCTGACTGCAGTCGTCGGTTGAACAGCATGCGTACTGTGTCGTCGGTAGCGATCTTTGCGCCGCCACTCAGATAGCTCTCGCGCAGTTGATCTGCGAGTGACGCATCGACGAATTCGCGAGTCAGCAGAATGTGCAGTGCGGTGAACACTGGACCGTGATGCTCGTCTACTGGAGCGAGCAAGTGCGCAAGCTCGTGTACAAGTACGAGCGGGCTCCATGACCAGCGACCAGCAAGTTTGATCGAGCGCTCGTGAGATCGAGCGCTCGCAGTGGATCGATTGCTGTGTGTGACGCGCGGGCGCTCTGCGCCGAAACCGCTACGTGCAACCCACCAGCCGCTCTCAGTGATCGAGTACACGAAACTCTCTGCTTCTTGCGCAGACGCGAGAGGCTCGTTCCTGAGCTTGTCCTCAGCGCGATACACGCGCTTGCGCTGACCGTCTCTGATTTTATTTGTCTGTCGATGCCCATCTTCCAGAAACAGCGCGAACGAACGCCGCGCGCGAATGATTTTGCTTCCACTCTGCATGCGCCCAACGAGCATTCGGCACATGTCGTCACCTTCGTTCGCGAGTGTCGCGAGCAGTCTCTCCGCGTCTGGATAGTGAACAATGCTGTTTGTGCCAACATACTCGCCGCGAGTGTTGACGAGCCTGTACTGCAGGTACGCGTGCTCGAATGGGTTCTCCCATGAGTGGTACCCGTCGTTTGGATTGAGTCTGTCGTATGTCTGACGTACGAGCTTCGCGCAGTAGCGTGCAAGCTCAGCAGTTGATGTAGCCATTATCGACCCTGCCAAGCTTCTTTGTACATCTTGGCCGGAACGTCGACAGTCGCATGGAAGAAGTGCTCTTTTGTCACGCTGAGTGCATGACGGCCGCTGGGCTGCATGAGTGGCTTACCCTTGTGACTCATGACGCAATCGAACGTGCCACGCTCGAACCCACAGCCCTTGCGGCAGACGCTGGAGACTTTGATCTTTTTCGCTGTCGTCGTGTTCATTACGAGCACTATACAGTGCTGAATACTGATACACAAGCACTTTAGCCATTTTGTGACCTAAGTCAAGCTGCAGCAGCAGCTAGCTGCGCGTCAATCTCGCTCAATCGATTCAGCCAGAAGCGCTCGTCACCGACTTCCGTGCGCGCGAGTATCTCAAGCACTTCGTCGCGATCAGACTCAAGCTCGTCGAGCAACATCTCTTTGTCTTTGCAGCCGATCTCAATCGACGCATCACCGTATGGATCGAAGTGAGACATACCGAAGTACGTCGACAAACGACGCTCAGCGACGTGTCTGTCCAGATCATCCCAGTCAGCGCCAATGTACGACCGAATCATCTGTCGCTCGCGCGCGTCCAACTCTATGTATGGAACAGAACGCGTCCTATTCCATTGCTGACTCTTGGCTTTGGATTCGTTACGGCCGCGCAGCATTGGACTGTGCGCAAGCCTTTTCGGCGTTACACCGCCAGAAGATGGCATTAGTGAGCTACTCGCTTTCGTCGTGTGTGTAGCTCAAGTCTACAGCGTCGAGCGTCTCACCGCAACAGAACTGTAGACTGTGGTGAAAGCCTGTGCGAGATCGTCTCCGTCTCCTTTTTCTTGAGCGCGCGTCCGCAGCGCGCGGCGACTCGTACACCTAAAATTGAATCCATCAACGGCCAAAAGACTGCAAGCGACCCACGCGCGCGCACGCGTGAGGTATAAACCTACTTTATAGGTAAACCTAAGTCTTTACCTGGTCATTCTAACTTTAGAGTGAGCCGCGCTTCTGGAAGCGCTCAGTAAAAGGAGACGGTACGAGGTGGAACCTAGGGACACCGCGCGCGCGAGGCGCTCAGAGTCTACGGTGCTGCTTGCTAATTAGACAGCGCTGCTTTATGATCGCGACATGCAAGCACAGGCATCACGTCCGTCGCGCTCAGGTCGCGGTGGCTACGGGCGCAGCAAGTACAACGAAAGAGGAGAGCGACTCGACAGGATCATGTCGGCGCAAGGGCGTCGACTCAAGTGGTTGCTCGACAGACTCGAAGATTCTGAGCGACCAGTCTCGCGGCAGACTCTCTACCGCGCTCGCCTACCAGAAAGCGATCCGCTGTACATCAACGTCGACAACAGCGTCTGGCTAGAAGTAGCCAAGATACTGCACGTTCACCCGAGTGAGCTACTCGGCAACAGCCTGTCGACTGCGGTGCCCAGCCAGAAAGCGGGCTAGACAACACAATGCCCGGTCCTTGCGAACCGGGCACCGTGCCACACGACGAAAAACAGCGGAGCAGATGTAACCCAGCGTTCTTCGGAGACACTATAGCGTGACAGGCAACATCACCGATCATAAAAAGGTTACGGACACTCGCACACAAACCGTGCGTATTGAGCAGATCGAGCAGCAGTACGTAGCCGATCACATGCGCGTACCTGATCTAGAGCCAGATGACACTAGCTGGATATGGATGCAGTACGGCTTCGACCTTGCGCTGTTCGCAGTCGAGCAGTGGGCGAAGCTCGAACCAGACGCAGCAAAGTCTGTCTGGCAAGCGTGGCACGACGCCATGACTCTGCAGGATCGCCCGCACCGAGATCGCGACACGTGGCAAGCACTCGACCGCAAAGAGCGCGTGTTGGATGCGGCGATTGCCAAGCAGGTCGTGTTCGACATCATCAAACACGTAAGGGGTACTACCGATGAGTAGCAGAACGTCCACAGGAGCGCCGCGCGAAGATCGTCGTCAGCGACGCGAGCGACAGGTGACTAACGCGAATCGCGTGAGCACGTACGGCTTGACAGACGACGTGCAGGCGAAGCTGCGCGAGATGACCGTGACTGCGCTGCTCGACGAAGCACCGCATCCAGACAACGAAGTGCGCATGCGTCACATCGGCGCAGAGCTTGCGAAGCAGATCGTTACCGCCGGCGTGCTTCAACGCAACGACTGGGCAGTCGCGATCATCGACGGTGTTCTGTCGACAGAGCTACGTCGGTGGGCGGTGCGCGTCGAGCGTGACGAATTCAACCAGTCGACAGCACCGCACGTGAAGCCGAATCAGGAAGCGCTGTTCTCGTGACGCTAAGCGGCTACAACGAGCCACAGCCGATGCCAACCGGTGACGGTCAGCTTGTGTCGCCCACTGCACAAGGTCTCGTGCGGTGGCAGGGCATTTTGCTCGACGCCGTAGGGATAGCCAATGCGATCTGCGTTGATTTACAGCAGCGTATCGACCATGGCACTGCCAAGTATGGTACGCCGCTGAGAACGCACAACGGGCGTGATGCGAAGATCGATGCGTACCAAGAGGTGCTCGACGCGATCCACTATTACCAGCAGGACTATCTTGAGTCGCCAGACCAGGGGATGTTTGCTGATCTGACCGCCTTTGTGCAACTCGCAATCAAGATGCGCAAGAGACTCGACGCTCGCACGCCATAGTCACAGTTCTGCGCGTCGCTTGTGCAGACAAGCGCGAACAGATTTACACTGAATCCTTTCACACACGACGAAAGAGGGTTGACTGCATTGACGCAGGCAGATGTGCAAATTGCACAGGACAACGTTGAACCAGCGTTCACACCGTCGACGCTGTATCAGCAGCTAACAGCACCGTTCCAGACACTGCACGACAAGCGTGGTGGTGCTGAATTCGACTACATCACTGGCGAGCAGTGCGTCACGCGACTCAACACTGTCTTCGGTGTTGGTGGCTGGTATTTCAAGATAACCAGTCGCGAGATCATCGAGATTGCAGACGAGTGTCTCGTCGAAGGCGAGTTAGGTGCGTACATCAGCGATCAGTGGGTGGTGCGCACTCAGTTTGGCAGCCAGAAGCTCAAGCGCTCGCGCGCGTCTGGAACGGTGCTCGATATTGGTTTCGACTTCAAAGGTGCAACGACAGACTGCATCAAGAAATGCGCCAGTCTGTTTGGCGTCGCTCTGTATTTGTACGAGAAAGAACCACCGCACGGCGAAGCTCAGCACCCAAAGCCGACGACGAGCGACGACAGGACGCGCGGTGCACCGTACAACGCTGGCACGGCTGCAAAGCCGATATGCGAGAAGTGTGGCGAAGCACTCAAGGGCATCAAGTTCACTGTCGTCACGAACGGTAACGAGAAAGAAGTGACGTGGACGGCAACGCAGCTTGCTCAGAAGGGCAAGCGCAACTATGCGGCGGTGCTGTGCTCGCTGCACTATCGCGAAGCAAAGAAACTCGCATCAGAAGCGCCTAGTCAAGGCGCTGACTGATGCCAGATAGCGTTACACCGCAGCAGCGCTTCACAGCGCGACAGCCGTGTCCCATCTGTGCTGGTCACTCGAACATGCCTCAAGGCAAGGGCATGCGCTGCTTCGGCTTCCTAAGTGAAGATGGCGAGTATGCGCACTGCTCACGTGAGGATCATGCTGGCGAGATCGAGTCAGATCAAGCGAGCACGTACCCGCACAAGCTGCACGGCAAGTGCGCGTGCGGTGTTCAACACGGCGAGGACATCGAAGAACGTCGACCAGTCAATCTGTCGAAACAGCGTCTACAGCGTACAGGTGAAGCTCGACGAGCACCAGACATCGAGTATGAGTATCGCGACGAGGCGAATCGTCTCGTCGGCGTCAAGGGTCGCTGGAATATACCAGCGACCGTAGCTGGCGAGAAAGCAGACAAAGACATCGCATGGCGCATGCCTCAGGGCACGTACAGCGAAGGTCTGCGCAAGTACGGCATGTCTGTCGAGCAGATGCCGCTTTACAACGCGCACAAGCTCGCGCAGTTGCCAAAGGGCAGCATCGTCTACTTCGTTGAAGGCGAGAAGACTGCAGACGCGTGCGAGAGTGCCGGCCTAGTCGACTGGCAAAAGACTGGTGTCACATCGAATGCTGGTGGCTCAGCGCAGACAAAATTCGGTGAGTCACTCAGCGCAATCGAAGGCTTCCACTTACGACCGTGGCCTGACAACGATCCGCAGGGGCGCAAGCTCATGCGCGCACTGCGCCCGCTCGTCGAGCAGCGCTGTCTATCGTGGCGACCAGTGCTCGTCAGTGTCCCTGAGGGCGGCGATGCGTATGACTTCTTCTTTCCAGACGAGAACAGCGGTTACGACGCAGGCACCGTTGAGCAGGTCGTCAGTCAAGCGCTCGTCAAGCCAACGACTGAGCGTCTCGACGAGGAGACGATACGCGTCACCGCACCCACAACGCTGCCTGAGACACGTGCAGTGTTCACGTTCTCAGAGATCGAGCGTCAACGCAGAAAGCTCGTGTGCGTCGTGCAGACGCAGGTCCTTGGCCTTGCGAGCATCAGCGCGCGCAAGACGCTGCAGTACGACATCGACGTACTGTCAATCAGCGCTGTCGACAACTATCGCAAGATGCTCGACAAGGCGTACACGCCAGAGCACGACTGGCACGATGTGTTGACTACAGCGGTGAGCGAGATGCGCACCGCGTGGTCGTCGAGCACAGGCGAGGTCGATGGTGTCGACATCGACGCGAGCGAAGGTGACGAGTTACTCATGGCGTGTCAGCGTATCTTGCCATGGGGTGAGCACGTGGTGATTTACGGTCGACGAGATAGCACGAAGTCATACGAAGTGCTGACGTTGGTGTGCAGCGCGTCGCTCGGTCTGCCGTTTGCGGGCATGCCAACGAACTGTGAAGGCACGTGGCTGTACATCGATAACGAGACGAATGAGCGCAACTTTGGTCGACGCTTGCGACGCATCTGGCGTGGCATGGGTTTCGAGCCAGGCAGCTACCCGCGTGGACGCGTGCTGTACAAGAACGCTCGCGGTCGCTCGGTACCTGATCTATTCGACGACCTCAAGCCGCGCATCGATGAGCTTGGCATCGTCGGTATCGTTGTCGACTCTGCAGTACTGGCGTGTGGCGGTGATCCACTTGACTCGCTTGCTGTCGCGCATTACTTCGCGATGTGCGACCGCTTCCAGCGCACGATGATAACGATTGCACACGTGCCAAAGCCAGACAAGGAGAATGCTCGCCCGCCGACAGACCCATTCGGCTCGACAGTCTGGTCGAACAAAGCGCGCGCGTGCTGGCGTGTTGATCGTCAATCACACAGTGAGGGCGAGTCGCGTGTCAACGTCATGCTGACATGTACGAAAGGCAACGACTTACCAGACAAGCGCCCACTGTTCATGGAAGTCTGCTTTGAAGAAGACAACGGTCCTGTCAGTGTGCGACAGAAGCGTGCGAACGAAGCACCGCGCGAGCTACAGCAGAACCTCACGCTCATCCAGAGAATCTGGAACGTGCTGCAGCGAGGCGCACTGACCGCGTACGACATCGCTGCGATCTTGAACGAAAACGCTATCGATAGAGTCGAAGCGAAGACGATCAAGGACACGTGCTATCGCCATACTCTGCCAGATGCACGTCCGAGACTCGTCGCGCTCGACAACGCGAACGAAGGTGGTCGTGGTCTGCAGACGCGCTATGCACGCGCTGAGATAGCGCACGCGCCCGCCTCAGCACAGCGACAAGCTGTCGGGCAAAACACGACGCCTGCTGCTGCTGACGACGATGATCTGCCGCTGTAAGCCAAAGTACTACACTGATAAACTACGTGTGCCAATCTCACGTAGTAGATCGTGTAGTAGATATAAGAGGAAAACGTAGTGGTTTCACACGTCGAAGACACAACGATCATCAAGCAACTGACCGATCCCAAAGCAGCGCTCAAGCTGAGCGACATGACGCAAGAGGACATGCACCAGTATTACCTCGTGCTCGAACGTCGCGTAGTTGGCTCGAACGTCGCAATGTTCGAGGTCAATCATCGCTCAGCGTGGGTGCCAGGCTTACCCGAAGACGATATGGCATTCGCGTTCGAGGCGGTGCATGCGCGCTGGATGGATGTCGTCAGAGCGCTAGACTTCGCTGATGCGCACGCGCTTGCCACCACAGCTAACAGCCGCCGCGAGAAGATCCGTCAGGAAGTCCGTCAAAAGCTCGCCGAAAAAGACGCCAGCGCAAATAGCACTGGCGAAGGCGAAGTGGAAAGCGAACAACGACAAGCACGTACTACCAGCGATGCTGTCGATAGTCGCTCGGGGGTATCCGCAGCCAGTTCGTGAGCACGCGTTCGCGACAGATGTTGGTCGAGAATTCCGATTCGATCTAGCCTGGCCGGACGTGCAGTTTGAATCGCTGGGTGGCATGCGTCTCGCGTTCGAGATAGATGGTGGCGGTGAGCGCGGCCGACATCAGAAGCATTTGGGTTATATTGAGGATTGTCGCAAGCTGAATCTCGCACTGTTGCTCGGTTGGGCGGTGTTCCGATTCACGCCGACACAACTCGCTGAGGGCGAGCATATCAAGGTGCTCGCAACCGTCTGTATGAAATTGGCTCACCAATGACTCTAGACGTGTAGCTACGCACCGCTGTATAGTCAGTCATACACACGAGAGGAGCAGAATGAACAATCTGGCTTTGTTGCGCGTCGCGCGCGAGCCTGTACCTTTACGCGTAGCTCCGGTGCGCGTCGATCCTCATGTGCAGTACTGGCGTGCAGCGTTGACGAATGAATTGACGCTGTGCGACGAGCTTGAGTATGCGCGCACACTGCGCCGTATGCTTTCTGAGCTTGCCGATGGATGGCTAGTGCTACCACGTAGGTGTCGCTCGTGCGCGTATTACTTCGATCAGCCGATGCCGCCGATAGGTGTCTGGCGTGTGTACTGCTCGAAACGATGCCGTAACAATTTCAAGCGAAAGGTTCTATAAATGGTCACTGGCGATAAGATTGTCATTACTCCGTTTGTCGAAACAGATCCGAAGCCCGACATGCGCCTGGGTCGACACCAGGAACTTGACGGGCGCTCGATCCCGTACGCGATCAGCGCCGAAGACGCAGCGAGAGTCAAGATTCAGCCCGTCGAGTGGGTGCCGCCCATCAAGACGCTCAATCAGGGCAACCTCGGCTCGTGCGTTGGCAACGCGAGTACGTACCACCTATCCGAAGTGGTCGGCGCTGATGGGCTTGCGCGCGCAACTATCGATGGCGTGACGCTCAGCAAAGATGGCGACAACGAGCCATTCGCGGTGAAGCTGTATCACGGCGCGACTGTCAAAGACGGCTACCCGGGTTCGTACCCACCTGACGACACTGGCTCGTCTGGCCTCGGCGCGTGTCGCTTCCTGAAAGGCGTGAAGCTGATCGGCAGCTACACCCACGCGACGAGCGCGAAAGCATTCGGCGCGCTGCTCATGAAGCGCGGCGTTATTACGGGCTGGCCATGGTACAACGACTGGTTCAATCCAGACAGCAATGGCTTTATCGATCACGGCAACTGGCACGCGTCCGGCATCGCAGGCGGTCACGAGATTTACTGCGAAGCCATCGAAGCGTGGGACGACAGCGACCCTGACAAGTGCATTCTGCGCTTCCACAATTCGTGGGACACGTCATGGGGTGACGCCGGCCGATTCAGACTGCATCTGTCGACGTATGTCAAGCTGCAGTCGCAGGTCGACGTGAAGCAGTTCCAGATAGCCGCATAACGACTCACGGGGCGCCTAGTGCGCCCCAGTTCTCACACGACGAGAATGGACAACATGACAGTAGAGACAGTGAAGATCAACGCGCGTACAGTCGCAGATGTCGACCTAGAGGAAGTCATGGGCGACGACTTGGCCATTGTCAACGCCGCTCGCGTCAGTCTGGGAAAGCGTAGTAAGTGGCGATACAGATGCAACGCGTGCCAACTGGAAGATATTCCAGAGATGAACATCGCGACTATCGCGCGCGGCCCCGCACAAGGGAAGGTCGCTATTGGGCAGTGCTTTGCCGATCAGGGCCTTCCGTTTCACGTCGAGACGAATGTCACGCGTCACCTGAGTGATGCAGACATCGGCCTTATCAACTATCTGATGCGCAAGAAGCACGGCACGCCGTTCGAGATGGTGCAGCTACGCTTCCGAATCTCAGCGCCGATACGTGTCATGCGCGAGTGGCAGCGACATAGGATTGGCTCTTTCAATGAGGTTTCGACGCGCTATGTTGAGATGCAGCCAGACTTCTTCGTACCCTCCGACGGCGACGTGCGCATACAAGAAGGCAAGCCTGGCCACTACATCATGCGCGACGCGCCAGAGCTTGCCGAGCAGATAAAGTCGACAATGCTTGCTGCGTACGAGCTTGCGTGGTCAAAGTACGAAACACTGCTCGCTATGGGTGCGGCGAAAGAGCTTGCTGCGTACGTACTGCCGATGGGTCTGTATAGCGAGCAGATATGGTCGGTGAACTTGCGCTCGCTGTTCAACTTCGTCGCACTGCGCAACCATACCGAGGCATTGCGCGAGATTCGACGCGCTGCAGAGGTCGTTGAGAGCACCGCGACAGCGAATATCCCACACGCGTTCGCAGCGTTTGAGAAGAACGGGAGAGTCGTACCGTGACTGCAACTGGAAGTCCTGTCGAAGTCAACGCGAAAGATGCGGCGCGACTGTTCAAGCGCTACTCCGCGCCGTACGTACACGGCCCATTCGGACCGCCAACACCACCGACAGTGCAGCAGGCGATTGATAAGCGCTCGCTGTACGCGACGCTGCTGCTCAACTCGGAGAAGCAAGAAGTGCCGCAATTGGTGGTTCTCGCGAACCAATTGAAGTCGTCGAGCACACATACGGGTTTCGACGGTACTGAGATGCGCATCGCTGCAGGCGAGCTATACGCGAGTGACATCGCGAAGCTCGACGAAACGCCAAATATGGATATCGTCGATCTGCTCGACTTTATACAGCGCGTCAATCAAGCGCCGGCATGGGTTGAGATATACGAGGAAGATCCAATCATGCGCGCGATGATGCTCGAAGGCAACTTTGCCTATCGCGGCACGAAGGTCAACGCGTACGGTGACTTGACAGGTATGTACTATCGTCCATTCCCAACGGTTGCTGTAGACGATGTGACTGTCGAGCCGCATGACGCAGCGACGCTGACAGTGCTCGACAAGGGCTTTATCAGCGACGCAGAGTCACACGCGATTCTCGCCGAACTGCGTAATTTTGCGCAGTGGTGGAGCGACTACAGCGGCGCGAAAGTCTGGGCCGATCATTACTCGACGTACAACAAGAACAACACATGGTCGGCGTTCTCGTTGCGCAACTTCGTGCCAGACGATCCGACGAGCATCGTCAAGCCGAAAGAGATGCCGCGTGATTGGAAGAAAGAGCACGAGGACATGCTCGAACTCGAATGCGCTGACAGCATCGCGCTCGATCACTTCCCGACTGTCAAGGACATCATGCGCCGACTCGCTGTGATGGGTTACGCCGCTGGTTTCGAGCGCGTACGACTCATGCGGCTGACAGCGAGTGGCGGTGAACTGACGCGACATAGCGACATCACCGATCGCACAGCGGGTACGCGCGACGGCTTTATCTCGCGACTGCACATCCCACTCGTGACACACGAAGCTGTGCAGTTCCAAATGTGGGATCATCGCGGCCGACGCTTTCAGCGCCACTTGTCAGCGAATGACTTGTGGTATCTCGATCAGCGTAAGCCACATGCCGCAGTCAACAAGAGTGCTGTTGAGCGCGTGCACCTGGTTATTGACGTGGTCGCGTGTGACGCGTTTCGTTCGCAGTTGGCAGATGCGTATATCGACGAGATCGCTGCAGGCACACACGGTCTGCAACAGGATCCACTCTCGCGCGACTAAGCGCGAGCTTGCGAGCACTTCGATAGTTCTGTACACTACCGCGTACACACGATGAGACTCAAACGCTGATGGGATCGAAGCAGTTTGGCGACAGATACAATCGTCGAGGCAACTGGCGTCTAGACGTTGCGTCTCTTGACGAAGTTGCAAGCATGTTGCGCCTGAAAGGCGACATTAGAGACTTCGACGACTGCGTACACCCAAACTGGGAGCAGTACCAGTGCCCTGGCATGCCGCCTGCAACGTTCTGCATCCAAGCGAGCGCACCGCACACTGAGCATCTCGTGCGCGTGCCAATGTACGACTGCAGGAATTGCGGCGAGCGCTATTCGGGCGTGATACGCATCTCAGATCGTGTTGGCTTCTGTTCGCAGTGGTGTCAAGACAAATACGACGAGAAAGCAGAGACAGATTGTAATGACCATGACTGAAATGGACACCATCACATCAGATGATGTCGCCGCAGAGATCGCGCAGTCAGCGATGTTCTCAGACGAGGAGATCGAGCGCTCATCGCCGGTGTTCTTGCCTGGCTTTGAAGACTTAGGGCGACTGACTGGTCAGCCAGTCTTCGCCGACGAGGAAGTTATTGAAGCTGCAATGGCGTACTATCGCGCGCTCGGCTTCCCCTATCGCAAGCTGCCGATGCACGTGTCAATGCAGCAGATCAACCAGCTTGCGCAAACAGACGACAAGAACCTGCTCGGCACTGTCGTCGGCTATCAGGTCGCTGACACGTACCACCCGCATCGCTTTCACTCGTCAGCAGCGGGAATGAAATCACCGCTCGAATCGTTCGAGAGCGACAAGCAGCTACATCGAGCAATCGATAAGACGCTGCAGCACGGTGCGATCGGTGAAGAATTCTTGGGTATGATGGCGATTGTTGCCGGTACTCAAGCGTGCAGCAACTTCCGGCCAGGCTTCGCACTGAGCTACTACAGACGCTTCTGTCGTCGAGGCGGTGAGGTTGTGCTCGATACGTCGACGGGCTACGGTGGTCGACTCGTCGGCTTTCTCGCCACGAACACACGCGGGACGTACATCGGCATCGACCCGAACGTGCCAACGCATGAGGGCAACGTGCGACTGATGCAAGAGCTTGGTGTGCCAAAAGGCTACGCCGCAGTGCTCATCAATGCACCCGCAGAAGACGTTGACCCGAGAGTCGTACTGTCGCGCGACAACGCGACATTGATCGGTATGGAGGGTGACGGTGCTGCATGGGCGCTAAGCGAGTCGTGCGACTTCGCCTTTACATCACCGCCATACTTCTCGAAAGAGCACTACAGCGAAGACGGTACGCAGTCGTGGGTACGTTACGGTGACGATCCGACTCGCTGGCGCGATCTGTTCTTGCAGCCCATGCTGCGTCTGCAGTTCGCAGCACTCAAGCCAGGCGCGTACTCGTGCATCAACATTGCTGACGTGAAGGTCGGCAAGTTCGGCGTCGTACCGCTGAGCGACTGGACACGCGAAGCTGGCATAGCTGCTGGCTTTGAGTACGTGCACGAGGATAAATATCGACTCACACGACGAATGGGAGCAGGTGCATCGAACGGCGTCGTCGCATACGAGCCAGTGCACGTGTTCCGCAAGCCTGAGTCGAAGGTTCAGATTGTCAAAGAGGGACCAGTGACAGCAGCAGAGATCGCACAAACGATTCGACTCCCGCAGGACGACACGCTGTGCTCAGCGACAGACTGCGCACACAAGTTTGCGAAGCACGACGACGAAGACGGCTCGTGTCTCGTCAAGACATGCACGTGCGCGAGCTTCGAGACGCCATGGTGCTCTGAGTGCGGTGCTGACGCAGGCACTGAGCATGCGTCGACGTGCCCGACGCTCACGCCCGCGACTGCTGCGCAGTTGAACGGTCAAGTAGCTCAGGACGCCAATATCTTTCTCGCTGAGCGACCCATCGACGAGCACGTGTTGTGTGGTGAAAAAGACTGCTCGCATGCGCTCATCAAGCACGACGACGACGAAGGCGAGTGCCTCGTCAAGAAATGCGAGTGCAGCCACTTTCAGGTGGTGTGCGCCGTCTGCGCTGCGCGCGACGGTGAGCATCACCGAGAGCAGTGCAGTGAATTCGAGCCGAGCGACATCGCTCAGGCGGGTGCTGAGCTTGCAGAGCGTCTAGCTGTCGCGCGCGCGTCGAGCGGCATGGGCGTTGAGAAAGGTGTGGTAGCTGAGCAGTATGAGGCGCTGCTCGACAAGGCAGTTGCGACACCGACGCCAGAAGCGCCCAAGTGGAATTGCCCAGTCGACGACTGCGTACGCGACGACAAGCACGTACCTGGTAACGCGTGCAGTCGCGGTGCAATCGTTGCGACGCAGACAGAGATGCCTGTCGCCGTACAGCGTCGATCAGCGACGCCGCCTCCGGCCGCTGAGGGCAAGTTCACGTCGTACGGTGCTGCAACAGAGCATTGCAAGGAGCGCGTCGAGGACGGCGCAGGCAGACCGCTCTCCGTGAAGTGCAGAGGGTGTGGTGCACCGCGAGCATGCTGGTGCAATCGTGGCTGATCTAGCAAAGCTCGAAGCGTTGTGCAAAGACTTCGTGAAAGCACAGCACATCAGATCGGCGGAATCGATTTACCAGATGGATAACGTCATTGAGAACGCGTACGAATTTATCCAAGGCGTGTGCGACATCGTTGGCTACTTTGACGATGATGAGAACGATGATGGCTGATGTCGCGCTGTTCGTGCTGTACGACTACGCGCGCGATCAAGCACTCATGGAGAATCGACCTGAGTACATCAACAACGAAGGCGATCACTGGGTGTATCCGGGTGGCAAAGTCGAAGACGGAGAGATGCCCGAAGCAGCGATGCTGCGCGAGCTACACGAAGAACTCTCAACAGTCAAAGCTGACAGCTACGTCAAGCTTGTCGGGCCGGTTCTTGGCGAGAACGGCTGGAGCACGTACGCGTACCTGATACTGCGCTGGAGCGGCACAATCCCAGAAGTGACTGACGCGCAGCATCCTATCAAGTGGATCAAACCACTTGAGATCACTCAGGTGTCTCCAGGGCCGACAGCTACGCTGGCTGTCGCGTTGAAGCTCGTCAAAGTGCGTTGGTCGTGAATGGCAGCGCGCAAGACGCGACCGACAGGTAGACGACTCAATGGCACACACTATCTCGCAGAACGTGACGCGTGCATCAGAGGGCACAAGCTCGAAGGCGAGAACGTCGTGCATCGTCGCGACGCGAATCACCCGAACGGTGGCCGTATGTGTCGCACGTGCTCGCGCGAGCGTGCGCGTCTCGACAGTCGCATGCGCTACTGGCGCAAGAAGTGGTACGAACATCAACGCGTCGCACACTCGCATGCCCGCGCGTGTACAGACTGCGCTGATTGGCTGCAACAGTGCAGACTTTGGACTGGTCGTCTAGAGACATGGCGACTTGATGGTCGTCGACGTTGAGACGTGCCCGCGATGCGGAGTCAAGCATCGCGGGCTATTCTTCAAGAAGCTACAGCAAGCGTCGTCACCAGTTGCTGGACCGATTCAACCGTATACACACTGGTCGACGTGCCCGAAGACACACGAGCCGATGTTGTATGCGGTGCTACTTGAGGCACTTCCGCGTGAGCCAAGATTCAGTCAGGTCACCTAGCACCCTGAGACAGTCCACTGCGCGCGTCTGCCGAGCGCTAAGTCGTGCGCAGCGACAGACTCAGCCTGCCACGGTACCCACGGTGACCAGTCGAAGTGACCCATCTCAGCAGCGTGCGCGTAGAACGTGCCCGGCAGGTACTGCATCACACCTGACGCGCCGCTACCGCTTCTGTTCGCGACGTTCGCGCCGCCGCTCTCTTTCATCTCAATGCAGTACACCCGGGAATTGACGACAGGTGCGACGAAGGTGACAGGCGGCTCTGCGTTCTCACCCTGCCACTCGACGATGCGATTGCCGACGAGCGCAGCGTGAGCGTAGCCGTCTGTGAATGCGATAGTGCCAGTGTCACTGTGCCAATACACTGCGCCTGTTGAAGTCAACTGCATCGTGCCGATGTCAGTGCCGAACTCTCTCGTTAGCGGTGTACCAACGCGCTCAGGCAGAACGTCTGCGAGCTTTGCAAAGCCGTCGGTGTCGAACGATTCATCAGCGAAGACGCTGACAGAGCTAATGGCAAACAGCGCGAACGCTGCGAGAAGGGCGAGCCAATATCGCCAGTTTAGAGTAAGCACTGATCGACGTTATCGAACAGCGCTGCATAATGCAAATGAGGAGCGCGCATGAAACACTTGCGATTGGACTATCAGGGAATACAGGACACGGCCGGCTCGACGAGTATTGGCGAGGATGAACTCGTGTTTATGGTGCGCTCAAAAGATCGCAACGCATCGCAGACAGCGCGTGTCTGGGCGGCGTACACGCTGCGCGACGGCGGTGATCCTGCGATGTGTGCGCGCGTGCAAGAGTGGGCTGACGAGATGGACGAGCAGCGTGCGACGATGTTCCATGGTGGCAAGGTTGCAGACGTACCGCGCGACATGCTGCTCCCGTCGAATCGCATACCTGTCCCAGTCCCGATTTTCTGCCCACACTGCGGTCGACGCTTCGCAGACGGTCACACAGACGATTGTGCGCACGTGTTGTATCTGCAGGCCATCGGCCAGTCTGACACGGAGCAGAGCCAGTAGCGCTACACTGATCTCAGATGCAGCCGATGCGCGACTTCTCGAATCTGCACGGCGTTCGCCGCACCCTCAAGAAGCTGGTGTGGAATCCCACATCGCAGTCAGCGTGCGTTACGTGTAATTGTCAGTGGCTAGACCATCGACAGGAGCCGACAGACACAGCCTGTCGACGCTGCACGTGCGAGACGTTCGTAGTAGATACCAGTGGGCCACCCGATGAGGCGGTTACGATTGTCGAATGGCATCATCCTGAAACTGATGCCCTAATCAGTGACCCGTACGAGGTCGCTGAGCTTGACAGACGCGTAGCACTCGTCGGAGGGGCCAATGGCAGAACATAGGACACGTCACGAGGCCGAAGCGGCCGCAGACGATTGGGAAGACCCTGGCTACAGCGCTTTGCCACCTGAGGGCAGTACGTGCATTTGCGGTGAGATCGCGCATGCCGTTGTCGTTATGCAGACTGGCGTCGATAAGTGCGAGTCATGCGGTAACGAGAAGGCTGTCACTCAGGAGATCCACCTGTGTGACATACACAACGATCTCCGAATGCAAGGCAAGCTCGACGGCGGGAAGCTGCTGCTTGCGCACCGCTTGCACGTTGCCGGTGGCCTCAAGTCAATGGCCAAAGCCGAGCGTGACCAGACACTCGAACTCGTGCTCGGCGTTGCTGACCCAGGGAGCATACAGCGCGTCTGGGCGAGCGATGCGTCCGGCGTCAGTCTGCTCGAACGCACTGACTCCGAGCGACTGACAGCGCAGCTACAGAAGACGCTGACGCCGAAGGCAGCGAACGGGGAGGCCAAGTAATGCCACTCGTCAACGCCGCGCGCGACATTATCTGCGCGATGATTGACGGCGAAGCCGCCACGGCCTGGAACAACGCAAACGCGTATCTGGGTGTCGGTGATTCTGCGACAGCGTTTGCCACTTCGCAGACCGATCTGCAAGCAGCGACGAACAAGGTGCGCGTCGCGATGATGGCGACATACCCGTCGCGCTCGTCGAATGCGATCACGTTCCAATCGAGCTTCGGCAGCGCTGTCGGTAACTACGCTTGGCAGGAAGTGTCAGCGCACAATGCTGCCGCTGCTGGCACGATGCTGTTCCGATTCACCCAGTCGCTCGGCACGAAGGCATCTGGCTCAACCTGGCAACTCACCGTCACGGAAACCATCACAGTTTAGCAAACTCGTGTTCGAGAGCATAGGCGGCCTGCGTCGCAGGTCGAGCGGTCTATGGGTGCCAATTGGCACCCTTACGCTTGCGTCTGTTGCCGCACTCGCGACGCTTGGCATGGTGCAGCCTGTCAAGCACAAGTTTGCGAGCGCGAAGTCAGACAGCGCCGACGCAACGCTCGTCAATCCCAGTAATTGGAACGATACACACTCGGGTGTTGACGTGTACGTCGCGCCTGCTGATGTCTCGCAGTCGACAGTCACACCGGCAGATATCACTGGGCTGACGTTCGCGATTGCGGCGAGCCAGAAGTGCGTCATACGTGCGCACATCATGTTCCAGACAGCAGCGACGACGACTGGTCTCGGACTGAATACGAACGGCCCTGCAATCGGCACAGGCATCTTGCGCTTTACGTACGAGATCACGACGACGAGCGCAGGTGCGACAGTCACGGGTTCGCAGAGCGCGCATTCGTCACGTGTGATTGGTACTGGCGTTACCGCAGCGAATACGACGTACCCCGCATATGTCGACGGTTTCATCGAGAACGGTACGACTGCAGGTACTTTCGCGCTGCAGTACAGCAGCGAGGTTGCGGCGAGTGCCGTGACTGTGCGACAGGGTAGCTCGATGATCGTCTTTACGTACGGTTAGCTAATGGCCTTTGCGCCAGTCGCGTTCGATCTCGCTGCGTTCGGTGGCGGTCCGCTTGCTGCGCTGATACAAGACGACACACCTGTTAGCTGGTGGCGACTGGGTGAAGCATCGGGCACTGCGGCCTCAGACAGTGGCTCAGCAGGCGCACCTGGTACGTATACCGGTAGCATCGCGCTCGGGCAGATACCTCTAGAAAACGCAGATGCAACCACATCTGCCGGTTTTGACGGCTCGACTTCGTACGTCACTGTTCCGGACAACAACGCTCACTCAATCGGTACAACTGGTGCGCTGACTGTCGTAGCTGTTGTCATTCTGCCAGCGAAGCCATCAGCACTGCTCAGCATCGTCGCGAAAGCGACTGGCTCGGTGTTTGAGTGGGCATTGCGCGTCTCCGCTAACGGCGGTGTCGAAGCTGACGTATGGACGACGGGCGGTACAACCCTTGCGTCGTCAGGCGGTGCGAGCATCAGTACGTCGGTCTGGAACTCAGATTACCAGGGGCGCGCGGTACTGCTCGCGTTCACGTTCGATAACTCTGTGGCTGGCGTAAACCCGCTGCGTTCATACATCAACAAAACGTCATTTGGAAGCGCAGCGAAGACGCTTTCTATAGGCAACACGACTGCGCCAGTCACGATTGGTCGGCGCGGTGACAACACTGGAATAGTGCCGAACGGCACGCTTATCCAAGATGTTGCCATATTCGATCACGTGCTCAGCCCGACTCGACTTGCTCAGTACGTCGACGCGCTGCTTGGTGAGCCGAGCACGTCCGACACGTCTGCGCTGGCTGCGTCAGAGAGTGCTACTGCACCCGATGCAACGTTTGTCCCGACCGACTCGACAGCTTTGGTATCGTCTGAGCTTGCAACGCAAGGTGCTGTCTACGCGAGCTACAGCGGCGACAGCGATACGTTCGATACACCGACGAACTGGAGCATAGGGCCGCAGTCTAGCGTAACTGGTAGTCAAGGGCTACTAACACCGCTCAACACTGGCGCAAACAGTACGTACCTGTCGGAAGTCGCACTGCACGACCTGACCGGTTCGTTTGCGTCTGTGCAGATTGTGCAACCGCTCAATCAGGTTTCTGGCGCGCAATCGCAGTTCGAGTTACGTTCGCACGGTCTTGGCACGTACTCAACTCTGCTCGTGCTTGAGAATGGCATATTGTACTTTGAGCGCAATCTGGCAGGAACGTATACGCAAGTAGCGTCTGTTGCCTGGGATGCACCGAACATGACGTTTTGGCGCATCAGAGAGGCAGACGGCTATCTGTACGGTGATACATCGCCAGATGGCTCGACGTGGTCGAATGTCGGTTCGTTCCGTTACTTGGGCACACCGATCACCGTAACCGACATGCAGGTGAACATCGTCGGCAGTACTTGGAAGTTGGTCGCGTCACCTGGCACGTTGATCGTCGACAACCTGAATCTGTTTATCACCTCGATCACACCTGGTGATTCATCAACGATCTTGTCGACGGGCACTGACTCGCTCGCAGCGACGACGAGTGCAACTGACAGCGAGTCGCTCACTAGCGGTGAAACCGACGCACTCGCGACGACGAGCAGCGCATCCGATACAAGCGCTATTGCCAGTACTGGTTTCGATTCATGGCCAGCATTCTTACCAACGACCGACAGTACATCTGTCGGCAGTTCTGAGGCGTCGACACTCGGCAGCACAATACCGTCCACTGACAGTAGCGCGCTGACAGCGAGCGAGACTGCTACTGCGAATGCCGGAGGGCCTGCTGCGCAGAGCGATACTGCGGCGTTCGCGAGTGTCGAGACTGCCGCTGCTGGACTGACGCAGAGCACAGGCGTCGCGAGCTTTAGCGAAGAATTCAATAACAACGCCACTGGTACGTGGGGACTGTCGACCGGTGCAGTCATTAGTGGCGGTGTACTCACGACGACGATCCAGAGTACGACTGCTGCAGACTTTCAAGCCGCACAGACCACAGTCCTCTGGGATGCGACTGACGCGATTGTCAGCGCTCAAGTCGTGCAGTGGCCGAATGCACTCTCTGGTAGTCAAGCGATCTATGCGTTACGCGTCGCTGGACTCGGAAGTGACACTGTTGACTTTACGTGGGACAACGGCAATCTCACGCCAGAGTACTCAGTTGGTGGTATATACACACACGGGCCGACAATCACCGCACCTAGTGCGCCAGTGTTGTTGCGCTTCCGAACATCGCATGGTTGGCTGTATTGGGAATACTCATTTGATGCAGTGTCCTGGACTGCATTGTGGTCGTGGAACTACACGATTGATCTCGCGAGCGTACAGGTTCTGTTTGAGAGCCAGACTTGGAAGGCAGTTACCGGTGCTGGCTCTGCGATCTGGGACAACCTAAATGTCACCACGTTGCTCTCTAACGACAGCAGCGCCCTGTCGTCGAGTGAAACATCGCTAATTGGCGAATTACTCGTTGCAACTGACACTGGTGCACTTGCAAGCAGCGAGGTCGCACTCATCAGCGCTGTCGCAGTCACCGCAGTTGACAGCGATCTATTGCTCAGTCTCGAAAGCTTATTGCTGTCGAGCACGCGCAGCACGAGCGATAGCAGCGCGTTTGGCAGTACTAACGTTGCCAGTCTGACTGTCAGCACGGTCAGCGTAGATAGTGACGCACTCGCGAGCGGCGAGGTGCTGAGCGCCCAGCAGAGCACACTGGCATCTGACGCAGAGACGTTGATCGCGAGTGAAGCGACAGTAATCGCTGCGACATTGAGCGCAAGCGACAGCGAAGCACTCGTATCTGCCGAGCCAGTGTCAATGACCGCGTTTCGCAGCACGACCGACGCGAGCACGCCAGTCGGCACTGAGACGCCGACGAGCGCGCAGCAGATCGCACTGAGCGAGTCAACAGGCGTCGCGTCGAGCGACACTGCGCAAGCGACTGCGCTACCCACGCTCAGCGATAGCACGCCGCTGCTGAGTACAGACGCGTCGAGTCTGACAGCGCAGCCTGTTGCGAACGATAGCGAGTCACTCGTGACAGGTGAAGCTGCGCAATATTCTGCGCAGTCGACAGCTAGCGATGTCGCGCCACTTACAAGCGCCGAGCAGATCGCAGGCGTATTCCCTGTCCTTGCCAGTGACGCATCGAGTGTCAGCGCGAGCGAGTCTGACCTACTGTCTGCGGTGATCCCATTGGCTGATAGTGAGTCGCTCGCAAGTAGTGACGTGTTGAGTTACCTGCCAATGCTTGCGTCGAGCGACAGCGGCAGCATTGCGGCAAGCGAGATTGGTTTTGGTGGATCACCAATCGTCGCGAGTGAGACTGCAGCTATCGCGTCGAGTGAGTCGCATAGCTCGACAGCGAGCTACGCAAGCGGTGACGGTGTGCTCGTACACAGCGCAGAGCTTGCAGCACCGCTAGCAACGTCTGCAGCGAGCGAGACGACTGCTACTACGTCGAGCGAGCAATCGACGCTGACGCCCTTTGTGAGCGTCTCTGATGCGACGCTGACGCTCACGTCTGAGGCAGCGCAGACTACCGAGTTTGCGTTTCCAGTGCAAACGGGTGACGCATCGCCAATTACTGCTGACGAACATCTCTCACCGCTGATCGCATTCGCTGCGAATGAGACTGCAGCACTGCTGTCGAGCGAGCTTATCTCCGCACTCGCGCGCGGCACACTGAGCGACGCGAGCGACCTGAGTGCAAGTGAATTTGGCGATGCAATACGCCTAACAGCGTTCTTCGCAAACGACATCGCGCCGTTGCTATCTGATGAGTCGGGCACATATGCGGTGAGTGTCGGGCGTATCGAAACTGTGCAGATCGTAGCCGCTGAAACGCTGCTCATTTTCGGTGCATTCGCGATCTCTGACGATGCGACAGTCGCGAGCATCGAACTTGCCGTTATACCGGCGCTGCTGTTTATTGTTGACGCGTCACTGATACAGACAAGCGAGCTAGCGTCGACGTTGCAGTTTGCCGGCAAGGGCTATCACGACTTCTCGCCAGGTCGTACACGCGCAGATGTCGTCGATAATGGCAGTGTGACAACCAGTACAGCGCGACGCCCGACACGCGCAGAAATTCTTGTGCCAGGTAGACGCACTGCTAGCACCACCGCGCGCTCGACAGCAGCGACGACGAGCTTGGTCAGGAGATAGTCATGCCATCAGCAGCAACTCAATACGGCAAATCAGGCGACACGATCCCGCAATTTAGCGCAACACTACGTGACGCAGCCGGAGTGCCAGTTGCGCTACTTACAACTGATCTCGTGACGTTCAAGCTGCGCGAGCGCATGTCAGCAGGCGCGTCAATGGGCGGTACTGCGACGATCATCGAGCCAGATATAGACGTTGCGACTGACCCAGACAATCCAAACCTTGGGCTAGTCGAGTACATACTGGCACCGGGTACTGTACTCACGCCTGGCGTGTATCTCGCAGAGTGGATGCTGCACTCTGTCAGCGGTCACGAAACGACGTTCCCAGACGTTGGCGCAGACACCGTGTATATCTCGCGTCGCTTGCCAGCACCCGCGTGACGTTCTCGAAAGACGTTGCGGTACGCACTGGGCCATACTCCCCGGTCATATCACGAGACGTTGCAATACGTACTGGGCCATACTCTCCAGTCAGATCACGTGACCATCGCTTTACGACTCGACGCTTGCGCTCTGTTAGTCAGTCGTGTAGACTGAGACTACACACGACAGAGCAGGGAGGGCGTGCATCAAAGAGTACGCAGCGATTGAACCAGTGATCCCAGCGCGTTGAACGGGTCGTGGCTCTACCCGTAAACAGAGCCGATCAGAGACTAGGAGAATCACATGGCTGCAGAGACACTCAACAAAGTGATCTTCGGTGGACGCGTCGCAGCAGACGCCGAGATTCGCTACACACAAGACGGAAAACCAGTGTGCCACATTCGCTTCGTGCTCGGCAATCGAAAGAAGGGCGACGACGGCGAGTGGAAAGACGATCCCATGTGGATGCGCGTGACGTGCTTTGGTCGCCTCGCTGAGCGCTATTCAGAGCGCCCGCTGCTCAAGGGCCAGCGCATCACCGTGATTGGCCGCATCGACACGCCGTACATCTACAACGGCGAGCGCGGTTCGGGCGTCAACATTAGCGTCGTCGCTGACGAGATCGCACGCTACGACTTCGACGAGAGCGCTCAGCGTGGCGGCAACGATGAGGAGTTTGAGGACGCTCGTCCAGCGCGTCAGCCTGCTGCCCAACGTAGTCAGCCAGCAAAGGCAGCGGCGCCGCCCGCAGACGACCTGGATGATCTGCCATTCTGAGATGAGTAAGAAGCACGCCAGCGGTTACCCAGCCACGCGCGAGCGTGTGTCCGCACAAGTCAAGTCGGTCGTCAGACTGCTTGACTTGGGCGTGGACGAAGCAGAGGCAGTACAGATCGTCAAAGACTATGGCTGCGAACGTGTGCATGAGCTTCTCGAACTGTCAGACTCACAACTGTATGCCCCTGAGGGCGAAGGCGAGTCGGCACGCGCAAGCGCCGAATGTGCACTGCGCGCGTACATCAAGACGCAAGTCGACGCGACGCGCGACAAGCATCCGTGGCCGTATCAGTCAGTCTGCGATCTACTGCAGAAACACGGCGAAGTCTTCCGAGTCGAGTCGTACGCGAAGCAACCATATTCGCTCGGCAAGATTGGCCGCTGCTACGCGAACGCGATTGATGCGGTGCTGCGCCGACCGACGCATCTGACGTACGTCGAAGGCTACGCACTGTCGCGATTGGGAGTGCCATTAGAGCACGCGTGGGTCGTCGACGACGCTGGCAAAGCGTGGGACGTTACATGGAAATGGTCAGAGCGCAGCGAGCATCACCGAGCAGACGAGAGTGCGCTCATCGGCGTTCGTGTGCCTATCAACGCGCTGCAAGCTCACTGGAGGACGTGTGCTGGCGCGGCGTTTCTCGAAGATAGGCGGCATCACTTTCCAGCGCTGCGGGTGCCGTATTCCGCCTGGTCAGACGTGCTCGTTGACGAGCTTGCGCAGATACGCGAGAAACACTGTCTGCCAATCGTTGCGTCAGGAAAGGCAGTCGAAGACGAAATGTCCGGGATGATAAACACACTCGTTCCGGGTGCTGTCGTGTGTACGCGGTGCAACACTCAGATTCTCAAGGATGAGAAGCGTATGTGGATAACAGACGTGACAGACGGTACGCAGTCGAGAGTATGCGAGCCGTGTGGTTTGACGGTTGCGGCGCGCTACAACGTGCCGCTAGTCGAATGACGTTTGGTCAGAGCGCTGGTGTGGCGGTGAGCATAGCTGTTATCACTGCGGTATATGCTGTCGCGTGCTCAGCGCCAGTCACTCATCCAGAAGCGGCACCGACGCCATACCCCGAGACTGCAGCTATCGGTGTCGCGACGTACTTTGCTCGCGACGCCGAGCACCCGGAGCAGATCGTCGTGCAAGACGTGAACTCTGCGCAGAGCGAGATCGTCACCGCCATGTACAGCTTCACGTACAAGCCAATCTGGGACGCGTACGTCGCAGCAGTCAAGCGTGGCGTAGCAGTGACGCTGCTGACAGATCAGACCGAGCTACGCGGCAATGCTGCACAGACGAGCGGTGTTGCGTCGCTGTGTGCGCTCGGCGTCAAAGTGCGCGAGAACGTGCCGAAAGGTCGCGCGCTCGAACATCTCAAGCTGAGCGTGATTGATAAGCGCATCGGCTTGGTTGGTAGCTTCAACTACACAGTCAGTGCCGTCTTGACGAATGACGAGATACTCATCAGAGTCGCGTCACCGCTCTACGCTGCAGACTGGCGCACTCACATCCTCAAGATGTATTCAGACTCGACGTATTCGCGCGACGCGTGCTCGCTCGTCTCACCGAGCACACCGACAGCGACAGACAACGCCTCAGACGGCGGCGAGTAACAAAGGTCACAAAGCTGGCAAAACTCTTGCGATTTATGTAGTCAGCACTGCATACTCAGTAAGTCACACACGACGAAGGAGAAACAGAACGATGTACGCAAGCGATGCAGTAATCAAGTTCTTGCCAGCGACCGAAACGATTGCCGTTGCCAATGAGATCGTCAATCGACTTGGCCGACTCAACGAAGACGTGTCGGCAACAGACGTGTTCGCGACGTACGACGCGATGAAACGAGAGCAGTTCACCGCAAGCGTGCAGGCTGCGCTCAATCAGGGCAACCACACGAGCGCGCAGCGCTGCAACAATCAAGTACAGCACATCATCGACAGCATCGCTGCTGACAGCTTCACGACCGTGACGCTCAGCGGTTGCCGCAAACCAGCGTACTGGCTGCATCGCAACAAGTTTGACAATCGCGTGATCGTGTCTGATCGCAAGGGCATTCGCATGCAAGCGAGTGTCGATGGCGAGAATGGCGCCGCGGGTCGCGACTACGTGTCTAGCTTGCTCGGCAAGAAGCTCGCAGAGGGAGCGCGAGTCGATCAGGGCGTGAGCTTCTGATCGATGTCACAAAGATGGCTAAAGTCTTGTTTGTCGAATAGTCAGCGCTGTATAGTGGACGCATGAACACGACGAGCGAGCAGCAGCCAGTCTTCCAGACTCGACACTTTCACATCTACAACTGGAACAATCGGGTTGTCTTCGCGTGTGTCAGCGCGACACGTATCGAAGCTGGCAAGATGCACGGTGGGATTCGGGAAGTGCGCAGCGAGCGTGACAAGTGCGCGCTGCGACGAAAGCTGGAGGCGTAATCATGAGCACACCGCTAACCACAGACGAGATCACCGCGATTCGTGCCGATCTGAAGGCGAACGGCCTGAGCCGCATCGTCAACATGCGCGTCAACAAGCAGCAGTACGCGGCTGGCAGCATCTCACTCTACCCAAGCATCGCGACCAGATCGAATTCCTACAGATGGAGTGCGCGCGAGTTTCCGCTTGTTTTCGAGTTTGTGCGTAAGCACAATCTTGGGGCGATCAACGGCACCGACTATTACGTGCACGATCTCGGCCACGTCGAGACGGTGTACGGTGCGGGCTTCGCGTTCATCGCACGTAAGACAGACTGATGAACTTCTGGTACGTGCTCGCGAAGCTCTTGAGTCTGCATCGCGACGTGCGCGCGCTGCAGCGTGGGCCCGATGCGTTCGCGCGTCGACAGCTTCGCAAGTCGCTGTATCGCACAACTGGCCGGCAGATCAATTCACTCACACGACGGAGACGAGCATGAGCGATAACCCATTCGAGCGCGCACAAGCTGCGCAGAAAATGACGAGCGCAGAGACGCCCATGGATCTGATGGAGGCGGCGAAGTACTCAAACCCACGTCTCAGCGAGCTTGTTGCGGCGAACCTCGACCTGTCGCTGCAGGCGATCAGACTCGCTGAGACATCAGCGAAGCAGTCAACGAACATGGTCAATCAGATGACACTGCAGCGCGTTGCCGAGAAGCTCAAGAGTGCACTGCATCAAGCAGCACACCCGCAGGCAGCCGCTCAGGCACAGCAGCTTGCAGAGGATGACGTTCTCGTCGTCGAAGTCAGAAAGACGGCTCAGGCGCGTCTTGACGCGATCTCGCAGTCAGAGCAGCGTAAGTACTGGTTCGACGGCGTGCCGAAGCTCGTCGAGCTTGAGGTCGAGATCAATCGCGACCTCGTCGAGCCGCTTGTGGCGTCGGGTCGTATCAACAAAGGACTTGTGCGCATCTGGGTTGGCCCGAATCACGTGCTCGCAGTGCATCATGTCGCACTGGAGGTCGCAGCATGAGCCGACGTGTGCGCTACATGCTGATGCTGCAAGCAGTCGTGTTGCTGTTCTCTGGCTACGTGTGGGGGTCGCTCGTGCAGCGCTTGATTGACGGCATTCTCTGGGGCACAGCGCAGACTAACGACGAGATAGACAACTGGAAGCTCTTACTGTTTTCCGGTGGCTTCGTCGTCGTGCTCGTCGTGTTTCTGATTGCGCGCAAAGTGTTCCAGAAAATGCTTGACGCTCAAGTGCGCAGTGCTGTAGACTGAGACTATGAGCACGACGACACAGCGACAGCAGCTTGCCGCTCTGCGACCCAGTGGCGAAGCCTACAAGCATCACACGTATTGGTTCGCAGACGTTCGCAATGGTCGCAGTCACGCGTGTGACTGCCCGGACTACTTTCACCGCAACATCGTTGCCGGCGAGCCTTCGCACCTGTGTCGACATCTGCGCGAGCTTGCAATCGTCGCGATGCAAGCGATCCACAGTGCAGTGAACACCGCGCGCGACGGTAACGTCGACGAGATCGCAGACGCACTGGGAATTCCGCACCCAGTGTTCCACGCGTACCAGTCTGTCTACGTTGACGGCAAGCTCGACGACACAGCAGCAATTCGCTATGCGCGTAGCTCGCACATGCGGCTCGTGTCATGAACTGGCAAGACGAGTACAAGCGCTGGGCGATCTACCGTGAAGCGATCCGACACGGTTTCTACGATGATTGGTCTATCGCTGACACTGCGCTGATCGAGCGCGTGCTGAGGTGTCCGATCAAAATCGAGCAGACTATCGATGAGCTTGAATTCGATGCAGTCGTGCTTGAATTGCCAGTTGTCGTAGACAACGTTCTGGTTCAGTAGAGCCACCAATACACGACAAGGAGACTTACCCAGTGACTTCTCGACTTCGTATCGCCCTTGCATTCGCGCTACTGCTCGCTGTGGTGTTCCCAGCGGCGTCTGCGTTCGCGTGGACGTGTCAGCCGGGCGTAAAGGACACGCCCGCTAACGAGCAGGCAGGACTCTGCGTTTTGCATCCAACACCGACCCAAATCCCGACGACTGCACCTACTCCGCAGCCGACAGTGCAAACACCTGCACCGACCCCGCCGATTGTCGTCGTACCCACGTCAGCGCCGCCCGTGAGCGCACCGCCGCAGACCAATACGAGCAGCGCGCCGAGCTTTGAGAACATCTGCGTCACGAGTGTGAGCGACAACGTGCAGCACACGGACATCGTGCGCACGAGCGACGCCAATGCGTATCTCGCGCAGCACGCTAACGCATATCACATGCCAGACATCGGCAACTGCGGACCGACAGACGTGTACTTGCAGACTGCAAAGCCGACTGTGGCGATCACGCCCGTCCCCGTCACAGCGACGCCAGTAGCAACTGTCGAGTCGACGCCCGCGCCAACTGTGACGCCAGAAGCGACGCCGACTGCTACTGCTACGCCAGTTATGACGACGCCGACTGCGACGCCAGAAGTCGTCGAGACACCAGTACCCGCTGTGCCTGACACGGGCGACGGAACTGCCGCCGATGAGATCGCTCCTTAGCATCACCGCAGCGCTGCTTGTCGCGGTGCTCAGCGTGTCGAGCGCCTACGCTGACGATCTGACTGTCTCGATCCCAGACATCAGCGTCAGCGCAGCGACAGAGCGACTGGGTGTCGTCGATGACGTGCTCAGCGCTCCAGACGATCCCGACTCGCTCGGCGTATTCGAGTTTGGCGAGCAGACGATCATTGCCGGTCACCGAGACTGGCAGTATCGTCTGCGCGCTTTCTCTCGCCTGGATCAGCTACAGCAAGGCGCAGAGGTCGACTTGAGTGACGGTCGCAGCTACAGCGTCGACTCGACTGCGGTGCTCGACGTAGACGACGCAGACGCGTGGTCGAGCTATCTGACTGGTGACGACTCGCTCGTACTCGTAACGTGTACAGGCCCGTTCTCCTTGAGTCGACACGAGTACTTGCAGCGCTTCGTCGTGCTCGCGTTGCCAAATTAGTACTTGCGCTGCGATATGCAGTGCTGTATAGTGAGAGCAATGAACACGACGACAGAGATCAAGCGCACGACACTCACCGCTACAGCCGCAGCCAAGCTGCACTGCTCGCAGACCCACCGCTGCACCGACAGCGTTGTGGTCGTGCTGAGCTACCAGTTCGCAGACGGCGCTCGGCTCAACCACTACCCACTGTGCGAGTCGCATCAGGGCGACTATTCGCGCGACAGCCAAACGCTGCGCGCAATCAAGGAGATCGTGCGATGAGCAGCGTTCTGCCAGCGATGCCGAAGAACGCGATCCAGCGCAGCAAGCTCGAACTCGACGCAGAGAAAGCAGCGCGCAAGTCGCTTGAGGACAGCATCACCAATCTGCGTTCGCTGATGCACAGCGACAAGTTCCGCGAGAACCCGTACGTCAACATCGTCGACATCCTGACGTGGGCAGAGCAAGCGATGAGTGCTGCGAGCGACGCCGAGTCTGCTTCGTACGCAGTCGGCCGTATGCGCCAAGCTGTGTACAGCAACATCACTACAGCGCTCGACACGAACGGCGCCAACGCTCTGTACAAAGTCGACGCGTTCGCTCTCGAAGGACCTGAGACGCGCACTGTGTACGTGCTCAAGTCAGATGTCGAATTCGCGCTTGAAGTGCTGCGCGCTGATGGCATCTACTATCGCGCCGAACTGAGCGAATGGGAAGATGCACGACCGTGGGAGCGCGAAGGTCGCTGGCTCTACGCACAGTCGGTGACGCTGTGAAGCACGAACAGACCGAATACACGCTCGGGCCTGCGCCAACCTTTTACCATCACGCGCACTGCTCGTGCGGCTGGAGAAGTAAGGGCAGAGGTCACGTTGAGACTGTGCGGCGAGACTGGGAGCAGCACGAGCGAGAATCCAACTTGCCGAAGCTCGTCGAAGGCGAGTGCTCGTGGTGCTGTGAGCGGTCTGCGCGTTGCGTCGAATTCTTCTCCGGACTGTCGTACGCGCGACTGTGCCCAGACTGCATCAAGCGCATGCACAAGCGTAACAACCAGCTTGCGACAGCAGATCGTCACGTGCGCTATGCGGAGAGGGCTGGACATGCCAGATAGGGTGCAGTCAATGGAAGGCATGATGCTCGAAGCTGAGCAGCACGCGGCGCGCAACGAAGCCGACAAACAGGCCCTTGAGCGCATTGTCGAGAACCGACGACAAGCGTTGCAGATCGCAGAGACGAAGTGGACGGAAGTGCGCGATGGTCTTGTGTTGCAGCTACAGTGCTGCACAGGACCTCGTGACAACTTCGCGCTGCCGAGTGTCGTTGCGCACAGCGCAGACAAGCTCAATCAGTGGTTGACAGCCTACGATCAAGCGAGTGAGGAATACTACGCCGCACGACGGGCGCTGCGCTGCTTGAGAGGGGAGCCAGAAGATAGCTAACGTTAGACTGTCAACGTGAGCGAACCAGCAGCGAGCGACGTTGTAGAGGCGTTTTGCGACGCGCTCGCTATTGCGGTCAGATACGCCACAAGAGCGCAGCGAATATATCTGCGCATCAATGGGAAGCGAGGAACCGGAACAGTGGTAGATATTCCTGATGATCGCGCATTCGGCCTTGTCGTCGACTTTGAAGACAAATTTGGCGAACAGGCGCGCGAGCCGGGCGCAGTCACTTTCAGCAGCGACCAGACTGATCTCGTCACGATCACGCCGAACACGATGCTTGACGCCGACGGCAATGTCGTGCCCGCAACTGACGACATGCACGCGACTGCTATGGCGAACGCCGGCAGCGGCAGCTTCAATCTGTTCGCGAGCAGCGGCACGCTGAATCTCGAAACGCCCGAGGCGTGCAACATCGTCGCTGGTTCTGCGGTGACCGGCCACGTGGTCGTCGAATTGACGCAACCCGCTGCGTCGTCGGCACATCACCGCACTCACAAGGACAAGTAGCTCACAGGCGTCGCAGTTTATCTGCGGCGCCTTCTCTGACACACACGACGAATGGTGGGGCCACCGATGAGTGACTTATTGATCGAGCGCGCGACACACGACGATTACTGGCTTATTCAGCAGATTGTAGAGTCTGCAAATTTGCCATCAGACAATGTGCATTCGACACCGTTTCTGATTGCGCGCAAAGATCAAATACCAGTAGGCGTGATTGGCTACAGTATCGAGAGAGAGGGCTGGGTGCATGTGCGCTCACTCAGCGTACGTAAGTCGTTTCGGCGTCAAGGTATTGGCGAAGCACTGATACAAGCGCTCGTGGACTATCTCAAGACGCGCGATGACGCAACGGTGTTGATCGTTATGTGCATGTACTGGAACATTCGTTTCTACAAGAATCGAGGTTTTCAGCGCATCTCGTCGCAGGCGAAGCAACACGATCCAGTCGCAGCGCTTGAGGAACATTCGCACTGCACGTGCTTCGCTCTGCGACTACAGCAGCCTATTGAGGACGTGCTCGCGCCGCAGATGCTAAATGCCAAGTAGGCCACCGCTACCCGACAGTGACGCTGCGTACGTTTGCCGTAACCATCACACGGACGAGCTTGTCAGCGGCGCATTGTTCTCTCAAAACAACGAGCATCGATACGCGCTCTGGCGCATGTGGGGAGACGGTGCGTACGTGCTGTTTTGCGGATTGAACCCGTCGACTGCTGACGATCTCAAGAACGATCCGACGTGTACGCGTGAAGTGAACTGGGCGCGAGCATGGGGCTTCGATGGCTTCGTCAAAGTGAACTGGGGCAGCTATCGCTCGACGAGTCCGCTCGTGCTCAAGGGTCTTGGGCCTGACACTGCGACTGGTGGGTTATTCAACGATATCGCGTTGATCCACTACGCTCGTCAGGCCGCGCTCGTCGTGGTGTGTTGGGGCGTACACGGTGCGCTCTGGCAGCACGGTAGGAAGGTCGTCAGAGCATTGCAGACGTGGGACGTGCAGCCATACGCGTTTCACTTCTATCGCGCTGGTAAGCGTTACGCAGAGGTGGCAAACGGTGAGCCTCGTCACACGCTGTACCTGCCAAATTCTGCTCGACTGCACGCGTATCAAACGCGCCTCTAACGCCACGCTGATGCTGCTCTGATACGAGATGTCGCATTCTGATGTACGTAAACAGACCGGGGTAGCTCAGTTGGTAGAGCACGGAGCGGGTACAAGTCGACACGATGAGCGCGCAGAGCACGTAGCTAGTGCCGAGCAGACTCAAAGCGAGAATTCGCGGCCCTTGCCGAAGCCAGACACGTTTGCAAGCGTGCGCGGAACAGGGAAAGAAACCTCCGAGGTCGTGGGTTCAAGTCCTGCCCCCGGTGCTAGATCGAGAGCAGGCGTACAGCTTCGCTGGCGTCAAGCTCTTGGCAGAGCAGAGTGCCCGTACGCGTACCGCTGGGTGCTGCCACTCGGTCGCTTCGGCTCGATCAGGCTGCATCAGTGGTTGCGATCAGACGACGAGCGCGCAGCGCACGATCACCCGAGCGACTTTCTGACGCTCGTGCTGTTCGGCGGCTACGTCGACGCGCTTGAGCATGCAGACGGCTCGCAGAGTTACGACAGACTAGCTGTCGCAGCGGTGCGCTACAGACGCGCTGAGCACCGTCACAGAGTCGTCCTGACGCATTCCCCAACGTGGACACTGCTGTACTTTGCGCCCGCGCGTCGTGACTGGGGTTTCTACAAGCGTCGAGCGATCGGTGGCTTTCGCTTTCTTCGGCAACACAAGTGGTTCGCGAGCTTCGGTCACCATCCGTGCGACCAGCAGTGACGCGTCCGTAATGTTTAGCTCTTGTCTAAGCAGCCGTGATTACACATACTGCGCTCGCTGACAGCGAAGACTGTCAAGCACACGACTAAGGAGCGAACGATGTTTCGCACAATCTCTCGCACTGTCACTGTTCTCGCCGCCGCTGCAGTTCTCGCCGCCTTCGCTGTTGCACCCGCGTCAGCGTATATGCCAACGCAGAGCGACTATCTGCATCTCGACAACTTCAACCTGAAAGCTCAAGACGTTGGCGGCAATAACTGGCTGACGCTGGGTGATCTCAAGACGACTCGCTATGCCGTAGTGCGAGCCACGAACGTCAAAGGCGCTGCCGGCGTGACTATGACGCTCTGGGTGAGCGGTCGCGAGGACAAGCTTTACGTGCAGAACAACCAGACCGTGCTCGTCGACTTCGGCAAGTACATCAACACTGACACGTTCACCGAGATGCAGATGCAGTTCCCGCGCGGCACTCAGGTGACCAACGTCACGCTCGACGTGTACGCAGTGTCGAGTGGCTTCTTCTCTGCTATCGCTGCGCCGACGCCAGCGCCGTACGTTCCCTAGCTTTCAGCGCTCGCGTCACAAAACGCCACGAGTCTTCGGATTCGTGGCGTTTTCTATTGCGCTCGCAGTATGCAGCACTGTATATTGAAAGAGTCATGAACACGACGACGCGAACAGATGTCCACTCACCGAAGAACCTCATCACTGAGGACTACGAACTCGTCAACTGCTTCGACAACCAGACTGCCTGGGCAATCACTGAGTACGGCTTGACGATCTCGCGCAAGCTGCACGCTGATGACGAGCTTGGTCGCGGTGCGAACCAGTGCCACCACTGCGGCGCTCACATTCGCTACTTTGCAGTGCTTGAGCACACGCCGACCGGCAAGTACATCGTTGCTGGCGAGACCTGCGTCGACAATCGATTCTCGCGAGCGACCGCTGACTTCCAGCGCCTCCGCAAGCAAGCTGAGCTAGATCGCGCGCAGCAGCGCATCAAGCGAGCGCTCGAACAGTTCGCCGCTGACAACAGCGATGTTGCGTTTCTCGCGACTGGCGAGCTTCCGGAGAGCATCTCGTGGAACAACTTCGTGAGTGACATCTCGCGCAAGCTGCGCATGTACGGCGAGATCAGCACTCGTCAACTGACCGCCGTTCGCGACGCCATCCAGCGCGCCGAGCAGCAGAACGCAGAGCGCGCCGCTCGCAAAGCAGCCGAAGCGACGCAGATCACGAGCGATGTCGTTGAGGGCCGCATCGAGATCAGCGGCGAAGTGCTCTCGACCAAGTGGATCGAAAGCCAGTTCGGTAGCTCACTCAAGATGCTCGTACGCGACGCTCGTGGCTTCAAAGTCTTCGGCAGTGTCCCGAGCAGCATCAGCGCGAATCGTGGCGACCGCGTTCGCTTCGTCGCGACAGTCGAGCGCTCGCGCGACGACTCGCAGTTTGGATTCTTCTCTCGCCCGAGCAAAGCAGCGGTCATTACGACCGCTGCGTAGCTTGCACGTGAGTTAGCAGTAGAGTAGACTGAGACTACACACGACAAGGAGACAGTCAGATGCCTAAACTCGAACGCGCCGCTCGCCGCGACGCACGCGAAAAAGCCGAACCACGCCGCAACGTGCACCAGAAGTCGGCTCGGCGCCGACAACTGCGCCGCTCAAGCGTCATGCGACTTACGGCCGCTTACGGCCGAGCCGCATGACGAGCATCGATAAGCTCCCGAATGCACTCGTCGAAGCAGCGCGCCAGACTCTCGGCGTCGACGCTGGCGACACAAGCCGCGACGCACTGATTGAGAGTATGAACGCGCGCACGCTCGTCAGCAAGTACACACAGTGGCATCTTGGCGATAGATCATGGGGCACGGCCATCTACGACTACATCAAGGAGATCGAGCCGTGACACTCAACTATCAGCCAATCCCGAGTGTCAGTGGCAATGGCTACACCGCGCTCACACTGCGCGAACCAGGCGAATGGTTCGACCAGCCGACGTGGTTCGTGTTCGTGGGAGGTTGCGGTGTTGCGCAGACCACGACACAAGCTGACGCCGAGCGCGAGCTACTCGCGCGCGCTGTTAGCTACTGTGACCGACACATCGCGTACGCCAAGACGCAGATTGAGCACTACGAGCGTCAGAAACGGGTGCTGCAATCGAATGGACTGATAAGGCAGGTTGACTGAGTGGCTTCCGGCAATATCGACGATCCAGAATTCACGTTCAACGATCTAGTCGACTGGGCGGCGAGCTACTTGCTGATCGAACTGATAGCTGGTCGCTTCCGTCAGGGTGTTTGGATGGTGTGTTCACAGTCCGTACGTTGGCGAGCGATGCGCAGTGATGAGGCTGTTGGCGCAAATATGTCGTGGACGAAGAAAGTCAAATGACCGACGACGAGCGCATGTCACTCGACGAGCTACAGCGCCTCATGCAAGCGCATCAGGCTGAGTGGGTAATCATCCCCGAACAGAAGCTAGACGAGCTTGGCATTGTCGACTACACGAGTCTCAACACGACCATAAGCTCGTCGCGCGAACTGCTGTGTCGTGAGTGCTTTATCGCGACACGATCCATCGTGGTTGCGGCGTGGCCGTGTACGACGCACAAGCTGCTCGCGCGTAACCAGGAGATGACCGAATTGGTACAGCGCTTGTGGGGAGCGGTGCATCACTTGGATCGTGAGAATCCCTTTATACGCCAGGCATACGAGCACCTCGGGCTACACGTCGAGCGCTGAAAATGGAGCATCAATGTCGATAACGCTTGTGTTTCCAGACTGGCCAGCGTGGGTCTACGTAGTCGTTGTTGCCCTGTTGGTACTCATTGGCTCGATAGGTGAGCAGATCGGGCGTGATCTGTACGACTTTTTCGCTCGACGCGTACGACGATGACTGACAAGCTGCTACATGGCCTACGACCACTGACGCTGCAGTACGCCGGCATGATCGCGCTCGCGCTGCTCGAAAGCGACGAGTTTCGCTGCACCGCTGAGAAGTGGATGGACGACGACGCAGATCAGCACGAAGACTGGTACGACGACAAGGATCGCTGTACACACGTGCTGACCGTCGAGATCGAACACGAGTATGGCGAGTACGGGTCGCTGCTGTCTAGCGCGCTCGTCGTGCGCGGTGTGTGTGCAGCGTGGCACAGATACGAGTGGGGCGAAGGTGGCGTATACGAGGAGATCGCGCATCGCTACAGCGAGCGTCAGCAGCTACTCCGTCGTGTGCGCGAAGTGATGCGCCTGGGTGATCTACCAATCAAGCACAAGATGTGGGATGTGATGCCATTCTGATGCCAACAGCTATTACAACAGACGCTAGCTGCGAGACATGCGGTAAGCGTGTCGAATTCTGGTACACGTCAAGCGGTCCCGTCGATGTCGGCGCGTGCACAAACTGCGGTGCGTCGGCGGTCTTTGCGCATGTGGTGTCTTCGACGATTGCTAATTACGGCGACACGGGCATGTCGCTCGAACAGCTTGGCAAGCTACCTGCACACGAAGCCGACTCTCTGCTCATGCGCAAGCTGTATGAAGTCAAGCAGCAGATCAACGCTCTGACCGCCGCCGCTAATCAACTCGATTCAATGCTGTACGAGCGCGTCAGGTCGCGCGGTCCCAAAGCAGATCGTACGAGCGACGGCGTGTACGAATACCGAGTACACGAGACAGTCGGCAAGTGGTCTTTCAATCTCGAAACACTTGCCGAGTTACAGCAGCACATCACACCAGACGAATTCGACAATGCCGTTGTGTTCGTGCCAGAGCAAGTGATTGCAGCGACGCGCAAGCCGAATAAGACGAAGCTCAACGAACTCGCGAAGCGCGGTGGCGACATCGAGCGCATCGTAGACGCGGGTTGCTCGCCAGAATCGACGAGCATCAAGACAGAAGTGACACGGAAGAAGAAGTGACACGTCTGTCGCAGGCGGCGCGTGTGCGGTGTCAGTCATGCGATTGGCGTGGCTATCGTACGTACTTCACAGAGTGTGAGCACGACACCGCCTGCTCATGCGCGCACCTCAGCGTTGTCGCAAACCCGTGTCCGCGCTGTGGCAGCAGACTGCTCGGTGAGTATCCAAGGTATGCACGTGAGGAGGTCACACGACGAAAATGAGCGACAGCCAGGAGCACTATCTGGTGGTGCGTAACGCGCTCGACGAGCAGAACCCAGACAAGTACACCCACCTACTGCGCAGTGGCATTGGTTCTGCTGCACAGTGGAGTATCACAACTGCACTGCAGGAGCTTGGCGTCAAACACCGCTATAGCGTCAGCGTGCAAGACATTGCAATTTGGACGACGCCAGATGACGCCGAACGCGCCGAGTGGATCGCGCACCGCGTCGAGGAGCGCTCCAAGACGTGGGAATTCGTGCAGCGCTTCGCTACAGTTATGGAGCACAAGTTCTCACTGAATCGCCACAAGGGTGATCGTGATGGCTGGCTTGTAATGTCGCCAAACGAGATCATGCTCAAGCTACGCGCTGAGATGTGTGAGCTTGAAGCCGCATATCACGAGTGGTATCTAAACTCAACAGTTGAGGCAGCGCGTGCTGTGCTGCTGGAAGCTGCAGACGTTGGTAACTTCTGTGTCGAGCTAACCGACAAGATTGGTGCCCTCTGATGGCGGCCATTGTCGCGCGCGAACCTGGTAAGTCAGCGTCGGTAGTCAACAGTCAAAACGTGGCGTTTGTCGATGCTGACTACCGACGCAAGACAGTGACCGTGTACTTTGCGCCAAGTCCAGCGAATGTCTTGAGCAAAACATGGTTATTCGACTCCAGAGAAGGTGTTGACAGGATGCTGGACACGTGCGCTGCTGCGTTCGACGCCGACGCTGGGATTGGTAGCAATGATTGACGCTATCGAGGCGCGACTCATCAGCGGTTGCACAGAATGGACGACAGCCGACGTGCAAGCGCTCGTCGACGAGATGCGTAAGCCGCTACGACACGAGTACGACCCAGTTTCGCTGCTTGAGGCCGCACAGTGGCTAGAGACGTTGCGCTCGCTGTATCACCGAGAGGAGGCGTACTGCAAAAGGCTTGAGGCCGCCAACGCAGCGATGCGCGAAGTCGTCGAGTTTGCCGGCTACTGGGCGACCGCTCGCGGCAAGCATATCGAGCGCTGGGCGCGACGCCTCAAAGAGGTGTACCGCGAGTATCGCGCTACGACACCGCAAGAGACTGCCGCAGGGAGCTACATGGGATGAGCGTAGAAGCCGCATTGACGTTGGCTGTTGTGTTTGACATTATCATGCTCGCCTGGCTGTTCGCGCTGACAGCGAACGTGCGCGCACTTGAGTCCGATCTGCTGGCGATGTATCGGGAGACACGCGAGCGCACAAAGTGAGTGGGCCACACTGCGACGTGTGCGGTGCTGACAGCATTGCTGTCGCGTGCAGTGCCCTGGGTGCGGTCAGCTTCGCTTACTGTCGAGACTGCGCTATCAATGGTGCAGAGCCGCGCGGCATTCTTGAGGGCATGGTGCTCGACATGATGAGCGGTCCAGTTCCGTTCACGCCAGAAGTCGAGACAGCTAATTGGCTGCTCGACGGTGTGACAACGCTGATCGACGGCGAGTACGTCGTCGCGCGCGAAGCGCTCAAGCTGCCGAGTGATGACGACATCGCGCGCTATCTCGACGACGGTGGGCCTGTCGACCTGATGGGCTGGGCACATCGAGTGATGCGCGCGTCCAGAGAAGCGACTGACATGTCAAACAAGCTGCACTGCGAAGGTGTGCCACATGTCGACTGTCACTGCACGTGCTCGTGCTGTTTTCGCGTGTGTGATCCTGATGCGACATGTGCGTTCTGAGTGATGGATCGCTGCTGCGCGCGCTGATGAGCGGTGTACTCGTCATACGCCCCTGGGACGTAAAGTACATACAGCCGTGTAGCTACGATCTGCACTTAGCACAGGACATCGACCTTGAGCCATTCGAGAGCGCACTTGCCGACACGGTCGAGTGGATCGAGATGCCACCGCACCTGCGCGGTACGCTCGCTGGCAGGTCGTCAGTTGCACGACTGTTCGTGCAGCCGCACTGTCAGGGTGGCTACATAGATCCTGGCTTTCACGGCACGCTGACACTTGAGATTACCAACTTGAGTCGCGAGCATCGACACTTCGACGCTGGCGACAGACTGCTACAGATGGAGGTAAGTCAACTCGACAAAGCCGCGCTCAATCCGTATCACGGTCGTTACTTAGACCAATCAGGACCTACGTCGAGTCGTTTCGGGCACGGCGACAACTAGCTTTCCCACACGCGAAAGGTTGCACGTGACACTTAGCTTAGAAGAACAGCGCGCAGTCACAGAGGCAGTACCGCCCAAGCAGATCACGAAACGTGACGGCAGAGTCGTCGACTTCGACGCCACACGTATTCGACGAGCGTTGGCGTTGTGCTTCACCGGCGTCGGTAAATACGACGCAGAGCGCATTGACGAGATCGCGGGTCGCGTCGTTATGGCGGTGTCGTATCGAGACTCGATCACTGTCGAGCAAGTGCAGGACATCGTTGAGGTGATTCTGCAAGCTGCTGGCGAGTACGCTGCAGCGAAGCACTACATCCTGTATCGTGCAGAGCACGCCAAGCAGCGCGCAGAGCGTCCTGTGCCGGACGACATGCGCGCGCTGTTCGAGTCGAGCGCGACGTACTTTCCAACGCAGCTACAGCAGTTCCAGTTCTTCGATAAGTACTCGCGCTTCGACTACGACAAGGGCAGGCGTGAGACGTGGGAGGAGACCGTCAATCGTTCGGTCGACTTCCTGCACGAGCTTGTCGCCAGTCGCACGCGCATCGACCTTGGCGGCAACTTCTACGACACAATCCGACGTGGCATGCTCGACATGCGCGCCATGCCCAGTATGCGTCTGCTCGCGATGGCTGGCCCCGCAGCACGACGCGACAACTCGTGCATTTACAACTGCACGTACTTGCCCATCAGCGACATGGGCGCGTTCGCAGAGACGCTGCTACTCAGCATGGCAGGTTGCGGTGTCGGTTTCTCTGTCGAGTCGCGCTATGTCGAGCAGTTTCCTCGAGTTTCTCGCCAAAATACGCGTGACGCGATGCCGTACCTTATCGACGACAGCACGGAAGGCTGGGCGCAAGCACTGCTGTTCGGACTCGAATGCTGGTTCAGCGGCTGGGATGCCAAGTTCAACTACGACGAGATTCGACCAGCAGGCACGCCGCTGCGCACGAAAGGCGGTCGTGCGAGCGGGCCCGAGCCGCTGCGTAAAATGCTCGACTTCACACGCGCTCGAATCCTTGCACGTCAAGGGCGTACGCTGCGCACGATAGACGCGCACGACATAGCGTGCATGGTCGGCTCAGCAGCGGTCAGCGGCGGTATGCGACGCACTGCAATGATCTCGCTCTTTGACTTCGACGACACCGCAATGCGTCTGTGCAAGAGCGGTGACTTTGAGCGCGAGAATTCGCAGCGCTGGAATGCCAATAACTCTGCAGTCTGGCCAGACGAGGACCTAGACCAGCTACAGGTAATCGAGCAGGTGATGGACATGGTGAAGTCGCAGCGCGGAGAGCCGGGTATCTTCAACCTGCGTGCTGTGCGTCTGACGCTGCCTGAGCGACGCACGTACAGCGACGAGCTACGTACGAACCCATGCGGCGAGATCATTCTGCCACCGTATGGCATGTGTAATCTGAGCATCGCTGTCGCGCGTGCTGGTGACACGCTGTACGACTTGCGTCAGAAGGTCGAGCTTGCAGCGCAGATCGGCACAATCCAGTCACTCGCAACACACTTCCCGAATCTACGTGCAGACTGGAAGAGTAACTGCGAGCGTGAGCGCTTGCTGGGCGTCGACATCACTGGCCAGCTAGACTGCATTGCTGCACAGGTTCCAGAAGTGCAGCGCGATCTACGGCGTCACGCTGTCGATGTCAACAAACGACTTGCAGACGTGCTTGGCATCAATCAAGCAGCGAGCGTGACGTGCGTCAAGCCAAGTGGCAATAGCTCGCAACTGCTCGACTGCTCAAGCGGTCTGCACGCGCGCTGGAGCAAGTTCTACGAACGCAACGTACGCGTCTCTGCACACGGCACGCTGTACAAGGTGCTCAGAGACGCGGGTGTGCCTATGGACCCGGAGAACGGTCAATTTGCGGGCACCGCAAATACGTACGTCGCGCACTTCGTCGTCAAGGCGCCTGATCGAGCGATCACGCGCGACTCGCGTACTGCGCTCGAACAGTGTCGCTACTGGCTGCAGTGCAAGCGAGAGTGGACTGAGCACAACCCGTCGGTGACGATCACGTACGCGCCAGACGAGATCGCTGGTCTGATTACGTGGATATGGGAGAACCGCGACGTGATCGGCGGCATGGCCTTCCTGCCGATCAACGATGCCAAGTACGCGCAGCTTCCATACATCGAGATCGACGAAGCCGAGTACGAGCGACGCGCAGCAGCGTTTCCCACAATCGACTTCTCGAAGATTTACCGATACGAATCGGTCGATCTGACAACAGCGGCGCAGGAGCTTGCATGTCTCGCTGGAGTCTGCGAAGTCGAGTAAGCTTGTAGCGATCCGTCGTACGGGTCTCCTGTTTCTGAAACGCCACTCGTTGCCGCGAGTGGCGTTTTCTTATTGCGCTCAGCAATACAGTGCCGTATAGTGTCAGAGACATGAGCAAGCGACGACAGGGAACGAACGCAGCGCTTGAGAGCTATGACGAGACGTTGAGCGCGAGCTACATCGCCAGGCAGCAAGCACGCGAGAGCGAAGCGCAACTCCTTGAAAGTCGCGCGCTCGAAGCCGACCAGAACGCGAGCGAGTGGGAGCACGACGACGACGACTGCGGATGTCACTGCATGTACGTTCGTATGGCCGAGAGCTACCGCGAGCGCGCTAGCACGACACGAAGGGGATAACGCCATGACAGCACGACAGATTGACACGACGCGCATGATCGCCAGCTTCGACTCGATCAGCAAGAAGAACGGCCAGAGCGCTCGACACTACGTCGCACTCGGATTCAGAGCGGTGCAAGCGTGCGACGGTCGCAGCATCAGCGCCGTCTCTGTCAGCGCGACAGACGAGCGCTACAAGACATGCGTACGCTGCGCGAAGCTTGCTGCGTCACAAACTGGCGAAACACTTGCGTCGACGTAAACAGCGCTGTATATTGTGAGAGTCATGAACACACGACGAAAGCCCCGCTGGGTGATGTATGCAGAGAATCAGGAAGCTCGCAAAGCAGCAGCGCGCGACGCGCTCAAGAACCCCATGACCGTAATCAACGGCCGCGTGCGCAGCAGCAGCGAGTACGCATCCGCAGTCGAGCGCTGCGCCGCCGCCATCACCGCTTTCTACTCGCGCGATCTGACAGACGAGCAATTTACTGCAGAGTTTCGCGCTCGTGGTGGACGCACGAAGATTCGATGCGAGATCGTCTCGGAGACGCTCGCTGGCGAGACAGTCTTCGGCAGCGAACTTGCTGGAAACATTCCGATGGAATGCTTTATCTCGCTCGAAGACATGCAGCTAGTCGAGATACGCGCGCTCCGATCGCGCGAATGAGGAGAGTCATGAACAACACGACACCAGAGTACCTGTTGAGTGGTTGCGAGCGCGATATCTGCTACGGCGGACACGAGGACGCCGTCAAGCAGCGCAAGAGCGACGCGCGCTGGTTCATCACAATGGGCCACCCAGGCTTCAATAGCGCGACAAACAACGGGCGTGGCTACAGAACATACGCGACCGCTTACGCTGCGCTGGATCGATACGGAGCCCGCAAGTGATTGCTCGTGCCGAGACGCGTGAGTATCGAGCCGCGTACACACGCGGCTGGAGCTACTCGCAGCGCGAGACAGCGACTCTCGATCACGTCGACTCGCAGTACGGCCGAGATCCGCGTTACAACGCGATTCTTGACGGCTACCTAGATGCCGCTGCGGGACGTGAGAAGTACCACATGCTGCAGTGCTCGCTTGGCAAGATCGAGTGCAGCGAGCACGACTGGTGAAATGTAACAGAAGTCACAGAGTGGCGTAATCGCTTGCGCTTTAGTATGCAGCGCTGTATATTGAACGCATGAACACGATGAAGACACCGCTGCAACAGCAACAGTTCGCGACCGCCCTCAAAGTGCAGACGACAGAGGCAATCAAGCAGTACACAATCATCCAAGCGCGATTGATTCAACTGGGTTTTGGCGAATATTGCGGGCGCTGCGGTGGCAGTGGCCACTACTCGTTCAATCTGCGCGATGGAACGATCTGCTTCGGATGCGCCGGCAGCGGCTGGGTCGCTCGCAAGCTCACCGCGAAGCTGCTCGCTGAGATCACTGCGATTGGCGACGACAAGCTCGCTGCAGCTATCGAGGAGATCACCGAGCGCACGCGACTGCGCAAAGCAGCGACAAATGCAGCCAAGCGCGTACTCGACACGTGGAGCGCGACTGACGTTAGCAAAGCATACAAGTGGACGAATGCGTACAAGTCGAGCCACACGTACAGCGAGCGGGACGAGTACATCGCTGACACGTTCAATAAGCCGATGCACGATCTCTACAAAGCAGTCGAGCAGGAGAGCGCGCAAGTCGCGTGGATGAGCCAGCGACTCGCGACGCGCGATCCCGAACTGCTCGCAGCGCAGCGCACGCTCGTCGAGCACGCTGACGCCGCAGTCGTGTCGATCAACGCCCTTGCAGAGCAGCTACGCAGCTTTCTCGCTGCGTAGTTCTTGCGCATTGCACACTCAGCGCTGTATAGTGCGACTACACACGATGACAACAGCAACGAACGCCCTGTGGTTCTTAGGACCACCGCTGCCACAAGCAGAACGCGCTTACGCCGCCGCTCAGCAACGCGCTACAGAACGCCAGAGCGAGAGTGCTCAGCGTGACGCAGCAGCAGTCAGACGAGCGCGTAACGCGCGCTTCGCGATGCTGCACGATCTCAACGTCAAAAGCTGGAAAGGAAGTCAACGATGATACAGCGAGTCACCGAGCGCCCAGCATCGTACTGGGTCGCTCAGCAGAAAGATTGGATCGCACGCTGCGGCGGCGATCTCGAAGGCTACATCGCGAACTACGGCAGCGTGCACGACGAGCAGCACAGCGGCGACGGCGGTGAAGCGATCTACGCTGCAGACATCGCGTATTTGCGCCAGCTTGAAGCTCGACACGCCGACGAGCGCGACCTGCGACGCGTAAACGACAGCCGTGCCGGGCGTGCGCAGAGCGAGCGTCGCTTGCGCGCTGAAACGGCGCTTACGCATCTCGCGCACGCCATTGGCTGTATCGAGCGCATACGCGACATGTACCCGCTGGCGCTCAGTGAGGACGCGCGCTCGCTAAGCATGGCTATTGAGGACTTAGACGATGTGCGCAACTTCGTCTCGTCAACACTGCAATGACGCCCGAGCCGCGCATCAGAGACGGCAGTATCGCGCGGTGAGTGACTATTCGAGCTTCGCTGTGCCGAAGCCCGTCAAGCGCGTGAAAGCCCAGAAGCGTCGGAAACCGCTCGGAGCGCGCGCTGACCGTGTTGATGATTCGCTGCGCGTCGAAGTACTCAAGCGCGACGGCGTATGCTTTCTACGCACGCTGTATGAGGACCACGTGTGCTTCGACAAATTCGACGAGCAGCACGCGTCGACCGACCTCGACAAGCTCGAAGTCGATCACTTCTGGCTCGACGGTGCGCACATGGGCGACAGAGCGCCGAGCGACCTCGCGCATCTCGTTGCGATGTGCCACTGGGCGAACGTGATCCACAAACCAACACGCGAAGAAAGGGCCGCAGAGCGTGACTACAGCAGACGACTCTACCCAGACGCGCACGACTGAGACGCACTGTCGCGAGTGCCAGCACCCGCTCGACAAGCATCAACAGGTCAACGATCACACCGACTGCACCGCTATCTACGTCGATCCATTCAACGGTGAGGAGACATTCTGCGCCTGCTCGCGTGGCTGCTGCCTCGTCGAGCAGTGTCCAGGCAGGAGTCCAACGCATGAGTGCTGCATCTGTCTCGTCTGCTGATCCTCCGAAGTGGGGAGCGTGGTCTGCACGTCGTCTCGTCGCGCGCAAGCTGCACGACTGCAACGAATGCGGACACTTGATCCTAGTTGGGGCGGTGTATTTTCGACGCTACGGTCGCATGGGCGAATCGACACAACCATGGACGTATCTGTCGTGCGAGTCGTGCGAGCGTAGGCTACGTCGAGAATTTGTGGCGAAATAGTCTTGCGCTCGAATACGCAGTGCTGTATAGTGAGAAGCAATGAACACGACGACGAGCGCAACAGTCACGATCAAGGGCACGACATACGACATTCTGACAAGCGACACAGTAGAGACGCATCGCGCAGCGAATCGCCCGAATCTCGCCAGCGTGCTTGAGCATCGCGGGATTTTACGGGACATGGCGATTGTTCGACAGAACGGATCGCTCGTGTATCACGTCTACGAATTTGCCAACGTGCGATTCTCGCGTGTGACGAGCCAGTTCTTTCACGTCACGCCTGCCGAAAAAGCAGAGATGCAGGCGAAGCTGTCAGAGGTGCTGTCATGATCGTCGACTACAGCACAGTCGCACGCGAGACGCGTGCCAGCGTCGCTGAGAGTGACGCACTGCTCGCGCGACTGCGACGCAGTGAAGACTTGATTATCGGCCGCTCTGATGCGGAGATCCGTGCTGCTCGTATCGTCGAGTTACGCCAAGAGTGCGCGCGACATGCTGAGCTTGAGTCGATGCTCGCTCGCTGGTCGCGCACGGTTCGGGAGATGCCACGACGATGAGCGACGAGAATACGAAGCCAACCATTGCTGAGTGCTGCGAGCTACGCGAGTGCTGTCCGTGTTGCCCAAACGGCTACTGCGAAGACGAGACGGCGACTGCTGACGACTGTCACCGACTGCAGAGCGAGACTGATCTGTACGGCGAGTGCTGCGACTGTTGCAAGCCATGACGATACTACAAGGACGCACGCTCGTCGAGCTACGCAGAGATCACGTCGAGATCGCGCTTATCTGGCTGCGCGAGGCGCGAGATCAGCGCTCGACGCTGACTGGTCGACAGCACGCGTATCTACTCGCGAAAGCAGCGTGGGCGCGTCGCTCAGCACTTGCTGTCACACAGACGATAGAGATGGTGAGACGTGAGCACTCAGAGTCACGTTGACGAATTCGAGCGCATCGCGCGCAACTACACGCGTCGTATGAAAAACGACGCCAGACGCCGCTACGCCGTTGCCTACGCGACTGCGCTGATCGCTACAGACCTACTCGTCGACGACGTGCAGGCGCCGTCCTGTGACTATCTGAGCGCGTGTCAGCAGCAGGGAGTCCAAGCGATGCTCGACGACGTAGCAAAGCGCGTGCTGGCAAAGTAACAGAAGTCACAAAGACGTGGATACTCTTGTGTCTCTGTCTACAGCGCTGCATACTATGAGAGTCATGAGCACTTACGTTTCACTCACCGAGCGCGCAATCGCAGCGCACATCGCTTGGATCGATGCCGTCAACGACGCGAACACTCAGCGCGTAAGCAATCACGCTGACGCAATGCTGCTGATCGAGATCGCGCGAGACGAGTGGAAAGCAGCGATGAGCGAGCAAGACGAGCAGATCGCGAGTGGCGAGCTTGTAGTCGATACGCAAACGTTCGCACAGCGCAAAGCAGAGCAAAGCGCTCGCAACGCTGCACAGCAGATCATCGCGCGACAGTCAGTCGCGTAAGAAAGAGAGCACACGCGTGAGCACACGACGCGAAACGACTTTAGAGACATGTCACTGCGGTGCGAGCTTCGACCGCAGCGACCATTGCCCAGAGTGCTACTGCGAGCAATTCGAGGCATACTGTGAGCACGTACACGTGCCAGAAAGCGGACGCATGAACACGACGACAGAGCACAACCACTTCATGTCCAGCTACGACACGATCATCGACTCGCTCGACAGTGAGTACCGTTGCGACTGCGACGACAACATCGTCGGTGGCCCGCGCGAGCACTCAGGCGAGCGCTTCGTCGAGCACATGCGTCGAGAGGACGGTCAGTGCAACCTGGCGCTCGTGTGTGCGGCGCACCTGCCGTTTTCTGTCGTCTTCGTCTCGCGTGAGATAGCCGACATCGAGAGCATCGAGCTTGAGTCGCTGACTGCAGAGCGCGAGCTTGAACTGCGAGCGCAGCATGCCAACGACACCGCCGCTGACTGACTTGCTCAAGCCGACTCGGCTCAAGCTGCGCGTGCTCAGTCTCGCCATAGCCGCAATCGCTCTGTACGGGCTCGCACAGCGTGACCCGCAGGACGTAGCTCTACTGAGCGCGTGTCTGATCGGCTTCGCGCTGTCACCGCTGTCTGTGCGGCGAGAGGTGCTGTATGACGTTGAGCACATCGTCGTCAAAGAGCCACGTGCGCACAAAACTGCGCAGCGTGCAGAGATCGTCGAAGACGAAGTAGACGCGATAGACGAGCGCGAGCTAGCGACAACGCTGCTCAAGAACAACCCGAAGCTCGTTAACAAAGACTTGGCGCTCGTGATCGCGCGACGCATGATCGCTGATGGAAGTGTCATGTCACAAAATGGCAAAATACTTGCATCGCAGTAAGCAGCGCTGTATAGTGTCAGTAATGAACACGACAGCGATCTACAGCAGCGCCAGTGAAGCGCAGCGCTACAGCACAAACGCGACGTACCGCCAGACGAGCGACCTATTTGTCAAAGCTCAGCAGTTGCAGCGCCTCGCCGCTGAGATCGCCGCGCTTGCGACCGAGATCGTTGAGAACGGCAATGCCCCTTCTCGCGAAGCTGCTCAGCAGATTCTGGCGGCACTCTGATGAGCCGCGCTCGCCCGATCGAAGTCATGTTCCACGAGCTTCGCGCGAACGCTGCCGCCGACCGCGCTAAGTACGGCGTGTTCTCAATCAAGAAGAATGGCGAGCGCTATGCGAAGCCCAGCGTGGTTGAGTCGACAGAAGCGTACGCCGAGCGACGCGCGCAGTGGATGCGCGATGCGAATCCTGGTCGAGACTTTGTGGTACTCCCTCTGTGAAACAAGCACAGCGCACACCACTTCAACGCGAAAGGCAACGCGCGATGATTACGTACGAGCGAGTCGACGTGAACTACGCACGACTGAGCTATCAGCACGAGCTATTCCACATCGTTGCGCATGGCAAGAGACTCAAGCCGCGCGCAACTGCGCTGTGCGGCCTCAAGCGCGACAACGTGTGGGAGGACTGCCGCGTGCGTCGACCCGAGCAAGTGTGCGGCATGTGCCAGCGCAAGCTCGACGAAATCGACAAGTAACAGAGGTCACAGAATGGACGAAGTGCTCGAATTGAGTGCTTTTAGTCTTGCGCTCTAGTATGCAGCGCTGTATATTTAGTACATGAGCAAGACAGTTTCAGCCACGACAGTCGCACGACTCGCAGAGCACAGCGCGATTCGCACCACGGGTGCTTTCGTTCATCAGATTTACGGTGGCCGTGGATCGATCAACGGTCAGACCAACTGCGGCCTGCGCAATGGCCGAAGCTCGCGCCGCGCGCTCGTCAACCTCGCTGAGGTGAGCGTCGACAAGCTCTGTCACAAGTGCTTCCAAGTCGAGCGAATCACGCGCGAAGCGGGCGAATAGCCCGCTCAACACACGAAGGGAAACAAGAATCATGAGCACGCTCAGCACCGGCTATCAGCAGTACGTCACAGTCGACAACTGCTCAGACATTCGCAACTGTGTGTACTGTGGCAATTACAGTGAGCCACTCAAGGACAATAGTCGCGGGCAGGTCGTCTGTCGCGACTTCGAGAACTGCGTTTGGAATCGAGTCGACAACGGCGAGATCGATTCAGATCGCGCTTGGAAATTGATCGGGAGGAAGTAGATGCAACTCGACCACGTGCAGATCAGCGTCGCGCGCGTGCTGCAGACAGATGCGGAGATAACGCTGCTCAACGCTCGCAGCCAAGAGCTATGCGAAGCCGATAGCAGGCTGAGCAGCGTACGCAGCGTCGAGATCGCTGCCGCCGAGCTACTCGCACGTTACCAACGCGAGCAAGACGAGCTAGACAAGTTCATGCGTCAGTTTCGTCTCGTGCCACCAACGCTTCCCGCGGATATTCTGATCGAGCGACTCGTGCGGCGTCTACAGGAACTCGACGAAGTAGAGAGCTTCGCGAGCTACCTCGTCAGCATGAGCGGCAGCCGCACGCTGATCGAAGACGCAGAGCAGATCCAGGACCTGTTGAATCGGCATAGACTCGCGCGCACAGTGTCGCCTAGCCGCCGTCAGCGACGACTCAGACGTGTCGTGCATACGTCTGAGTGCTCGATCATTCCGTGCCTCTGCTGATGCGGTGATCGTCGGCAATAGAGCTATTGGCATGCTGACGTTCGAGCAGCAGTGTGAAGCCGAACTAGCGCAACAGTCCTCAGACCCTCCAGAGAACTGGCACAGAGCTAGCGGTGAGATGTTGTGCAGTTGTCAGCGTGAGTACTGGCGTCACGCTCGACATTGGCCACACATCTGGCTACATGCGTTGTGCGATGGGAGCTACGTAAAGCTCTAAGCCTGAAAGTGCGCATCTGCCGTCCTGCGAGCCAGTTGCGCACTTCCTATTCGATTCGAGCGCTGTGGTGCGGCGCTCACTGACAGCGTATCAGTTCGCGATCAGATCGACCTCAGTCTCGACCTCGTGCTGCCACTTCGTGAGTGCCTTACGTCGATGCGCGTGCCAGAGCTTTGCATTTTCTCCAGGAGCTTCCCAGCGGCAGTCGCGCTCGACATTGACACAGCGTGGGTTTTCGCACATGTGCTCGACTGACAGTACCCGAGCTTTCATGAGCATCGCGACTTCGTTGAGATCGAGACCTTCCTTGACTGCGAGCAGCAGCGCGTAGACGAGCCATTGACGCCCCATATACGTACAGCGTGGACGACCGTTGCTGCCCTCCTGACTGAGTGAGTAGCTTGTCTCTGTACAGCCGTTGATACCGTACGGCCAGACGTGTCGTTTCCAGATCGCTAGTAGCTGCTCTGCGTCTCGTTGATCCGCACGTAGTCGACTACCTGTGATCCACTCTGGCATCGCTACAGGACCCGCTACAGGTAGCTTGTGTTCGACGATGGATAGCGTCGCTTCGTCCTCTTCCAGGAACTTCTCCGCGTCTGCATCAAAAACCTCTGCATCCAACTCATCGCTGTACTGTTGCAGCGGTGCGAGTGCAGCCCGCTCTTGTGGTGCAGCGGCTTCGTCGTCGTCTAAGCCGCCCTCTATTCTCGGCGCTACTCTGACGTGCTCTCTGTGTACAGCAGCGCGAGTGATGTACGGCGCGAGGGATACGGCTTGCACGCCGGGTCTGCCTGCGACTAAGTAACCCTCTAACTGATCGAGCGTCACGTTGAGTACAAGCTCGCTCGCGCGCACTGCGAGTCCGGGTAAGTCTTTGAGAATATCCTCGCACCATTGACGACTTTGACGCGCGAGTGGACCGAGTCCCATGATGAGTGAAACCGCAGCGTTCGCTTGCAGCACAGTGCCCAAGTCTTGCGGGTCTTGCGACAGATACAGAATGCGCCAACCGCGGGCGCGCATCGAGCGAAAAAGGTCGTCCATCTCTGTGCGTCGAGTCTTGAGAAACGCCGCTTCCTCGAGGACGAGAATGACATCGTGCACGACTTCGGCTGCACGCTTGCACTGCACAATACCCGCGACACCGATCAACGGTGTCAGCTTTGGATTCGTGTAGCTGTTGCCGCTAAGGTGAATGATGACGGGCTCGTCACGGCTAAGCTCTGACACGAGATCGAAGTCATTGCCGAGTGATTCTGAGCACACACGCGACAGCGACTTGAGTCGGCGCAGCCACGTCTTTCTCGCGAGCGCTGGGACTTCTTCGTCCTCTTCCATGATGCGCTGACAGCGAGCGATCATGTCTGGCCACGTGCGCTGTCTGTTCGCGCTGTCAATCTCCTCAAGCGCTTGAGAGATAGCGTCGCTCATCAACTGCGAGAAGAAGCCGGTACTTCCGGGTGACTCCGGCCAGATCGTCGGGATTGCTTCGGCGATCATCTCGCGATCACCGTCGAGCACGTTCCAGCCCAATCCCATACGAATGCGCCAGCGCAGCACGCGCATGCCCATGTCTTCGGCTTCGTTCGTTGCTTCCTCAATCGGGTCGCTGCGATCAAAGCTCAGCACAACGACTTTGCGGCGCTTCCAGAAGCCAAGCGAGCGCATGATCCGCATCTTGAGTCCGATAGTTGGCTGCAAAATCATCGACACGACTGCGGTGCTCTTGCCGCTACCAGAGCCACCGACGATGAGTGCGTGCGTCTGATCGAGATACGTCATGACGCCGCCGACGTACCAGTACCAGGGCTGCACGAAAAAGTTACGCCGCCACGATGCGAAGCGTCGATGCCAGGGTTGTCGTCTGACGCGTATTGGGCGAACTTCCTTGGCGAGTTTCGATGTCACTGCAAAAGACATTCGCACTCGATTGATGACGAGCGCGAGCATGAGCCACAGCACGCCGAAGACGATGACGAAGCCAGCCCATGCGTCGACGCCAAGGTCTGCGAGATGCGTCAGGTCTTGATTCTGCCACGCGTCTTTGAGCGCGTCGACTGTCGGGCTTAGCTGCGACAGCGTGTCTGGTAGCTGTCGCAGCCCAGGCGCGATCTGATCGAGCCAGTCGCGCATGTCAGACCCACGTGAAGATCAGCGCGACAGCATCAGCGAGCAACGAAAACGTGCCGCTGATAAGCCGACCGATCAGACTGAGCGTCATGCGCGGTGAGAAGATCAAGCCAGCGACAAGTACTGCCGCGATGCCGATCAGAGTGATTGTCTGCTCCATACTGCCACCTCCTTTCAACGTAGATGCCATTACTCTACAGCATCCATTGGCTCGTGCAGAGTAGGCAGATCGGGACCATGCCTGAATAGCCCTCTAGCAAGGCCGTAACGCACTGCGCGCTCGACAAGCACTGCTAGCGAGTACGCGGCGAAGTACAGCAGCAGAGCGGCGGCGACGAGCGCTCCCACCGCAACCTGCTGCGTTAGCTCGACAACGTGTGGGTCTGCGTTGATTGTCGGTGAGCCGTACATCGCTCGCCAGAGAACTGGGAACTGTGTCGGCAGTAGCGTCGTGAGCAGCGCGCAGATGATGACGTGTCTCGCCATTTTCGTGCGATTGAACTTGAATATAGCGGTGATGAGTAAGCCGGCTGACAGCCAGACGGCGACACCAAACACGAACCAATCGAGAAAATATGCCGAGTCAGACTTGAGCATCAGGCAGCCACCATTTCAACGCGACGCGCGCGTTTTTCGTCTGGGTCTGTCGTGTACAGCGTTTGCTCCTCGGGGCACGCTTCAATTTTGAAGCTGACGACTCGTCGACCAATGCGCATGACCGCGTTGCGTACACGAGCGGCGTCAGTGTCCCCAGGGTTCGGCTGGAATTTCATGACCTCAGCGCTCGCAGCGTCTCCCAACTGCAGCGCAGCAACGATGCTCGCGACTTCGTTCGGTGCCTGCGCGAGCACGATGAGCACTGGCGACATGCTGATTGCCTTGCGCGTTTGTTCGTTCTTGAGAAAGTCCCAGGCTTCTTGCGACGCGAAGACGCCAACAATGTTCGCGTTACGCCCTTGCGTCGCGACGCGCTCGATAAAGTCGCGTCCCGCGTGTGTCTTGGCGAGTACGTTCGCCTCGTCACAGCCGAAGATACGTGGTGTCAGTGAGTCAAGCTGTCGCGCCCACTCGTACTCAGCGATATACGCGAGCGCTTCTGCCTGCTGCTGCTGATTGAGACTTGCCAAGTTGTAGCAAATAGCGTCACTCTCGACGTATGGGATGTCCAGCGGGTCAGTGACGACGATGTAGTCTCCGCCGCATGCGCGCATTAGCGGCCAATAGTCGCCGTGCTTTCTCTCGCTCAGATGCGGCTTGAGATCGATCAGCGTGAACGGCAGCCCAGAGCGCACGATGAGCATCTGGATTAGAAACGTCTTGCCAGCGCCAGTCGCGCCCAGCATCGCGATCATCTTTGCGTATAGCGCTTTGTCTTCGATGTCGAGCATGACGACTTCTTGTGCGCCGCGCGCAGTGCCGAGCACGAAGCCGTTATTGCGCAGGCCAGACTGCCCGAATGGATGCACTGCAGCAACAGTCTCGCCGAGGTATGGTCGTGTCGGTCCCAATGGCGGTAAGCCGCCGATCGGCAGCGTTGCCCAGCGCCCCTGCATGTGCTCGAAGGTTGCTTCGCGAAAGATCGCATTTGCTTTGCGTAGACGGTTCTTGACACGCGGTGCGAACGCTTTTGGCATTGTCAGCGCGAGTGTCACGCGCTGCACGCTGTCCTCGTTGCGCTTGAGCTTCGCCTCGACGTACTGCAGATCAGCGAGCGCGTCGCGATGCTCTGTTGCTGCGGTTGGAAGCATGCACGCGCCTTCAAACCACTCCATGATCTTCGTCACCCACGCTGCGTCGTCAGGCTCGAAGAACAGACCAATATCAACTGGCAGTCCAGACACGATGTACATGATCCACGCGACGACGACGTTACGTGGAAAGTAGCGCACGACGATTGTCACCCAGTCCGTGTTGTCGATACCAAAGCTCGTCGTCGAGTGCGGGAAGTACTTACGTGTGCCGAGCACGCTGTCGAGAATGTCGTGCATCTCGTCGAGCTTCGTTTCGCGCACTTGCAGTCCAGCGTCAGTCAGCGCGCCAGTCACATCGCGCACGTGCTCGACGAGCTTGTCAGCAGACGGTGCTGAGCACACGACGACGATTCGGCGACGAGTGAGCGCTACTGCACGCTGACGCATCCAGCGCTCGATAGCAGCGCGCAGAAACGCGAAGCGACTGCCTACTGGAGGCATTGTGTGCTCGACGAGCCAGTCAGGGTCTTCTGGTCGACACTGCGCGACGATCTGCACTGGGTACGTTGTCGCCTTGATACCAGCAGTAAAGCCTGCCCAGCGTGACGCTCTGTCGCTGTCGGTCATAAGCTCGATAGCGCCTTGTGCGTCGACTGGAATCATCATGCGGTGCGGTACATGATGCTCCCAGTACGTAGTCTTCCAGGGCGTGTGCTGCATGATGCGCCAGAACGGTGGTTCGCGTACGAACGTGAGCGACTCGCCCTGCAGTCGCATGCGCAGCATCTTCTCCGCATCGACTGGGAAATAGGTCGCACCGCGTGGGTCGTCGTACACGTCATACACGGCGTCGCTGCGTAGAAACCAGTGCTTGAGCGCAACGAACAGCCATAGGTGCATCCAGCGACCGCCGGGATGCACGATCACGAACGACATGCCGAGTGTCAGCACAACGACACGCGCGAGCATCATTGGCGAGATCAGCGTGCCCTCCTGAAACGGCGTATCGTCGAGATGTATCCAATTGTCGAGGCCGAACGTCAGCCCGACAGTCAACAGGGTGGCAGCTACCTGCCACCCTGTTGCATCGAACGGTTTGCGAAGCGGTATCCAGGGCGGGTCGTCACCGAGACGCACTGGAACATAGCACTCATCGGCGCGCATCATGTCAGTGCGGCATCGAGACGGTCTGTACGCCGCCGACAGCTTTGAGTAGCAGATTGAACACGTCGTTTGGACGCACGATGAAAATCAGCGCGAGCACAAGGCTACCGATCTCCGTCAGCGCGAAGGCGAAGCCCTTGGCGCCGCCCGTTGCGACTTTGTAGCCGAGCAGCAGCAGCATGACGACGATGATGGCAATGCCGACAAGCTGCAGTGTTCCGGCAAAATTGATAACGGCACTTTCTGGTTGCATCGTTTGTTATCTCCAGAACGCTCGTACGAGCAGGGCGAATGTAGACGCGAAGTACCTCCTACTCCTCATTGGGAATTTCAGCGCTGACATCGCAGCGCTCGTCGTTTGCGAAGCACGGCGTATCGCTCATCTTTGCGAGCACGTGCACAGTGCATTGCGGTGTGTCGTCGTCGATAGGCGTCAGCACGACCCAATTAGGGTCGTCAGAGAGCCACACCGTGACGTTTTCGTACGTCGTGAAGTCAGCGCAGCCGCCCGGCGCCTCAGCGCGATAGCGACCGTCAGTCAGCGCTAGACCAAAGCGCGTTGCGTCGACCGTGTCGGGCGTCGTGTAGCCCGTAGTCGGGAACAAGCTCTGCGCGAGTAGCAGTAAGGCGAAGATCATGGGCGTGCGAAGCGTGGGTTATGACTCGCGTAGAAACCAGTGAAAATGTCGTTGATCTGCACGTGCGTACCTCCTGCATCGATCATTTTTCCGTTTCCAATGTACATACCTTCGTGAGTCGGATTGGCACCGCAGTCAGTGCACGTGTTGTCGAAAAATACGATATCGCCAGGTACGATCTGCTCGCGCGTGAGTGGCGTTGCCCAGAGAATCTGCTGTGTCGTCACACGTGGTGCGCTGATGTGCTCGTGAGCAAGCACGTTCTGCACGAAGCACGAGCAGTCGATGCCGTTACGTGAGCAGCCACCGAACAGATACGGCACGCCCAGCCACGACGCTGCGTAGTCGAGCGCGTCGGCGAACCACGCGTTTGGATGCGCCTGTGCGACAGCGAGTGCGGCTTGTGACATGAACGCGAGATACGCGCCAGTGTGATTCGGCCCACACGACACCGCGTACGTGAACCACGGGCAAAAGCCATGCTGCGCGAGCACAAATGCCGCATGCGCGTTGACTGCCGGAGTCTTGAGCGCGTCGACGCCACCGAACTGGGCTGCGTTGCGGTCGTTTATTTGCCATAGGCCAGTGTCGACACTCCCGTCGTTATTGTGGTGTTGCAGCGCGGGATCGCCGTCGTGATTCTCAGCGAGTGAGACTGCGACAGCTTCAATCAGTGCGTCACCAGTGAAGCCAGCTTGCTCCGCGAGCACAGCGCGCTCGACGACACTGGTGATGCCTGATGAGCCTGCAGCGATCACGACGGGATTGCCATTGATCGCGACATCGTTGCCTGTGCGCGTGACAAATTGCGGCCCAAACTGCGAAGCAGCCCACCACTGGCCCCACGGCTGAGCGAATATCGATTGCGTCACACCAGCCGTCTCGACGAAGACGAAGCAGGCAATACCAGCGAGCAGATACAGCGCGTAACGCACGATCTCATCGCCAAAGAAGAACGCGACGACAGAGCGAACAGCGGCGAGCATCAAGCGGCTCCGTAGGCGGGTCTGTACGGGCGATTCGTTGCGGCAGAGCCAATACCAGTACCGTTGTAGCTACCCATCTGCTGTATCGGGTTGTGCGTTACGCCAGACGCAACTGCGCCTCCTGTCGTGCGAAACGAATTGACGCCCTGCTGAGCACGTCGAAACAGGAACATAAGTCCAGCTAGCCCGAACATGCTGCCAGCGCCGAGTCCCATCGGAGCGAAGATCGTCACGGCTTTGATCGCCATGAACAGCACAGCGAGCTTGACGAGCACGGTCGCACCACTGTCAACGCCGTTGAAAAAGGTAAGTACGCTCGACGCGATGCTCAGACAGATGACGACGATTGGCTGGCCGAACAGCCAACCGAAGAACGAACGAAAGAGCAGCACGCCGTAGCTGCGCGTGACAGAGAACGCGAACAGCACACCTGAGATTGGCATGACTGTCGTCGTCAGAATCAACACGCCATCGCGCACGATCATCTTGACTTCGAGGATGAGCAGCACAATGGCGTAAATGAGACTCGTCAGCATACTTGAGAAGAACGTTGCGGGCACGCCGATGATGCCAGGGGGGCCCTCAGGCTGAGTGACACCTGGAATCTGCGGCTGAGGCGGCATCGTCAGTGAGTCCGCAGAGAACGTCATGAGCGATGGATCGCCAAACTGAGCGCTGAGCGCGTTGCAGATGTCGACGCTGTGTATCGCGATGCTGTCGCTAAACATTGCGATGAGAAAGCCAACAACCATGATTGGTAACAACTGCTGCATAGAAGTCGTACCCATCAGATTGCCAAACGCAAGCTGCACACCGACGTACACGATGCCGAGCAGAAACAGTGACAGGGCGACGAGACGCGCGACACCTCTGAGCTTTGCTGCGGTGTCGACGTTGATGAGATTCCACGGCGTGTTCGTGAAAATGTTCGGCCCTTTGAGCATCGCAGACGCCATGTTGACGGGTACGCTCGCGTGATCGAACTCAGTATTTGCGACGAGAAAGTCCATCATGCCGACTGTTGCTTTGGGATCAGGCGATGGCGGTGTGATGTTGACTGTCACGTTCGCGGGTGCAGACGGCGCCGGGTTTTGCACGATTGGATTGCCCGATCCAGGTGCAGGAATCGGCACGGGTTCGATGCCTGCTGGCGCAGCATTTGCAATAAGAGTCGTCAGAGTAAACGCGCAGATTGCAAGTGGCAATGCCATTCGACATTTCATGGTCGAGAAGTGTACACGCCGATGCGCCGTATTACTACGCAAACATCGGCAATACACACGTGTTACTCTCGCGGCGTGACGAGTGGCGATGGACTGCTGACCGTGCATGAGGTTGCTCAGCGCTTGAGAACGTCAGACGAGACAATCAGACGTTGGCTACGTAAGCGGCGTATACGCGGGACGAAGTTGTCGGCCAGAGGTAGATCAGGCTGGCGTGTGACAGAAAGCGAGCTACGACGAGTGCTAAGCTCTGACTGACTGTCGAGGGGGTGAGCCACATGTGAGCGCATGCTGAGCAGTTTGCAACGACACTGCGCTAGCGACTCAATCGCCCTCTAGGCATGCGGTGTGACGAGTCCACTTCGGTCAAGCGCAGTGTCGTTTTAGGTCACAAAAGTGGCGAAAGTATTGCGCTCTAGTATTCAGTCGTGCATACTGAGAGAGTCATGAGCACAGCACGCGACAAAGCCCGCGCAGAACTCGCAGAGTATCTCAAGGGCAGCAAGCACGAGATCGCCAATCCTCTCGCAGAGCCAACACTCGAACAGCGCGCGATGCGCGCACAGTCGATGCTCAGTTTCGTGTCAGGCGTTGCAGTGCGCTTCGCAAGCAACGTCGACACGACAGATCGCTACACGCGCTCGCTCGTCGAGCGCACTGAGCGCGACATTCGCGACATCCGCGATCTGTACAAGAGCGAGCTTGGCGAGTGCCGACGCTGCAAGCATGCACTCGTCGGCGAGATCGTCGAGATTGTGTCTGGCGTGACTGCAAGTCGTTTCTACGCGCATCTCGATTGCGTCGAAGACGGCGACGAGCTTGCGTAACAGATGTCACAACACTGGCTAAATGCTTGCGATTGCGCTCTACAGTGCTGTATATTGAAAGAGTCATGAACACGACAGCAGCGACGACGACGAAGCTCGGCAGCGACATTCGCAGCGGCGACATTCTCGTAAACAACTGGAACTCAGATCGACTGCCAGTCTCGATTGTGAAGTCGAGCGAATCACTGCAGATCAAGGGCGTCGTCGCTGTCGCGGGCATTGCGACGCATGCACAGCGCATGTACATCTGGGCTGCTCGCGAATACACAGTACTCGCCAAGTAACACACGACAGGAGACACTCTCTGATGACTTTTAGCATTGACCAATTCACGTACAGCAGCGAACGTCGCATGCTCGTTGCCGAAGCGAGCGACCTTCGACTCAGCAGCACTCCTCGCGAATTCGATGTAGTCGGCCGCACTCGCACTGTGCGCTTTGTGCTCACCGGCCAGAACTACGATGCACAAGGCGACGATACTGTCGCTTGGATCTACTCGACGTACGACAACGTGCGACACACTGTCAGCGTGCACATTCTCAATGACTGACATAGATTTCAGCCAGTGGACAACTGCGCAGCTTCGTGCTGCTGAGCACCTCGCCAAGTCGTCAGCACACGGCGCAGCACTGCTCGCAGAGATCAAACGACGCGAAGTAGCGGGCACGCTCGACGACGGCTCTGAGCAGCGTGTACGCGACTTTCTGCAGCGCAACAGACGCAGACGCGTCAGTCGCGAGCGCTAAGTACGAAAGCTCCCGCAAGGGAGCTTTTTTTGTTGCTCGTCGAGCAGCTACAGTCGTGTATACTGAGCGCGATGACAACTCTCGATCAGCGCAGATGTGCTGTGTGCTCGCGAAAGCTCGCAGCGACACACGACGCCAATGAGCCCTTGTGCGCGACGTGCGCCGAGCTATCGCCAGAGTTTGTCGCGATGAGCGCAAAGCTTGCTGCTCAGCGTGGCATTCCATTTGACGACGAGTAAATGAGTCAAGTGCTGCTGTATCGCGCTGTTGTGTCAGAGACACTGGTCACAGCGTTCAAGCGTCGAGTGATGTTGCACTTGCGCAGCTATGGACTTGAAGCAGCACGCTACATCGAGTGGAATCAGAACGCTTGGCCAGAGCTACGCGATTCAACCGAAGCGCTCGCGATTGTCGAGGAAGTCATGTGGGCGACGTACGCGACCGAATCACCAGCAGTGCAGATAATCTGGCACTTACCCGATGCTGACGCGCAGACGCCGATGTACACACACGTCGATCAAGCTGACGCTGGCATGCAGTTCACGCGCATCATCGGCGTTGCGCTGAGTGATTGGCGAGCAGCGAACGGCGCACCGTGGTACTTGAGCGACGGCGAGCGCTGCAGTGTCGAGATCAATACGGGTGATATCTACAGCATGACTCCTGACACGCCGCACAGCGCTGGATTGAACCTGTCCAGTGAAGCTCGATTCGGCATGTACTTACGCTGGCAGAAACCGATGTGACTGACGATGCACACAGACTGCACGCGCAGGCTGATTGCGGTGATGCGTACTCAAAAGTGATGCACACCAGTTATGCTCGTATGCAAGAGGAAAGCCATGCCTGATCGCTTCAACGAAGACATACGACGCAACGCAGTAGATAGAGCACGCGAACTGATCGAAGATCAAGGCTATAGCCAAAATCGCGCGTGCACAGCAGTCGCCGAAGACCTCGGCCTCAAGTCGCCACGTACAATCGCGATCTGGGCGGTCGATCTAGAGCAGCCGCTTCCAAGTGGCGCAGATGCACGCGCAAAGACAGCAAAAGCAACTGCGAGCACGGTCGTGTATCACCAGTTGGAGCGTCTTGGGCTGAGTGATCGAGCGTTCAGGAAGCTCGAAGAACTGCTGCCAAAGATCGTCGAAGCAGCCGAGATGTGGAAGTGGACGACAGCGTTCGACATCTTGATTGAGAAGCGCAGATTAGAAGAAAACAAGAGCACAGCGAACACGTTCGTTGGTATTCAGTCGAACGAGCCAAGCACGCTCGACGAGCTAGCAACGGGTACGATCACACGTCAGCCAGCGCTACCGCCGAACGTCTCGCCGCTCGCAAGGAGACAAGCGTGACACGCGATGCACATCGCATCCAACCGATGCTCGAACGCTTGAGCGCGCTCTGGCAATCAAACCCAGACATGCGCTTGGGACAGATCATCGTCAACGCTGCGCGAGAGCTACAGCACAGCGATGCGTACTACCTCGAAGACAGCAGCTTGTACTACCTCGAAGATGCAAGTCTGCTCGACGGCATCGAGCTACTCGCGAGACGCATTGAGGTAGGTGCATGAAAGTGCGTCACCTCGTCGTGCTGACCGTGTTCTTCGTTGTCTGGACGCTAATTGATCTGCCCTTGTACGTACTGCGCCGTATGGGCCTTGCTGTGAAGGAATTGGGTGCATGAACGACGACGACGAGAACTACGTCGAGATCGGATTCGAGCTATTCGGTGGAAGGCATGATTGGGGACTGTACGGCGCAGCAGCGGACGTTTTCGCACGCGTCTGCATACTCGTCGTCGTATGCCTGCTGATGCTTGCTGGGTATCTGCTGCACTCATGAGCGACGAGCTACACGTGGGCGAGTTCACGTTGACTGACGCAGACGGCAACGTGCATCACGGGACGCATGGTGTGATCTCTGGCGAAGGCGTGACGCGGCTCGTCACCGAAGCGCGCTTGCTGCACGTTGCCATCGATGCGCACGGCGTGACGCCCGCGTATGAGGTGCTGCAGTCGCACAACTGTCGAGCAGAGCCGCACTGTACGTGCGATCACAACTCGTGGTATCACCGCGACACAGATGATGAGGGCATGTCTGGCGCTGCTGAGTGTGGCGCAGACGGTTGTAGCTGCACGAGCTACGACAGATGCCACGCGTTCAAGCCGTGAAAGAGCAGATCGAGTTTTGCGAAGCGGTTGTAGCTGATCTGCGGCGACTCTTTCCAGGCTATCTGGTTACGTCAAACTCACGAAGCGTCAAACTTGGCTCAATACTGACAGTCACGATGACTGCTGAGATTGCACGACGACTGCTCGATAGCCATCAAGCGTCGCTCTTGTGCTCCAGTATTCAGTGCTGTATACTACGAGAGTCATGAACAACACGAGCGAACGTAACTGCGGCAAGTGCAACGGTAGCGGAACCTTTCTTCACTTCGGTGCATGCTTCGAGTGCAACGGAACGGGAGTCTCGAAGGCTCGCCGCGTCGCTACTCTTAGCCCGAGCCGTCTTGCTTCGCTAGACGATCTCGAAGCGCGCGAGCAACTCCGATACGAACTGCTCGCAGACGCCGCCTACCGTGCATACCGTGCCCGACGGGCACGGTAGTCGCTAATGCCGCGTCCAATCGATACGCCGTTTGGCGAACACTTACGCAAATGGCGCAATGATCGAGCGCTGTCGTCAGACAAGCTCGCTCAACTGCTCGGCGTCCACCCGCGTGCAATCGCCAGACTCGAGGAATTGACCATTGAAACCGCCGAGACGCAAGAGATCGAGCAGAAATGTCGCGAGCTACAGCAGAAAATGCACGAGCCGACGCTGCTCAGCGTGTCTGCAGCGCGCTCGATCTGGGAGCTAGAACGCATGAAATTGACACGCGTGTAAGACTTTTGGCACATGGCAATGACGGATTCGACACGATCCGTCGAAAATCCTCGGGTTACAGGCGGTCAGTGTCGAAACACACGTGCCAATGTATGTTGCCAAACTTACACGCCAGTCAGACTTGACGAATACGCGATACTGAGCGCGTGATAGCACACATGTTCGCTCGCAGCGTGCTCGACACGTCACCCACGTATCTCGATCCCTCTTGTCGTTGCGGTGAGAAGTTCAGTCGCCACATGATGCCTGCACACGAGATGGGAGTAGATGATCGCGACGTGCCCGTACGCACGCGCGTGAGAGTCGAGCGTATCGCACGTCAGATCAATACGCCAAGTGCCATCGACGGCATCGGCAACTTCGTCTCGTGGGATGATATCGACTGGCTCGTCAAAGAGCTTCGCAAGCGCACGTAGTGCTGTATACTAAGCAGAGCACGACGAAGGAGCACTTATGGACTATCCCAACGACATGGAGCTACGTGATGGTGACTCGCTTGAGTTTACCGTCCAGATCAGTGACGGACAGCCTGTCACGCTACAGAGCATGCGCAAGCTCGTGCGGCGGGTTCGCACCGGGCAGACACCGCTGTTTGCCACGACTGACAGCGCACCAGTTATGACTGAGCTACACAAGCTCTGGGGTACTGCTCGACGCCCAGCAAGGCCACCTAAATGACACAACTCAAGCCATCTGACATTGAGGCGTGGCCCTGATGATCGTCACGTGTCACCTCGCACGAGACGAGATTGGCGACACACTCGTCGACACTGTCGACGTGGTGAGCAACTCCATGCGCGGCAGCTTGTCGCCGCGTACTGTCGAGCGCTGGTTGCTCGCACAGCACTACGATGGTGGGCGATACGAGACGATGGTTTGCATCGGTAGCAATGAGCCATCGTTGTATCGCACAAGGACATGGCAGGCCGCGCTGTGCTGTCACCGATGGTGGATGCGATACGCAGAGCAGCGACGCATCAATGTGATATGGCCTGCAACTTACATGGCGTTGTCAAAATGACGTTCGGCGGTGAGCACTCGACGCACCGCACGTTCTATCTGCGGCGCTATCCAGACCACTGGACGGTTGAGAACGTCAATGATCCTGTCGCACCGCTCAGCGACAATGACCAGTTTCGACTGATCGAGCAAGCACTGCATGCCTGGCCTGCAGAGACGTGGATCGCAGTGCAAGTGCCGTGGAGGCTAAACCCGCGCATTGCACCCTGGAAGTCAGTCACGATGTCACTGCGAGGCAGGGAAGGCTGGCGCGTCGAGCGACTATATGACACTGGCGCAGAGGTCCAACCGAGTGACAGGCAGTTTGAGCTTGTCGTCGCATCGGTCATTATCATGCCAGAACACTACGACAGATCGCTCAACATCAACGAGCCAATGCGCGTGTTGACGCAGAGCATGCGTCTCCTGTCAGAGACGCTCGACGTGCTCAGCGCGCACACGTCGACGCGCGGTGTGGCGGAAGCGGTGGTGCTGCGATGACAGCCGTAAGCTGCATAGATATGGCGCACGTCCCATGCGACGAGTGCGGCGGCTTTCACCCGCCAATGTGGAGTCACAAGTTTGCGCCGTGTTGCAACCTAGACGCGCAAGCTCGTCAGCACTCGCGTGATCGCGCCATAGCCGTTCTGGAGACACAGACAGCGGGCGATACGCCGCAGACTGAGCGCAACATGACACTGCGCGAGCGCATACGTGTAGCAGAGGCAACGCGCAACGTTGACCGTGTCGGGCGTGTCGAGATACGTCAGACGCAGGACGGCACTGTTGTTGAGTCGCTATGGCTCAACGGCGTCGATCTGTTCAAGTGGTTCGGCACTGCCTGTCTGCACGATCTGACAGTGCACGTTCGACTGGAGGTCGTCGACGAATGAGCCGCTTTGAGTACGACGACTACGACTCGACGATCACCCAAGAAATGTGGCAGCACAACGTCGATCTCGCATTGCGCGGTCGCAAAGGCCAGAAAGCACTACGTGAGCTACTGCTGGCGCTCGACGCTGTACCTGGTCACCGCCTGATACGTGACTATCTCGTCAATCCCGAGCAGGGCGAAGCGTGTGCAGTTGGCGCATGGCTTGCGTACAAACGCATTGCTAGTGGTCAGACAACCGACTGGAATGACACGCTGCGCGCGCTGTATCAGCAGTATGGCGAGACAGAGGGCTGGGAAACCGGTGACATCGGCCGCAGAGAGCTTCGCGTCACAGGCACGCTCGCGCAGCACATTGCATATCGCAACGACGACTATTACCGCTCAGCGACGACGCCCGAGCAGCTATGGCAAGCGACGTACGACTGGGTACGGTCGCAGATCGTCGACTGATGCACCGCTTCAAGCGCGACACCGCTGACACGTGCGAGTGTGGTCAGCCACCGTGCGTTGCGCAGCACGAGGACAATTTCAGATTGCCGCACGTGCTCTTTGGCTATTCTGCAAGCCTGTTCGATACGCGCTATCTCGTCGTGCGCTGCAAGTGTGGCGCAGAGGCGCGTTACGACACTCAGTGGGGTACGGTGATTGCTGGTGCTACAGGCAACTGGCGATCTGTCGAGACAGCACTGCAGGAAGCCTCATGACACAGCCACTTGACGCTCGCACGTGCCCGAAGTGCAAGCGGCCGAAGTCGCCTACTGCAGTTGCGGGTAAGTGCTATCACTGCTCGACAGGCAAGAGCATTCGACTTGACGCTGTGACGCGCGTCGAGCAGCCTGTCAGTGTGATTCGCTTACAAGACAGACTGCGCATGCGCGCGAAGCAAGACAGCGCTGAGCGCCTTCCTGCGACGTAATGCCGTACGCGTGCTACTGGCTCGAACCGACGCACAAAGCGTACGTGTCACTTCGCCGCTACACATACCACGACGACAAGCCGTGTCCCAGTACTGACTGGGGACATGACGCTGAGACGCGTATCGAGGACGAACCAGCGCAGATCGTCGACGGCATACTCAGAGTCGACGATGCGTCGACGTTCGCGAGCGATGCACGCTGGCCGACACAGTGCACAGCGTGCGGGTATGCGTTCGACGCTGACGACCATCAGACCGTCATGCACCACTTGATCTACACGCGCAGTGACACTGGCGATGAGATGCTGCTGCGCGACGCGACGCCGGGTGCTGTGTGGGACGCGCCCTGGATGGGTGTCTTCTACAGAGGCCCTGATGAGCGCTGCGTCGTCGTCATGACGCCAGGGCATGAGTGGTTCGTCGACTCGCGTGCTGCGAATTGCGGCTCACCTGACGACAAATGGGACTCCCCAGGGCACCATTACTGTTGGGTGCGTCACGGTGATCCAACACACCCTGAGACACTGCACGTCGACAAGAATGGGCATACGTGCGCTGCCGGTGCTGGCTCGATTCAGGCAGGCAACTATCACGGCTTTCTGCACAATGGGCAACTGACAGACTGAGATGTTCCAGAAGTTCTCGACGTACGTCAGCGCTGTCACTGGTAGCCCGTACGCGTTCGTTGCTTCTGTCGCAATCGTCGTGCTCTGGGCACTGTCTGGACCGTTGTTTCACTTCTCGGATACGTGGCAGCTTGTTATCAACACGGGCACGACGGTTATCACGTTCCTGATGGTGTTCTTGATTCAGAACAGCCAGAATCGTGACGTACGTGCATTACACTTGAAGCTCGACGAATTGCTACACGCGCAGCCACAAGCACAGGACATCTTTATGCACATCGAGACCGCTGACGCTGCACATCTCGACGAGCTTGAGGCGGCACTCGCTCGACGACGTAATGCCTGAATACGCAATGCCGTCGAGCGGCGACGACGATGCTGATCGCGCAGCGCTTGAGGCGTTCAAGCAACGCCAACTACTGCTCGCAGAAGGTCTATGCCCGAACGTGCAGCAGCATGGGCCTGTTGCGCTCGAACAGATCGCGTCGAACGTACGTGAGTGCCCAAAGTGTGGGTTTACGCACACGTCCATACCGATCAGTGCTGAGTGACAAACTCACTGTTATTGCCAAGTTTGTGCTCGTGGCGCTACTCGCTGCCGCACTGTTCGCACCTACGCGCGACGCTCGTATACAACTGCTGCTGATACTGATCGGCGTGTCTATCTTCTGCATCGTCGTCGAGCACTACACGCGCGAGTGACGCATGGTAGTCGAGCAGTACGCGCCCGATGATGGGGGTTTCGACCGACTCTCGCTGCTCGAACAGCTTGAAGCTGACTACGCGTGGTGGCTCTGGCGACTGTTCCCGCAGTACTTCACAGACGAATCTGGCAACGTCATTCCAATGGCAGACCATCACCACGACGCGTGGGAGTGGTTCTGGGAAATGCCAGATGCACGCCCGCGTCCGCTGATCTTCTTGCTGCCGCGTGGTGGCGGAAAGTCGACGACTGTTGAGCTTGGCGTGGTGTCGCTCGGCTGTCGCAACAAACGCAACTACGTGCTGTACGTGTCAGCGACGCAAGAGCAAGCTGACGATCACGTCACGAGCATTGGCGCGATGCTCGAATCACGCCGTCTAGAGATCGCGTACCCACAGATGTCAGATCGCTATGTCAACAAGTACGGCTCATCGAGAGGTTGGCGGCGAGATCGTCTGTGGACGAAAACGGGCTTTGTAATCGATGCGCTCGGACTCGACACTGCGAGTCGTGGCGTAAAACTCGAGGATCGACGCCCAGACGTGATCGTGTTCGACGACATCGATGAGGATGGAGATACCGACAAAGAAGTGCGCAAGAAGGTGCGCATCATCACTCGTCGCTTACTGCCTGCTGCTGCGTCAGGTGGTAACACCGCAATAATCTTCTGTCAGAACCTCGTGCATGAGCGTTCGATAGCTGCTCTGCTGTGCAACCGCCACCCTGATCCCAAGGGTGCGCAGCTTGACGACTTTCTCGTTGACAGACGCGTGATTGGTCCGATACCTGCTGTGCGCGACGCGGACGTACGCTTTCAGAATAACCACTTTGAGCTAATCGCTGGCGAAGCGACATGGGCCGGTCAGTCGATTGAGGTCAATCAACGTCTGATCGATACAGACGGCTACTCGTCGTGGAAGCAAGAGCGTCAGCACGACGTAGAACCACCCGCTGGCGGCATGTTCTCGCATCTCGACTTTGAGGCTATGACTGTCGAGATGGCTGACGTACCGCCACTCGTGCGTATCGTCGGTGCGCTCGATCCCGCGGTGACGAATACAGACGACAGTGACTCTATGGCGCTGCAATTCGACGGCATTGGTGTCGACGACTGCATCTATCGTCTGTGGTCGTGGGAGCAGCGTTCGACACCTGAGACAGCGATGGAGCTAGGCCTGCGGCGCTGCGTTCACTTCGGCGCAGATGCGCTCATCATCGAGACAGATCAGGGCGGTGATCTGTGGCTAGAGAAAGCACCAGAGACATGGCTGCATCTCATCGCGAAGTGTGACGGTCGCGAGACAGATCAAGACTTTGCACCGCACTCAACAGCAGACGCGTGTCCGTATCTCGTGCACATCACTGAGAACTCGATCTTTCCAAGCGTGATCGGTATGAAAGCTGGCTCGACGCAGATGCCAAAAGCGCACCGTGCGTCACTCATGCTGCAGGACTACGAACGCCCGAATCAGATACGTCACGTGCGCAGTGGCACACATCAGGTGCTACGTGCTGCGCTGAATCGCTTTCCGAAAACGAAGCCCCTGGACCTGACCGATGCCTCATTCTGGGCATGGAACGAACTGCGCAATCCGTCTGTCGTGCCGAGCTTCGTGCTGCAAGCTGCAGTCAGCGGGTGGTCACCGCGCTGATATACTGCGCACGCGACTGGCCTTGTCCAGGTATCCCCTGGCAGATTCCGGCCGCTTAGGGGTCTTGAGCTTGCTGGGATCGCACGGCTCAAGACACCTTCTTTGTGTAGACTCGACTCGCGATACGTGAATTGTGTGCGATGCACCTGTCACGTACTTCGCGCTCAGCTTGCATGTCTTGCTCTGTTTGCACGCGTAGAAATGGTCTGCCATTGACCCACTGCACGCGTACAGCACGCTTACCGTCGACAAGCACGTCAACCCAAGTGGCGCCACCGTATTGTTGCTCTGCTTCTGGCTCGTACTGCAGTGTGACGTTGGGCATGTTAGTTCCTTTCTGAGCGCGCATAGCGTAGGTGAGATAGCAGTACGTCGTGCGTCTCATGCGGTGCTCGCGTCGAAGGCACGTACAGCGTGTCCTGACTGACGCATAGCGCCCGAGCACGCTCTGCTGACACAGATAGTGGTTGCCGACTGCGCAGTAGATACATTCCATTATGGTTTCTCATCTGCTGCGAAACACGCTCGACACAGTTGTTGTACGCCGTGTTTCTCAATCATCATTCGGTACGCAGCTTTCACCACGTCGAGCATTGCATCGTTGGTCAGATCACTCGTCGATCCCTCACCATGCGCGATGTAATCAACTGTGATTGGTTGATCGCAACGCGTACAGTTTAGCCCGACTGCAACGTCAGATAAGCCAGCATTGTTCATACTGGCATCGCCCAGACTTTGTTGGGTTCAGCGGGGTTGTACGACGCAACATCGAGACGCAGGTTCGAGCGCGTCAGCAACACTTCTCGCCAATCTTTTTTCTCGATCTCGTGAGTGCAGACGTACCAGTGTGTCGGGTCGCCGCCTGTGCGCGCGAGAATGACGTACCACTGACGCTTGATGTGCTGTTTACGTGCGAACTCTGGCCACGGCATTGCATTGACGTTGACAGTGAAGCGCACTGCGAGCTTGTCGAGACTCGGGTGAGTCCACTTCGCACCGCTCGTCGCGAGATCAGCCTGACGCGTCAACCACACGACATCCGGCCCTGCATGCTGCTTGAGCAGGTCGACGTTACTGTCTGTCAGTGTGAGCTTTTGATCGTGCAAGATGTTCGGCAGATGCAGGACTGACGTGTAGTGGTAGAGCCTCACGTTGCCCACCGCTTTTGTTCGCTGACGATCTCAACGGCGATACGCATGCGCACCGCACGCTGCGAGCCATTGCCTTCTGAGAAGTAGGTGTACATGCTGCTGCGCCCTTGCTCGCGCTGCATGATCTCGACATCTTGCGGTAGCAAGTCGATAAACAATTCGCCGTTGATGTCTCTAACGCGCATTGGCGTTTCTCCCTTCAATGATGCACAGTGCTGGATCGATGTATTCGAGCATCTCTGCGTCTGCCCGAGGCAGCCAATTTTGAGCGTGCTGCGCGCAGTAGAACGCGCCTTCGCCGTTCAGCATGTTGTGTGCGCGCGACAGCACGCGATAGTCACCTCGTACGCCGCCGCACAGCTTGCAGGCATTGCCGACGAGTGCGCCACGTGCATTCGTGCTCGCGCGCGGTAGGTCGATCTGCACGCGCGCGAAGTCCGCGTCCGTGTACACGATGCGCTGATCGGTGCGAGTCGGCAGAATGACGCTCATGCGCATGCCTCCAGTTCGTGTCGACGCATGTAGCCCCAGTTGCGTCGACGATCTCGTTCTGACTGCTGTCCCTTGCCGGTGCACTGATAGCAGATGCCCCACGTGCCCTTGCGTTCGTTGACGTATTCGCCGCTACCGTCGCACTTGTCGCAATGCGTCCACGTCGATTGATCGCCGTCGAGCTTGCGTATCTCGTCGATTGTCTGCTCGATCTGTCGCTTGTCGTACTTGAAGCTCGGCGAACGCATCGCCATATCGAACATGCTGTCCTGAATCTGGCGACGCTGCATCGCGTACGGGTCAGTCGGGTAGCTCATCGCTGGCCTCGCACGTGATTGGTGACGCCACGGCAAAATGCGCATTGATCTTTTGCGAAAGCTGCGATCACGCGTGGGGTGAGTGCATACAGTCGATGGCCGCATGCGTAACGCGGTCCTTCGGGTGGTCGAGTCTTCGGGCGGTTCTTGCTCATCTGCTTGCTCTCTCTCGCTCGTGTTGAACACACTATACAGCACTGCTTACAAGAGCGCAAGTGTTACGCTCAGACGCAATGGCTGAGCGTCGTAAGACTGCGCGAGTGACGAAAGCGCCGCTCGCCACGAATGATCCATCAGCGCGTGCTGTAGCTCAAGCTGCTCGACAGTCCGCAGTTGGCAATCTCGCGAGCGTGCCGGGCATCACGGGTGTCGCAACAGCAACGCGCAAGACAGTCGACTCGCTTGGCGTATTCTTCGGCAGTACGCCCGTAATCGTGCCACCTCCAAACTACGAAGGTGAGTGGCAGGTCTTCAATCTCGACGCGAACACGTTCGCGAAGCTCGGTCCGCAAGCGCTCGTCAATCGCATGATCGAGCTATCGCCAGACATCTCGCGAGCGCTCTGGGACTATCTGCGACTGTTCAACCCTGGCTGGACGCTTACGTGCTTCAACGTTGGAACTGACTCGCAGAACACGCGTGCACAGGCGATTGCTGACGCGATTGTCGCGAAGCTGAATCGTATGTACGGCACTGTCGACGTGCTGCACGGTCGTATGGGCATGTCGATGTTTCTGCGCGGTGCACTGTTCTCGGAACTCGTGCTCGCGTTGAACGGCAGGGACTTCGTTGACATGCCAGTGATCGATCCCGTCAGCGTGCGCTTCCGGCGTATGCAAGACGACGAGCGCGGCCAGTACTTTGAACTCGGCCAGATGCAAGTAACTGGCTACGTTCAACTCGATCAGTACGAGACGATCACGTACATACCCGTTGACCCATCGCCAGACACTCCCTACGGTCGACCGATGGTGTCGCCAGCGATCTTCGCGAGCTTGTTCTTGCTCGGTCTGCTGCACGATCTGCGACGCGTCATCGCTCAGCAGGGTTACCCGCGCATCGATATCACAGTCGATCTGTCAGCGTTGTTTGACGAAGCGAAGAAGGCGATGCCGAGCATTGTCAACAACCCGACAAAGTATGGCGAGTGGGTATCGAAAGTCTTCGACGGCATCAAAGACGTGTACGCGAATTTGCAGCCAGACGACGCGTACATCCACGGCTCGTCTGTCACTGTCAACAAACCCGTTGGCACCGCAGATCCGTCGAGTCTGGGTGCGATTCCGTCAATTATCGAGATCATCGAGCGTTGGCTTGTACGTGCGCTCAAGACGATGCCGCTACTCATGGCGACGCGTCAGTCGACGAGCGAGACGCAGGCGAACCGTGAGTGGGAGATTCACGCTGCAGGCATCAAGTCGCTGCAGCACTACGCCGAAGTGATCTGGGAGCGCCACATGTCGCTTGCGCTGCGCGCTCAGGGTATCCAGTGCGATGTACAGTTTCGTTACGCCGAGCTACGCGCGAGCGAGATGATGCGCGATCAGCAGACGATGCAACTGCTTATCCAAAATGCGTTCGCCAAGTATGCGCTCGGCGTTGAAGATATCGACGCAATGGCGACAGAGATCGCTGGTCATCCCGCGGTCGAGGAAGAGCCATTGTTCATCCCGAAAGCGTGGAGCAGTGGCGCACCAACTCCCGCTGAGCAGCAGAACCCAGACGGCACAGAGATCGCTGCGGGTGAGGGCGGTGACAAAGCGCGTGTTATCGAGTGGATGCCAAACCCGAACAGACTCAATATTACGCGTAAGATCGACGGTGCTGAGTACGTGCCGGTGCAGACCATGACGAATCGTGGTCGAGTCATCATGTGGCGCAAGCGTGGTACACGTGAAATTCGCGCTCCAGGCGGCGCTACAGGCAAGATCGAGTCGCACGGTGCAGTGCTCGCCGTACCTGACGTGAAAGTCGACAAGCGCTCGCTGCGTAAGGCTGTGACACGCTTCGACGACAGCGTGCCTGACTGGGCTGGCATTCTCGACGCGCGTGAGAAGACAGCATGATCGAGATCAATCGTGTGATCGAGCAGAACGCGTCTGGTGGCGCGCGCCCGTCGATACGCGCATGGATCGATTGGTATCGCAACTTGCTGCACGTCGAGACAGATTCGTACGAGCTAGCCACAGTGACACACGAGTATGGCGATGCCACGGTGCACGTCGCGTCAATCACGTCACGCGATGCACATTTGGTCGATCTACGCATGCAGCACCCTCACAACTGCGAGTGCGATGCACATCCTTGAGCGACGATAGGATGGCGGCTGTTGTGATCGTCATTGTCGCGCTTGTGTTCCTGTACTTAGCCACAGGCGGATTCAGCAATGCCATTCGGTGACCATTGCCAATACAAGAAATTCTCTGATTGCACCAAGGCGCACTCTGACAAAGATGATCCAGCGGCGTACTGCGCGACGATTCAGGACAAGACTGAGGAACACTGCAAGCGCAGCATGCGTATCGAGCTACGCCGTAAGGTGCTGCATGTCGCCGCAATCAGACAGGCTGTCGACGATACGTACGAGTGGGACGAAGACAAGCACCATTACCTACGTGATGGTGCTGTCGTGTCGCTCGCGACGATCCTGACGCTGCGCGATCAGCTACTAGACGCGCAGTACGCAGACGCTATCGAGCTTGCTGACGCGCTTGAGGAAGACGGCGATCTAGAGGCGTGGCAAGAGGCAATGCGCGATCTCATCCAGGAGACGCATTCGGCCGCTTACATGCTTGGTCGCGGTGGCATCAACTTCACTCAAGCTGCAGAACGTCTCGCGCTCGCTGGCATCGTTACGGCGCAGTTTGAGTATCTGCGTCAGTTCGCCGCAGATGTGCAGGCCGGCAAAGTGTCGATAGCTGACGCGCGCAATCGAGCTTCGCAGTACATGTCATCAGCGACGTACGCGTTCTCACTCGGCTTTGCAGATGCGTATGGCGACGAGCTACAGCTACCAGCGTATCCGGGCGATGGTGGCTCAAAATGCCTGATGAATTGTCGCTGCGCGTGGGACATCGAAGAAGACACGAAAGAGTGGCGCTGTTACTGGATCGCCACAGGTGACGACGAGCAATGCACAGACTGCGATGATCGAGCGCAGTTATACAACCCGTACGTGCAAAAGCGTGTCGTTGCAGCCGCCGCATAAGCCGGCGCTGTTCGTTGACCTTCGTGGGCATGGTTGGCACGTTGCACTCGATCAGAACCCACCGAACTTCGTGCTGCCGCTAGTGTGTCGCTGTGGGCTGAGAATTGAGACGTACACAGAGCCATCTCCGCATCACTTTCTCGTCATGTCGTATTCCTATAATCATCATGGCGAGTGCTGTGTAGACTGCCTGAAAGGAGAACGGCGTGCTTCCCAACGACCTGATGTCACGCTCGATGCAGATGGCACGTAATCTCGTCGGTGCAAACGAACTGCAGCTATCGCGTGAGGTCGCGTTGCGCGTGTTTCGTCAGCACGGCGGCCAATTCGATCAAGACGGTGCACCGATAACTGCTGGCTGCTACATGTGTCGCGCGTCGAGTGCATGCGAGCATCAATCGCTGGCGTTCTCGATTCTGCTGTCGCTGTCAGTGTTCGAGACCGCGCGTGAGGCGCTTGTAGACTCTGTTATCGACGAGCTACGCAAGAGGGCACGAGAATGAGTCCACAGAGGTTGCACGAAGGCGACGACGCGGCATGGATCATGCAGCAGCCACACAAGGAAAACTATCGACTCGTCACGGACATCAGCGGACATACAGCAGGTGAAATTGGCCTGCTGCTGGAGCAGTCTGTCGAGCCGTCGCTGTTCATTCTGCGCTTTGCGAATGACGCGACGCCAGTCGCGTGTACGCCCGATCAGGTCGAGCATGTCAACGCCTGAGCAGTTGCCACGCTGCCCGCTGTGTGGTGCAGCAACGCACAAGATCGACAACGACCGAGCACAGTGCGCGCAGTGCAATCACGTCATCAGCATCAGCACTCGCCGCAAACTCGATGCGCGTCGAGCGTTCACTGACGATCCGCGTCAGAAAGGGCCGATCTGATGTTCAACCCAATACACGCGTGGGATGAACTGTTCTGCCAGTTTTTTCACATTCCGTTTTTGCGCATTCAGCATTACTCCGGTGGTCGCTGGTTGTGCACAAAGCCAAACTGTCGCGCGCAGCGACGACGCAAGCCGAACCTGCCAGTGTGAGCATGGAGCTACGTTTGCGCTGGTGGTAGACGCTGTATCGCGCGAGCAGGTTGTGGGTGAGATAGGCGAGCTATTCCAACGTCTCGCGAACGGCGGCGCTATCAACGCGCTCGAACTGTCAGCAATGCGCGAGCACATCGCACAGAGCTTGACAGACGCTAACTCACCAATGACAACGTACTATTGCAATCAGCGACGCGACGATGGCACGCGCTGCGGTGCTGTCGTGACAGAAACGAACGCGCCGTATGGACGTGCGAAGCAGCGTTGTCGCATTTGTGGCAAGGTAAATACGATCTACTACGGCGGCTACGCGCGTTACGCAGACTCGCCGGCAAGCCGCTAGCATTGACGCTGTTGCATCTATCTCGCATACTCTGACCAGAACGTCGTCCTGGTGTCACCGATGTGTGGCGCCGCGAGTGTAAGCCTATGCGCTCACTGTTTCACACAAGGAGCGCTACATGCCAGACATTCCAGACGACACTCAGCAGGACGACGCTGCACGTGAGAGTGGCGACGCGACTATTCTGGTTTATCAATCGCCGCTGACGCGCATCAAGTCTGTCGAAGACACGAATAGCCTGCTCGATCTCGCGAAAGCGGATCACGCGTTCGATCCAAGTGTGTTCGACGAGAACCCGCCGTTTTTCTGGCGTACGGTACCGTCGACGCAGCTTATCGATTCGTACGGCACGCGCATGATGGACGACTCGCTGCAGAACTTCGCTGCAGACGCGACCGACGGACGCTCGTTCATGGCGGCGCATGACAGTCGCGACATGCCGCTGGGTCGCTCGTTACGCGGCGAGTACAAGAACGGTCGCACGAGCGGCGGCAAGCGCACCGAAGTCGACTTTTACACGATCCCTGGCATGAAAACGCGCACGTTCAACACCGACGACTTTATTCTGGGCGTGCGCAGTGGCATCAATCACGACGTGTCGATTGGCTTTCACGGTGGCGAGATTCGCTGCTCAGTGTGCGGTGAGCGCTGGTGGTCATTCTTCGGCATGTCGTTTAGCGAGTGCGAGCACATGCCTGGCATGACCTATAAGAAGCTCGACGCAAAGGGTGCAGAGACAGACACCGACATCGTTGCGTCAGGCGACGTGTACGGCGCGCACATGTCAGAGGTGAGTGCTGTCTACGACGGCGCGACACCTGGTGCAGCAATCATTGGCATTCTGCGCGCAGAGCGCATGGTCGACGCCGGTCGAGTCTCGCCGGACAATGCGCGCAAACTCGAAGCGCGCTACCGCATCAGTCTGCCAGTGCAGCACAACTGGCAGGGTTCGTCAACGCGTCAAGCTGGCGCAGCATCAACTACCTCTGAGGAGGAGGACACAATGCCGAAGGACGACGCGCCGAAGACTGGCGCTAACGACAACGCTGCTGGCGACAACAACTCGTCTGCTGCAGCTAACAACAGCGCCGCTGGCGACAACAACTCTGCATCTGGCAACAACAATTCCAGTTCGGACGTTGCTGCTGCTGAGTCGCGTGGGCGTGCTGCTGGCGTGTTGAGCGTACGTTCGATGCTCGCTGAATACAGCATTATCAAGGGCGACGACCAGCGCGATCTGCCCACGATTCTGCGCGAGATCGGGCAGCAGCAGACACAGCAGCGCAGTCAAGCCGCCGACGGCGTGCAGTACCGCAAGGACCTCGTCGCAACTGCATTGGAAGAAGGAGTGCGTGCGCTGGGCGAGAGCTTCAACGCTGACACGTACAGGCCGGTTCTCGAAAGCGCAGACATCGACACGATCAAACGTTTCCGAGACGACTGGAAAAAGGTCGGCGACGAGAAGCTCGCCGGTGGTCGCAAGACGACTGACGTAAACGGCCACGAGAACGGCACGAGCGGTCAGTTCAAGCCGCCGGCCAGCGTGCATCGCGGCTAGAAAGGGGCTAAACGCAATGGCGAATCCACGTCAAAAGATCGCGTTCGACCAGATTCAGCCTGATCGGACCAGTTACATGGCCGACAAGGTGACGATTGTCCCAGACAAGACATTGACTGGTGGCTGCGCACAAGTCGGCAAAGCTGTCACTCTCGTCGCTGGCGGTGGCCCTGGTGTCGTCGCGCTGACGCAGGATGGCAACTTCGTCGTAGGCACTATTGAGTCGTGCGACCCGGATGGTGTGCTCACGATTCTCACTGGTGACTACGTACAGGTGCCAGCAGCAGCAGCGATGTCAGTCGGTCAGCGTATGGTCGGCGCGCTCAACACCGGCAATCGTGGGTATGTACGTGCTGTCGTACCCGCGACGCTCGCTGATGTCGCACAAGCTCGCGGTGTCGTTGTCGACGCGACCGACCCGCTCAATCCATGGGTCTTCACTGACTAGCAAGGGCTGAGGAGGGACTGCACAGCATGTCCAAAAAGCGACAATTCGACTTGCGGATCCAGGCTTCAAGCCCGCAAGAGATCGCAGAGCGCGTCAGCGTTGAGATGTATCGCGACGCGATGCAGGCTGGCATGTCTCTCAGCGCGTGGATGGAGCGACTCTGCCCGACCGACCCCGCCGACATGCGCATCGGCAACGACGCGTTCTCGCGCGTGCTCGCTGCGAAGGATGTCTACACGCGCAGCATGCCAGAATCTGGCATATGGGCTGACACGTGGAGTGATGTCTTCGAGGATCAGCCGAGTGATCGACTCATCGGACTCGAATGGGTTGCGCGTCGCTGGCGCGAAGCGAAGACGAGCAAGCCAGCGATTTATCAGACGCAGGGTCAGCGCGATCTGTACATGGCGTCTGACTACCCGCCTGGTACGAACGCACGCCCGTACGTCGACGCTGCTGAGCCACGCTGGACGCAGATCGCGCCGGCGATCCCGCTGGATCGTCTCGTCGCGCTGACAACGCCGATCACGGGTATCGACTATCGCGCGGTGTATCTGCAGAACGTCAACCCTGACCAGAAGCGCATGGTTCGTGTCGGTGAGGCCACCGAACCCCCGCGCATGAAGCTCATCACGACTGCGCATCAGATCAACCTCTTCAAGTATGGTCGAATCCTGGAGGCGTCGTACGAGGTACTGCGTCGACAGCGACTTGATCGCATCGCGATGGAAATCGCTCTCATGGCGATCCAGGCCGAGGTTGACAAGGTTGCGACAGTCATTGACATCATCCTCAATGGTGATGGCAACGCGGGTACGTCAGCGACGAACTACAACCTCACGACGATGGACCCGACCGCGTCGACGACAACGCCTGCACCGCCATACAACTTGACCGTGCGTGGCTGGTTGAACTTCAAGGCGCAGTTCCAGAACCCGTACCAACTGACGACAGCGCTCGTGCAGCGTGACACCGCTGTATCGCTGCAGATGTTGAACATGGGCAGCGCCAACGTCATGCTGACGCAGATTCAAGCCGCGTCGGGCTTCGGTGGCTTCGAGGCCATCAACCCGTCACTACGCGACAACGTTGCGCTCGGCTGGACCTCTGACGCACCGCCACTCAAGGTGCTCGGTTTCGATGCACGTCGCGCGATTGAGCGTGTCGTCGAAGTCGGCTCGAACATTCAAGAGGTCGAGCGTCACGCGACGACTCAGACGCAGGACCTCGTCATGACCGAAGTCGAAGGCTACGACGTGCTCGATCCGTTCGCCACAGCCGTACTGACACTCACCGCGTAACTCTCGCTGCAGGAGGTAAGTCACTAACCATGCCAACTCAAAATCGACCAACTGCTGGTGCCCCGAGCGCTGCTGGCGGCGCATCGAACACCGACGCAGAGCGTGCGGAGGCCGAGCGGCAAGAGCACGCCACGCCGTCAGGCGGCGAACTGACAGACGAGCAGCGCGAGAGCAACGTTCGATACCGCGAGCAGTATCAGCGCTCGTCTGGCTCGACGCTGACTGAGCTTGAGCGCGAGCGACTCGACACGCTCGGCTCTGGTGCACACGGGCCAGGCTCGCTGTCGCGCTCGACAAAGACCGCGATCACGTCGCAGGGTCCCATCGATCACGTTGATCCCGAGATGCGCGACAAAGACTTGTGGAAGCGCCAAGAGCAAGCGCACATCAAGCACAACCAGGACGAGGTCGAGCGCGCTGCGAAGTTCTGCGAGCAGAACGGACTTGAAGGTCTTACGACCGTCAAGTCGGGTCTGGTCGGCATCAACAAGGATCGCGTCGCGTTCACCGAGTACAACGATGCGCACCCGCATGGCTTCGCATACGTTGCTGGCTCAGACTCGCCGCCAGTCATCGTTGCGCTCACGCCCGAGGTGCAAGGTGCGTTGCTCACGTCGCGTATCGTCGAGGCCGAAGCCGACGTGCCGAGTGGCTCAAGCGAGCACGTGCAGAAAGTACAGCCGAGAGGCCGACGCCGCTAAGACGTGGGCCTTCTGCTCGACATAGGCGACGCTGCTGAGGTGCGCGGTGCAATCGGCGTACAGGTCACCTCAGCAGATGTGCCTGATGAACTTGTCATGCTCGACGTGTACGTTGGTGTCGCGTCTGATCGCGTACTTGAGTGGCGCGATTCTATCGACACGTCGATTGCAGACGACAATCCCTATCTACGTCGAGCGGCTATCTATCTGACTGCGGCGCTTATCGCGCCCACCGTGCCACACCTATTGAATGAGCGTACGCCAGACTATCAAGTACAGCAGCAAGCATTGCCAGACCCGACCGCACGTGTTGACTGGCTGCAAGCGGAGGCGTTCAACGCAGTCACGAAAGCTGCCGGACCTGATGCTGTCGTGCGCTCATTCACCGAATTCGATGTAGCACACGGCACGCGTGGTTGGATAGACGGTACTGTTTTACGTGAAACAGATGTGCCAGGCAGGTTGTTCTGGTGAGTGTCACGACAAACATCGCCAGACTCGTGCAGCGTCGACCGCATGACTTCTTCGTGCTGCAGACAGTGCGCGTACAGAGCGACGGTGGGCTGTCGAACGTGACGAAGCGCTACGGCCCATTTCAGGGCGCATTCTTCGATCCAGCACTCGCTGCACCGGGTGGTCCAAACACAGAAATACAGGACATTCGCGACGACAAAGGCTATCGACTCAACTTCTTACCGCTCGTCGTGCCTGTTGGTTCGCCCGATGGTCGTGCTGGCGACGCTGTGACGCTGCGAGATCGGCCTACAGAGCGCGACAAGATAGACGCGCTCGATCTCGGCACGTTCAACGTGCTCAAGGTGTCGAACCTGGGCTACGACCCTAACAACAAGTCGCCAGAAGCGTATCGAGCGATTCTAGAGCGTCAAAGCTGATGGGTAATCTCGCTATCTGGCTCGAACGTCGCGTTATGGCACACCGATCACAACAGACCGCAGCGACGCGCAACGCGCTCGCGTCAATCGCGAGCAACATCAGCAAAGACATGAAAGCGAAGCATCCCTGGACGAATCGCACGACTGACGCAGAGAAGTCGCTTGGCGTCATCTCTGAATTCGATCAGAAGGGCAATGAGGGTACGTTTACGCTGCGCGTTGGCTACGTCAACCCACCGCAGGTGAGCTACGGTATCTGGCTTGAGCTTGCGCATGCTGGTGTTTGGGCAATCGTGCGCCCGACAGTACAGCGCTATCGCAGCATCGTCCAGAAGAATGTCGCGCAAGCGAGGCGCGTGTGACTCAGACAGTCTGGCCGCCGACGCAAGTACCCGTCACTGCGCGCGAGCTTGTACGTCGACTGATCGCGACAGGCGTGCCCGAGTTTGAGGGTCGTGTGTACGAAAACGACTTGCCCGAACCTGGCACGCCAACACCGTTCGCTGTCATTCGCATGGGCAACGACTCGACAATTACGAATTGGGGTGCGAAAGCGACACCGCTGATGGTGTGGCCGTTTATCGGCATGTCTGACGATGCGGTGACGTATCGCCTGCTCGATCTGCTCATCAGCAAGATTGTTGCGGTGCTGACGCCTAACGGTGAATCGGGCATCATCGACGAAGCTGCTGCACTCGGCACGTCTGTCAGTCAGACACCTGGCGCGCTCGGTCAGCGTTACTTCGTCACCTACACGGGCGTCATGACGCAGGACACGCGTGATGAGACGTTGCAAGCGCTGACGCGACCGATGGAATTCACGTTGTCGACACTCGTCTGGCGCAATGAGGAAACGCAGCCGTTCATTGCGACGCTCGCGCAAGCGACGCAGAACGCGATGCCGACTGCACAGATTGATCCAACGCTGTCAGCGCCGACTGATGTCGCGCCGTTCGTGTACTGGCGCTGGGCGCAGTCACCTGTACCTGTCGAGCAGCTAACACTTGACGCATGGTGGGAAGAAGGCACGGTTATGGGTCATGTGCTGACACCGAATGCGATCAATCGACAAGATGTCGTCGAGCGCGTCGTATCTGTGTTCACACCGAATCTTGTCGAAGGTTGGCACTTGATGCACTCACCGAACGGCTGGCCGTTTCAAGTGCTCGTGTCGCGCGCTGACGCAACTGCAGACCCATTCGCCATCGGGCAGATTACGCTGCGCGCGCGTACAGTCAATGCAGATGGTGACCCGTCACAGTGGTATGGCGAAGGTGATGGCGTGCACACGCCGCCAGACGTGCCGCCGACACCCATTGTCTTTGGCCCTGACGCACCGCCACTCAATCAACCTCCAAACGTCGACCCGAATGCACCTCCAGGTCCGAACGGCGAGCCGCCTGGTGAAGACTGGCCGTACCCGAAGATTCGCCGAGTCATACTAACCCAACCTGTAAAGGGGCAAGTCGATGCCAGCTAATCGAACGCGAGACGAAGACACTGAGCCTGAGCAGGTTGCGCAGAGCACAGTACGTGACGCTACGCACGAGCTAGAGAGCGCAGACGCACTGCGTCTCGCGTTGTTGCACGGTGCAGAGCAGCAACGCGCTGAGGGCCCGCGCACGAGCGTTTTAGAGCGTGTCGCGCGTCGACGCGCAGCAGAGGACGACAGACTCGTCACTGCTGGCTCGGGCATCGATCAGTCTGAGATCGAGCACTACGCTGCATTGTGGAACGTTGACTACTCAATTCTGCGCGCGACGTTCGCGCTGCTCGGCAGAAAACGCGTCGACGCAGACGAGCTACGTGCAGCGGTGACACACGTCGGCGGACGGGAGGTCTAGGCATGGGCCAGATCGCATTTGGCGTCATCCTGCGACCAGGAACTGTACCCCAGATTCCTGGTGGCTACACACGTTTCACTACGTCGCAGAGCATCGCGCTTGGCGTACGCGGTCTGGTTGGTATCGTTGCGCGCGCTGACGCGGGCGATGTCAACATGCCGAAAATTTGCTACAGCGTCGACGACACGGTGCGCTACTTCGGCAACAACAATGGCTTTGCACCGCTCATCGCGCAAGCTCTTGCTGGCGGTTCAATCGCCGCGTACTGCTCGCGTGCAGGTACTGGCGGCACTGCTGCGGTGCTCGTACTCAACAACGACACTGGCTCGCCTGGCACGCCAACTGTCACACTGACAGCAAAGTCGGCTGGCTCACGAGCGCTGCCAGTCACGATCCGCAGTAGCGTGACACAGCCTGGCACGTTCGAGATCGTCGTGTACGAGGCGGGTGTCCCGCTCGAAACGAAGAACGTTGGTAGCGTCAATCAAGCGAGCGCATTCATTGCGACGATCAACGCTGCAAACACGGGTTCGAGCTACTACACAGCGGCTCTGACAGGCGTCGCTAATGATCCACTCTCGCTCGTAACGCAGGTTGCGCCGACGACCGTAGGCACAAACCCGACTGTCGATGCGACAGCAATGGCAAATGCACGTACTGCTCTGCGTTCGTTCGCATGGTTCACGCTCATCGAAGACAGCGAGGACCCAGTCGAGCACATCGCGGGCGCAGCGTTCATCGACCAGTGCATCTCTGACGGTCTGCGTCGTACCGCGTACTTTGGTCAGAACATCGCGAACGTGACGCTCGACACGATGCTCACGACCATCGCGACAATCAACGACCCGGCTGTCGGCTACGTCACCAACGACTTTGCGACAGCGACTGGTACGATTGCGGGTGCGCAAGCTGCAGCGCGTTACGCTGGCATTCTGTCGACGATGCTGACGCATCAGACGATGGCTGGTCGACAGATTCCAGATGCGACGATGATCCCGCACGATCTCGTGCAGAGCGACATCATTCGCGCACAGAACGGCGGTGCATCTGTGTTCATGCTCGATCACCGCCGACGCATCGTCACTGGCAAAGAAGTCAACACGCTCGTGAACCCAGCGTTGCCACCCGTGTGGGCAGAGGCGCTCGACGCGGCGTGGCAGCGCTGGGGCCGTACAGTACGCGCGTTCACCATCGTTGATGATGTGATGTTGTCGATGCTGGATGTGCTGTTCGATCCTGATCCCGATGCGCGACCTCGCCAGAACAGCATTGGCTTGAACTTCTTGCTCGCAACGGGTCAGACAACGCTCAACAAGTACGTGCCTGACTCACTGACGACAAACACGAAGCTACTGCTTGATCCAGCGGTAGCCGCTGTCGCTGGTACGTACGCGTTCAAAATCGACCCATTCGAGGACCTCGGAGGCGTCGACACGATCATCGTCAAACTCAACACCAATCAGGCCACGAGCTAAGGAGTTACCGCTATGCCGGCTGCATCACCCGCCGATATCGCCAAGGTGGCCGAAGGCTACAAAGGTTCCTTCTACTGGAATGGCCAGAAGGTCGCGACGTGTACTCAGTGGCACGTTGACCGCACTGTACGTCGTGACGGCGTGCAGGTACTCGACGACGACATGGAGTACTCGAAGCGCACGAGCACGAGCTACGCGCTGACGTTCGAGGAACTGACGATCTCGCACAAGCTCGTCAAGCAACTGCTCGACGCTGACGCTGCAGGCGACGATCCGGCGTTCAAGTTCATTGGCGTCGAGAAGCGCGGCGACAATCTCGAAGCCCAGTGGATCATGAATGAGGCGTACAGCGACGGCGACCTGCAGATGGGCGGTGCGCAGACCGGCACGATTCGTCGCAAGACGTACACGTGGCGCTTGAACGGTCGCCCAGACTTGCAAGGCGGATGGGACCTGTAGCCGCGTAAACTTCACAGCGAAAGAGAGGGAGCAATGCCTCCGCAGAAACCAGCGTCCGACGAGATGCTCACGGATGTGGATCGTGCCAACGGGCACGCGTCTATCGACGATGCAGTCAAAGCAGCACTCAAGTCACGCGCACACCGGCGTGCAGAGATCATTCCGGTTGCGCGTATTGTCGTCAATGGCATGCTGGTACCCAAAGTCGACGAGTCGGGTAAGCCAGTTGTTGTCAACGGTATCTTGCAAGAAGTGCCATTCTCGTTTCGCATTCGACGTTTGCAACGTGCCGAGCGCTTGCAGTGCGAGCTACTCGCGACACACGACGAGTCTGTCGACAGATTCGATTCGCCAAACATCACGCGCTCTGTCTACGATCAGAACGAAGGCGAACTGCGCATGCTGTATCGCGCGACTGTGCGCGAGGATCGCGAACGCTGGTGGGACGACACCGAGCTACAGCAGGAATGGGGCGTTGGCACTGGTTGGGAACTCATCGGCCAGTTTCTCGGTGATCGCCAGCAAATTGAAGCAATCTTGGCGATGCACAATCTCGGTGATGGCATTACATCGGAGATCAGCCGCCTAAAAGTCGCCTCAGAGCCGGCGGCAATGTAACGCTCTTGCACGAGATATTCCATCGCACGCGCGGTCGCTTCGCGCCGTGGGACCTCGACGAGCTAGAACCGATGCAGCGTGCTTTTGTCGAGGAAAGCGTGCTGTTTCGCATCGAGCAAGAGACTGAGCTTTATGAGGCGCTAGGGGGCAACCGCTGATCGATGTCGATGGTCGATCAAGTGTCCTATCAAGAGCGCATCGTCGTTGTCATCGACGAAGCCAAGCTCAGCGCGTCTATCGCGACTGCTGAGAAGAACTACAACGCGTTCATCCAGAAGATCGCAAAACAGAAGAACATCGAGCTACAGATAAACGCGAAAGACAATGCCACATCTGCGTTCGCGAAAGTCGCGAGTCAAGGTCGACGGCTAACAAGCAGACCGCACGTTGTCACCGTCAACACGAGCGGTAACGCAGAGACGCAGCTACGCACGATGCGGACGCAAGCGACGCAGCTAGGCGCACGCGCAGTCACGATACGTGTCAATGCGTCAGGCACCGCACAGCAGACGATCTCGAATCTGACGCGTACAGCACGCCAGGGTATCAACGTACCTGTACGTGCAGCGAGCAACGTTATCGGTGCAGTCGCGCCAAGTGTTATCGGCATGGAGGCGCCTGCTGTTGGCGGTGCACTTATGGCTGGTGGTGCTGTTGCTGGTGGACTCGCTATCGCGACGACGCTCGGCGTTGCGACAAAGAACGCCATGGACTTCAACAACGAAATTGTGCAAGTCCAGAACAACACAACCATGACGAGCGACGAGACAGCGACGCTCAGTCGCAACGTGCTCGATCTGTCAGCAAAGTTTGGACTGTCGCAAGAGCCACTCATCACCGCTGCTCGACAGATCCAGGACTTGACGCAGAACGCCGACGCAATGAACGGCATCTTGAACGTTGCAAGCGAGACTGCTGCAGCGACAGGTGCAGATGTCGGCCAGACTGGTGCGGTGCTCGCGAACACACTGCATCAGTACAAGCTCGATCAGGGCAGCGTATCGCAGGTCCAGTTGAACGCAGCGCATGCCATGGGCGTGCTGCATCTCGCGTCTGCTGAGGGCAATATGACGATGCAGCAATTCGCTGACTCGTCAGGTCGAGCTATCGCGCTCGCCGGTCAGCTTGGCGTGCCGCTTGAGCAAGTGACTGCTGGTATGGCCGCTTTGACGCGTAATGGCTACGACGCCGCGCAGTCACAGACACAGTTGGTGAACATCTTCACGCGCATCATCAAGCCCGCCGCAGACTCACAGAAACAGATCGAGGCATTGTCGAAGACGAGCGGTGTTGACCTCGTGTCTGCGTACTCAGCAACCGGCCTGTCGACACTCGGTCTGACAGGCATCTTTGCGCGCACGACTGAGGCGTACCAGAAAATGGGTATGTCGCAATCAGACGCGACTGCTGAGACGTTGAAGCTCATGAACGCGCAGCGCGGCGGCTTGGGTGCGGCGCTGTTGATGGGCAAAGGCGCTGACGACTTCAACCAGATTCTTGGCGATCTCACGAACACACAGCTAACCGACACGTACGTCAATCAAGCGTGGGACCGCTCGATGCAGCAGCCGTCAGTGCAGATGCAGATACTTGGGCAGCGTATCCACGTCGCGATGATCGAGCTTGGTGACCACTTCGTACCCGCTGTCAATCACGCGTTTACGTGGCTCGATCAACTACGCGGCCCGCTTGCAGACGTTGGCGAGCAGCTAGGGCGTTTCATCGGGCCGATTCTAGGTGTCAGTGACCCGTTGGGCGGCATGGACACAATCGTGCAGGACCTCGCGCTCGGCTTGCACAACATGTCGACGTGGCTAGGTGAGGTCGCGACTGAGGCCGACAAGAACGGCGCGCTCTCTGATCTGCACACAGCTTTTACCAACATCGTCGACGCGCTCGGCCCTGCTATGGCAGTGCTCGATCCATTCCGAGCCGGCCTGAGTGATGTAGACACGTCAGCACACGGCATCGACGATGGCTCACACGGTGCTGCAGAAGGCATAAAAGCGTTTGCCGAAGCTGCAAAAGCAGTCACTGGTGAGATACAACCGTTTCTCGATCTGCTGACTGACATCGAGAAAAAGCTCAACGCGATCACCGCATTCGAGAACGCGCACCGGCCGCAAGTGACTGTCGCTGGACAAGAGCAAAAGGGTTTGGTCAACACCGTCCCATTGCAAGTCGAGCAAGCTGCTGGCGAAGGCGTGACGCCAGTGCAAGCAGTCCAGAACATGTGGGACTATTGGTTTGGCGGTCGACAGCAGAAAATCTCAGAAGCCGAGCGCGCTATGGGTACGCAGTCAGCAACAGTCGGTGAAGCGATCACCAAGGGCATGGCTGACTCGATCAACACTCACGCGCCAGATGTGTACGACGAGACGCGTGCGCTCGCGCAGCAGACGATCTCGACGACACAGGACGAACTCGACTCTCACTCACCGTCTGGCAAGTTTATGAAAGAAGGCCAGAACATCGTACTTGGCTTCGCGCAAGGCATCAGTACGCAATCGTCGCTGTCGATACCTGGCGCAGTGCAAGACATGGTGTCGCTCGTGCGTTCGAGCTTCTCGGGCGCAATGAGCGCTAACGCTGCAGGCCCGTCTGCGGGCGGTGCTGTGTCTGGCTCACTCAACGACTGGATCAACAGCGCTATATCGCAGTCGAATGTTGATCCTAACCACTGGGCTGGCAATCTGCAAGCGCTCATCATGCACGAATCGAGTGGCAATCCGAACGCGCGCAACGACTGGGATGTCAACGCCAAAGCAGGGAACGCGAGCGTCGGCCTAGGGCAGCTTACTGGCACGAATCGCGCTGCGTACACGCCCGCGGGAATGGATCCGATGGACCCAACTGCGCAGGTGATGGCGACTATCAACTACATCAAAGATCGCTACGGCGACATCTCGAACGTGCCGGGTATCAGATCGCTCGCTGCTGGCGGTGCGTACAAGCCATATGCGTCTGGTGGCCTTGTGACAGAACCAAGCTTGATGGTGAGTGCGCGCACTGGTCGAGCGTGGGGCACAATCGCTGAGAGCGGTGCAGAGCGTGTGATCCCGACTGCGCTGTCAGCAGGCGCTGCTGGAACAGCAGTCGTAGGTGGTCAGTTTGCGCCGAGCTTCACCATTGTGCAGCAGCCTGGCGAAGACGGTGCAGAGCTTGCTGGACGCATCAACACTCATCTGCAGAACCTCGTGCCGCAGTACTTGCACCGATTCTCGCAGCATATCGGTGAGTCGCTGTCGAATATGCCGACTGAATCGTTCTCATGACGACAGCCGTACTTTACGCCGCTGACGATCCCACAGAGTCGGTGATACTGCCGTTCGCACCGCAGTTCGCGTCGCACGATGCAGCAGTCAAGCTCACGTGGTCTGTCTCGCAGCGCGGCGGTGTCTCTCGGCCACGTGGTCGTCAAGAGCGCGAATTTACGTTCAAGATGCAGCTACCCAGCAAGCGCGATCAGTCTAAGCCATGGGTTACGAATTGGGTGCCGCCTGCTGAGATCGAGCGGCAACTGCAATCTTGGCATGCACCGATCGCGAAGCAAGGGACGCGACTGCGTTTTGTCGTCAATGGCGACGAGCGTCAGGTCGACGCGACCGTGTACATCTCAACGCTTGATGTGTCACATGAGGGTGTTGGTGACTACAACCTGTCGCTGACGCTGACAGAGTGGCGCGTCTTCTCTGTGCGCTTCGACAACGAAAGCGGTGACGCAGCGCCCGGCGATCCTGACTCAGGTGCTGGTCAGAACCCAATACAGCAAGACCCACCCGCGGGACCAGACACGCCCGATCAGTACGCAGTGCAGGATGGCGACACGCTTTGGGGAATCGCGCAGACAGAGCTTGGCGACGGTAGTCGCTGGCCTGAGATATGGGCACTGAATCAAGGCGCGCAACAGCCTGACGGCTCGACGTTCGATGATCCTGACCTGATCCTGGTCGGGCTTGTACTGCAGCTTCCATCGTCAACACCTGGCGAAGCAGACACGAACGATCCCGGTGGCGACAATCAGGTTCAATGATTGTAGCAGGTGAGTGCCGTTCCTAGGGATATCTCGGCCGATACAGCAGAGGTAATCGTTCAATCGTCTGACGGGCCATACTCTATTCCGTACCTCAGCTTGACATGGGCAGACGACTCACGCGAGCTAGCTATGCGCGTCGCAATGCAGGTGCCTGACCAACCAGACGAGAACTGGGACCCGAATCTTGTCGCTGATGGTCAGCCGTTCGTGTTACTCGCCGGCCCACCGTCGTCACCTATCGAAGTCTGTCGTGGACGCTTCAAGGGACACGGCTTCGGCTTCTCGATAGGAGAGCCGATTACGCCGCGTGGTTACTCTTTGCTGTACGAGATGCTCAACAGCAAAGACGATGTGGTGTATCCCGATCAGACAACTGGCGGTTTCATCATCAGCGACTTGTGTCAGCAGTACGAGGTGCCTATCTCGCGCATCGACGGGCCGCTCGTTGACGTAGGGCCGCTCGTTGGTCGCCGCAAGAGCATCGCTGACGTATTCACTGAGATACTCAAGCGCGCACGCGGCAGTGGTGATGGTTCGTGGGTCATGCGCTGGACGCAGAACGGCTTTGAGGTCGTGCGACCTGGCGGCAATGATACCGTGTACTGGTTCGTCGAAGGCGAGTCGATTCTGGGTGGTAGCGGTGATAGCTCAATCGAGCAACTCATCACCCGCGTCAAGATCGTGCGCCTAGACAAGACAGACTCAGCAACGCTCGAACGCGATCAGTACGGACGATGGATCGCCAATACTCAGAAGTCAGAGCACGCGAGCGAGATCACGACACTGCATGGTCGCGAAGAACTTGGCATTTTGCAAGAAGTCGTGTATGCAAAGAAAGGCTCGACAGACGAGGACGCAATCACACTCGGCAACGCAGTGCTCGACATGTACGGCGCGCCAGTTGTCACCGCAACCATAGTCATTCCACTGCTATCAGACATTCAGCGTGGCGATAAGCACCACGTTACTGGCGGCATGTTTGACGGCTATATGTACGTGCTCGGCTATTCTGCTGACACAAGCACAAAGACGATGCAGTGCGAAGTTGCAAGCGAATGGAAAGACTCGTTTGCGCAGCCTGTGCTCGACATCGATCCTGACAACAGCGACGCTGGTCTGCCGCCACCTGGCACGACGGGCTACACGCCGTCGACAGACATCCCACTGCAGTCACAAGGTTGGACATGCTCAGCAGCGTCGACAGCATGGATGCTGCGCTCTGTGGGTGTGCAAGCGACAGAGCAAGATGTCGTCAGTGCGCTCGGTGACAGCATCAACAGCGACGTTGGCTTGACTGACGGCTCAGGCGCTGGACTGGCCGCAATGCTCAAGACAAAGTACAACCTCAGTGCTCGCAGTGGTGCGGTGACGTTCGACCAGGTCAGAGATATGGCCGGCAAGCTACCGACTGTGATGGGTGGGCATAACTTCAATCACTGGGTAGGCGTGCGCGGTACTGTCGACGACGACACGCTCACACTCGCTAACTCAGGGCCTGGCTGGATGGGCATCAGCGGCACATTGACCCGCGACCAATTTGACAGACTCGGGCCGTTCTATGCAGTTTGGATTGCACAGTGATTGATCCAAAAACAGACTCGTTACTGCGCCGTGCTGCGTCTGTCGCTTCACGCTCGATGCACGAGCGCGTACGTGACTCGCATGTACAGCGCGACCCAGACATCGAGACGGGCAGCATTGACGCTCAGGGCAACCTAACGCCGTCACAGAGCACGCTACCGATCCCGCCAACGATGTGGCTCGTCGCACCGCGCGTGTTGCTCGACAAGCCTGATCTCGGTGAAGGCACAATCGTGCTGTTTGTTTGGGCAGATCAAGAGCGCTCGCGACGCGCGTACATCATCGACGTACTTGAGGATGTCGCACCGACATCTGAGACAGCTACGATCAATGGCGACGGCACGCTGACCACTGCACGTGGCACTGTCGTCGATGCGGCGAACTGGGCGCGTACTCAGTCGACGAGCTTGACTGTCGACGGTGCTGGTGTTGTGATTGTTTGGGCCGATTCGTCTGCACTACGTAAAGCGTACGCCGTGGCTGAACTCTGATGCCTCTGCTTGTCTCTGCAACGTTTCCCATCGTCACGACATCGACTGGCGTTACAACAGCGAAACCTGTCGCGTTTCCGCCCGCGCCGCTGTTCGACTTCGAGCTTGGTGACTTCGTTGTCGATGCTGCAGGTCGACTAGTTATGGCTGATGGTTACACCGCGTGGCAACAATGGTGCCTAAAAACGCTTATGACGCAGATGTCAGCATTCCCCATTTACCCGCGCATGTACGGGATGGATATCTCTGTCATCTTCAAGGGTCTATCCCGCCCAGTCGTCGAGTCTGACATTACGCATCGTGTGCGCTACGCTCTCACCAGAACAGTGCGCACTATCGATGTAATCAACTTCGTCTTCGACTGGTCGCAAACGTACCAGTTGAACTATCAGTGCATGCCAGTTCCAGCAGCAGGCGCGCCGTTTATCTTACCTGGTCAATTCCCACCGAAAGGCGCGATCTGACATGGTTATGGACCCGCAGTCTCCCATGTATATCGATCCGACGCAGACAACGCCGGACGCCATACTCAACAGGCTACTGCTCACGTCACAACTGCTCGGTGGACTCGACAACTCGGTGGGAGCATGGGACTACGACGTGCTGCGGGTGTTCTCGATTGAACTTGCGCAAGCAGCGTTTCTGCCACAGAACCAATTCAAGCGTGTGTTTTCTGATACAGCGACTGGCAGCGATCTCGACAAACAAGCTGAGCAAGTCGGTATCGAGCCACGACTACCGGGTACAAACGCGTCTGGCTTGATTCAGATCACAGGTACTGCTGGCGCAACGATCCCAATTGGCACGCGCGTTGCGACAAACACCGCACCCGCTCGAACTGCGACGACAGACGAAGCCGTGACGATCCCAGTCGGTTCAACAGTCGCGGGCGTGAGCGCGACCGATCAGTCTGTCGGCATAGCAGGAAATCTGCCTGTAGGCGCGTACACGCGCATTCTCGACAACGTAGTGGGTGTGCAGTCGATCACGAACTCAACAGCGTTCACGGGCGGTACAGACCCGGAGGGCAACGCTGCACTGCAAGCTCGCATCAGTCAAGCGAAGAAAGAGCGTGGCGCGTCTGCGAACAGAGCCGAGACGCGCACGACAGCGCTCGGTGTCGCTGGTGTTGGCGGTGTCGAAGTTATGTACGCGAACGGTGGCTCACCGCCTGTACCGCTTGGTGAGATGCGCGTCACGCTTATCGACGCAACGGGTCAGCCTGCTTCACCGACGCTCGTCGAGAGTGTGCGCGATGCACTCAGTGAACCGTGGCGCATTGTCAGCGAAGCAGAAACACTCACGCTGTCAGCGGGCGCTGTCGTCGACGCAACGCAAGTCGGCTCCATCGGCACGTCAGTCGAGCTACCGCCAGCGTCGAGCGCAGAGATTGTGCAGTCGCGCATCGATCTCGTGCTGCCTCAGGGCGGTATCTACGAGCTACTCCCGCGCATGAAACGTGGCTCATCTGTCGGCGCAGGCAATCTCGTGCAGATTGGCGCATGGGACCTGATTGCTGCGGCGTGGTGTAAACAGTCACCACTCAGCACTGTTGACGCTCTGTACACACTCGATCACACAGCTATTCCGACGAGCTTCGACAACGTGTACGTCGGTGACTTTTTCGCGAACCTGCTCGATCAGATCGAGCTACGTATCATCAGGCAGACTGCAGACGCGACGACTGACTTGTGGGTCGATGAGGTGTTTTATCGCTCTGCGATGCAGCGCGCAGATATGGACCAGGCGCTACCTGGTTTCTTTCGTTTGCGCGTACAGCCAGCGGCTAACGTGCCAGTCGACGTACATGTCACGCTCACGTATGTGTCTGGCGCGACACCTGCATCAGTCAACGCAGCGATCAGAACAGCACTCGGCGGCCCGCCTGTCTCGACGAGCGCTGGCGGCTATCTGACATCGATCCCATTCGGCACTGGACTCAATCAAGTCGTGCAAGTTGGTGCGATTGGCGATGCGATCTTCCGAACAACAGGCGTCGCTAGCTACGACTTCTCGACGCTGACAGTCAACGGTGCGCAGGCGAACATCACTATTTTACCAGAGCAACGCGCGACACTGCGCGATCTCGTCATCAATGGTGCATCTGCATGAGTCGACCACGTTCAATCTACTTTGGTCACATGAAACCAGGCATGACTGGTTCATGGGCACGCGTGCTCGCTGATTCACAGAAGACCCCATCACTCGGCTCGCTGACGAGCTTTTGGCCGGCAACGTTCACGTCGATACAGACAGCGCTCAATTTTTTCATAACAAATGGCGCTATCCCGGTACTCGACTGGAACTCATG